AATCAGAATCGCCTGTTCCGGCTTTTTGGAAAACATCTCTTTTGATACATCAGCCGTTACCGTTTCATCACGGCTTACTTGTACTTCTGCCTGATAGGTGGTTGTGTTTTTTGTTATCCTCTCTACATAGCTGATTCCGGAATCAATATTCGTTCTGGTTTCGGTCACAGTCACATCGACAAATCTGTTCATCGAAAGAGGGAATAGGAGTACGACAAGACACATTATCAAATTTGTGGTCGTGCTAATCGCAGTCATAATCTTCTTATCTTTTCCCACTAAGTCCATCAATGGACACATGAGCATCACGGTGAGAAACGAACCAACACAAAAGTAAATAAAAATTGCCAGTTGCAATCCAGCGACAGTACCCATACTACTTTCCCTTTCTTTTTTCAATTTTATTGACAACTGTTTTCAAATTCAAGTAGCAGAATGAAAACACCCACAACAAATAGCAACGATGCCATAGCGATTGCTATATGCCAAGTGTCTTTTTCGCCATCTTCAATTAGTTTCTTCTGAATTGTTGTTGTATTATAATTCTCGTCATCTGTCAGAATCACTTTTTCACTGTCCGAAAAAGTTTTATCCAACTGACATTGAATCAGAATCGCCTGTTCCGGCTTTTTGGAAAACATCTCTTTTGATACATCAGCCGTTACCGTTTCATCACGGCTTATCTGCACTTCTGCCTGATAGGTAGTTTTGTCTTTTGTCACCTTCTCTACATAGCTGATTCCAGAATCAATTTTTGTTCTGGTTTCAGTCACAGTCGTATCGAAAAGTTTATTCATTAAAAGAGGAAACAAGAATGCAATAATAGCTATATTTACCGCAGTCATAATTATCTTAGTGATTATCTTAGTACCCATACTTGTCTTCCTTTCTTAGCAGTTCACCAAATTTTCGTTGATGAACTTCGTGATTTCCGTGTTATCCTGCATACAGGACAAACGCAGTCCAACTGTCGGATTGTTGCGACACTCGCAACTTTTTCCGGCTTTCAAATAGAACCACCAAATTCGTTCTGTTGCTCCCACAGCGTCCTTATAATCATCAACGCTGCAACAGCTGAGTTCATTCATCTGGAGCAGATTGACAGCTCTGTGAAGCACTTCTGTGCCGTTCACCGTTTCTCTCTTGAAAAGGCATCGGTGCAAAACGGTTCTTTTGGACGCTTTGCTGACTACCAGCACCGCATCTTTCCATTCGCCGTTGCTCTTATAAGAGCCTTCATAAACGGCATATGGTGCAGTTTGGGGAATCAATCCGTTTCCCCACAAGACCTCTTTGACCTCATCAGCGTATTTCAGCTGATTCAGCTGAACCTTTCTCTCCAGACGAATCCAGTAATAATTATCAGCCACGTTTCTTCACCTCTGTTTCCACTTCGCACTGTACTTGAAAGCGTACATCATCATTCTTCGGAACTGTCATATCAATACCGCCTTTCAGGAAATGGCGAACGACTGCTGCCGTACTTTTTCAGGGAGTGTGTATGCAAAAGCTTTTGCATAGCCGTCAAACAACTGTATAATTGCAATTGTTTCGCCACATCGGAAGCGAGGGACTTCCTGCTCTCTCCGTCTCCGTGCTGTCAGCATGATTGCTCCTGCTTCGAGGGACAGCTTGCCGTTTTCGCTCATCAGCTCAAATGGAAAGCCATCAATTTTGCACTTCATGCCTACATGAAAATCATACTTTTCGTAATCCTTGACAGGTGTAACCATATCAATCATCAGCTGCGGCATCTGGATAGCTTCCAAAATGTTGATTTCTTTCATGTTTCCTCTCTCCTTTATGCAGTGAACCGACTGTTAATTGTCGTATACTCTCTTATTCCATGCTTCATAAGCGTCCTCTTTTGAAGGATATTGTCTTCTGGGCTGGCTCAACCCACATTGAGTGCAATAAATCCCGTACCAATGTTTATCCAGCTCTGCACCGCCATAGCTCCCCAGAGTATTGTATTTTCCTTGCTTTAATCTTGCTTTACCACCGCAGCAAGGACAGGGCTTAATGACACTTTTGCTCATGCTAACGCCCCCTTATCCCCTTATGTCACGTTCCAGAATTTCGATTCATCATCATTTTCTTTACTGTATTTTTCATCTATATCATCAATGTTATAGATGTCAACTTTGCCCCAAATCATTGTTGTGCAGTCATTCTCGTCAATGATAGCTTCGATATTGATTTTCTTGAACTTTCCCTCTTCGCCTTCTTCACTGATGCAATAGTGGCTTCCGTCCTTGTACTGCACCCACAGCAAATCATCTGTTCGCTGTCCGATTTCATTTGCGTATCTGATACCGTCAATAATATCGGCAACATCATGCAGAGCTTCTTTTCTGCTCTCCCACATCTCAAAAATCTGTCCACTTTTTGTTTCAAGCACTTTCATTTTAATCTCCTTGACTTTCTCTGACAGATTAACCACTGTCGGTCGGCTTACTTTTCTATTCTATATTCAAACCCTTGTTTCTTGTATTTCAAAAACAAGCTGTTAGCTTCGTCCTTTTTTACTTCGTATGTATTCTGAACATACTCAACAAACTTTCCTTCTTCCATTGCCGGATAGCAAAGTGAATGCTTTATTTTTATAGCAAACGGATTTTCTTCCATTGTTATTCTTGTGTAGCCGTCTTTGGTCTTAAAATTTCTCTTCATTTCAACGAACGTCATAACCTTACCTCAAAACCTTCTCCGCAGGATTGCTGCTGTCTTTGTGCTTTCTGTAATTATATTATATCATATCTTACAGTAGATATATTGTGCTTTACTTTTCGCAATCGTAAACCTTTTGTAAACATGAAAAAGTGGAGCAATCGCACCGGACTGTTCCACTCTTTTTTGCTTTATGTGCTTTTATCCTACGCATGATACTGTTGCAAGGCAGCATGAATCGTGCGTATTATCCGAAAAGCTTTTTACCGATTCTCAAAGTGCTTGGTCAGAAGCTCTGATACCAGATTGTCCCACTCTTCTTCGGAGTAGTTCACGCTGTACTTTTCTGCAAAGCCACTGTAAAGCTTGTTCTTGACTGGTTTTTTCGGTTGCTCCAGAACCGGAAGAAAATCCTCGTAACTTGTCACTTCCTGCTCCTGTGTGATGCGTTCCATTGCCTTTGCCATAGTACGATTTACTTTCTTTCCAGTCTGCTGAACAAATTCGTATACAGCGTCCTGCTCGTCCGCAGAGAACCCACAGAAGATTTCTGCGGTATCTGTATGAAGCTTGTCTTCGTCAATCATCTTTTTCAGGTCATCGGTCAAGTCCAGAATCTTGATGTAGCGATACAGTGACTTCTTGGAAATTGCAAACTTGTCTGCAATCTCCTGTGCTGTCATGTCAATATCGTTCCGCATTTCCATGTATCGTGCATAGATTTCTGCATACTCTGTCGGCAGCAGTCTGGAACGCTGGATATTGCACTCTGTAACGTATTTGATTGCCTCATCATCTGAAATTTTTCTCACAACGCATGGTACTGTCAGCATTTCCAGCTCCTTGGCAGCGATGTATCTGTGATGTCCGGAGATAATCTGATACTCTGCTCCGACCTTGCGAACGATAAGCGGTGTTACAATGCCGATGTCAGAGGCAGACAGCTTGATTTGAGATACCTTTTCCTCAGAGATTTTGAAAGGCTGTGTTCGCCCTCTCTGGTCTGCAAACGGTACAATATGATTTAGTTCAATATACTGCACTGTTTCTTTGTCTTTACCCCATACGTTGGCATATGCCTGCTCCAGAGCTTCCGGAACAGGCGTTTCAATCTCCTGTTCCTTTCTTGCCTGCTTCATTGCATTCAAATTGATTTTACCCATGTTTCGTCTCTCCTTTTCTCTGTGCTTACTCTTCGATGCGATTCAGAATCTCTTCTGATACTCTGGTGAAAGCAATGCCCATACTGCTGTTCTTGTCATCGACACAGCACTTCTGATTCAGAACTGCCGTTTCACTCTGAGCAGGGCAGAACGGAATCACCGTGTCAAAGGTCAGCTTTTCATATTCTTCACGCACACTGTCCACGATAGAAGAACTTACATTGGTACGGTTGAACTTGTTCAGCAGGATTCCCAGCACACGCAGATTCTTGTTGGTGCTGTTGTTGATAGATGTCACCTTGTTCAGCATCTTTTCCAGTCCGTCAAAACTAAACACGCCGCATTCTACCGGAATCACGATATAATCGCTGGCGTTCATTGCATTGGAAACGAGCAGGTCAAGCAGTGTTCGGCAGTCAAACAGAATGTAGTCATACTGAGCGTACACATCATTCTGCACAGCACGTTTCAGCACATAGTTGCTGTCGCTGTCATTCGCCATGAAAGTAGTGATGCCTGTCAGCATCGGGGAAGACGGCACATAGTCAACGCCACTCTCACTGTGTCGAACAGTGTCTGCATAATCCGTTTCCATGCCTGCGGACAGATTGTAGATTACTTCGGAAATGGTGTACTTACCGTCCTTGATATAACCCAAAGCACGGCTCGCATTGCCCTGCTGGTCAAGGTCGATTACCAGAACCTTTTTACCTTTCTTTGCAAGTCCTCTTGCAATGTTCAGAGTTGCAGTTGTCTTACCTGCTCCACCTTTTTCAGAGCATACAGAAATGATTTTTGCCATAGTTTTTCTCTCCTTTTGATAGTGTGTCAATTTGACACATTTGCATTTATTCTGTTGGTTATTCGTTATATTTGAGCGTAAAAAAATCACGCTACAGTCAGTAAAAGGCGGTTCTCAATGGGCGATGCCAGATAGTAGTCTGACTTTGCCATCACTTCATTATACGCCTTTTCGCCTTGGAAGCTGTCAATAACAGTCTTTTCTTCTGCGGTCATGTCCTTGTAAGACTTCTTACCGTAGGACGGTGGCAACCAACCACGGTTCTGTGCAGCATAGATGTTGAATCGGTCAATCAGTTCCGGACAGGTGAATGTGATATGCACCGTCCCTTTCTTGTAGAATGTCACCTGAAAGAATTTGCAGGCAATGTTCTTTGTGATGCCCTGTTCAAAGCTCTTTCTCAGTTCGTTTTCCAGATTGACTTCCGCAGTCATATCACCATCGAAAAAGTTCAGGATTCTTTCGATGTCTGCCAGCGTGTTGTATGCTTCGTAAGTACGAGGTTTTCCACTCCAGCTGTCAAAGATGCCATAGCAAGGAAGAATGACTTTCTTTCCGATTTTCCATGCCTTATTCGTTTTCCAGCCGTCATACAGATGGCGGTTCTTCTGGCATTCCGGATAATATGCGTGTTCCTCAGTCAGACGGTCATACATCTGTCCGATTTCTTCTTCAATCCCCACCTTGATTTTTGTGTTCATCTCCGCAAGCAAAGTGCGAATGTTAAACTCTGAAAAATCGTAGTTCGCATAGCTGGAAGTCTGTTCTCTGTACTGCTGTTGTAGTGTGCTTGTCAGCTTGCCGACAAACTTCTTGTTGGAAAGCAAAGCCTTCCAGTATTTCAGACGAACACTTTTGACATATTTGTTTACCGTCAAATCGTGGTCTCTTTCATCTTTCAGCTGAATCAAAGGCTTACTGTATTTCAGTTCGTTTTCATCAAAAGAACTCTCCAGATACGGTTTCATTCCTTTGTACAAGTGAATCAGCTCCAGACCAGATTTCATTTCAACCTTGTATCTGTTGACAATTGCCTGAATGAAGTCGGCAACTTCAATTTCTTTGCTCTCGTCCGGAACAAATTCTTCATAATGCTCCGTCTGAGCCATGCGGTCAAAAATATCCTGCTCTGTTTCTTTTTCGGGAACAGCCACCTTGATAAGAGCTACCTCAACAGCTGTTTTCTTTTCTGCATTGGCAAACTCCTGCTCCAGATACTCAATGGACGCATCGTATTCACTCAACAGGCGAACCAATTCTTTTCTGGTTGCTGTATACGGATTCCGGATAGTTTCTGCATTGAGCAGGCAGATAACAGAACCACCATGCGTTCTTTGCATCTCCAGAGCTTTCAAAAGGTGTTTATCACCATTGGAGAACGGTGGGTTCATCACGATAAGATTGTACTGCTTGAACGGCTCATAAGTGAGGAAATCATCTCCCACAATGTGAATCCCATCGGCAAAGAATGTCTTCTTTTCTTTTTCAATGGCATTCAGCTGTGCTTCAAGCTCTTCCGGAATCGCAGTATATCCAGTATCTCTGTTATACTGTTTCCACTTCCCAAAGCGGTTTTCTGCATTAGGGCAACCGCTGTTCTTGATAGTCTCACCCTGCTGACGGTTCAGGCTGTCTTTTCTTTCCTCGGAGAAATTATACCGAAGCACCTGTCGCAGACTGGCATCTGCTTCGATGCAATCAATATCCATGTCATGTCTGACGCTCTCGGTTGCCAAAGCAACTTCCCGAAGAATATCGCCCTTTCCGGCAGACGGTTCAAGGACAGTCTGTACCATGTTCCAGTCAATTCCTGCCAGCATACGCTTTACCAGCGTAGCAGGCGTTGGATAAAATTCATCGTTGTCTATGGTCTGAATCAATCTCATGGCAATATCTCCTTATTTCTTGTTTGTGTATTCGTGTATCAGCTTCTCAATTGCAGTGTAAAGTGTTTTCAGGTCATCATCAGTCATTCCGACTGTTTCAATGCCGTCATCGGTGTATTTGTTCTTGCATACCATAACGTGTCCAACCAACGGCTGACCATGTTCCATGAAACCGTACAGCAAAGATGCAATTCCATTTACTTTGCCACCATTGAAAATGCCCTCGTCATCACACACCAGACAGAAGTCTTTCAGCTTCAATTCTACCAAACCGTGTGCTTCGACAATATCAATCGTGTCGCAGTCCAAATTCTGATAGTAGAAGTCCAGTCCTGCTTCCTTGTCGAACGGCATTTCTACGCCAACCGTTCCGTTTTCTGTCGCTTTCAAAACCAATACCTTATCCATATTCAAACCTCACTTTATGTGTTTGTCATCTGTACCTTACATATATTATTATAGCACAGTAGTGTACAAATGTCAAGCATATACAGCAATTTAATCTGCAAAATATCCGTTATGTAAGTACCGGATTTTTTGTGCAGAATAACAAAAGCACCGCAGTCATTGATTGATAACCACAGTGCCTCTTGTTTTACTATTTTTCTATATCATCGTTTTCGATTGCATTGCCTTTTGTTTCTATGAAATGTTCTTTCGCCACGGCTAAAACTGGCATTAGATATTGTTCCAATTTCATTTCCATAGTCTCAAGATAAAAATGTCCTCTTTCTTTAGAACACACAGCAATACCATTTTGCTTTTCAGGAATACCTTGAACGAAGTCAAAAATTTCTCCCATTTTTTCATCAATGACAGGAATTATTTTTGCAGCCACCTCATAAAATGTTTCGTCTTTAATTTGAATGATGTCTTTTCCGTGTATTTGATGTCCATTGTTTCGATAAATAGATACCGAACTAGCGACACTTTGTTGCAACTTGAAATCATCATTTAAGCATTCTATAATTTTGCAATCTGGAGTTTTATTTGAAAATGAAGCACCGTTATCAAATACTGGAGCAAGGCGATATTCCCCATTTTCATATAAAACGCCCCAATTCCCGTTGTTTCTGTCATTGTTGTTAATCAGCATATCGACAATGAATTGTTCCCAGAAGCGTATTTGAATATCCGGAATTTCTTTCAGAATAGGATTGTATTTCAAATGCACCATCATATCTTCTAAATCAATGCAGTGAGAAGAAGAAGTAGAAGAAAAAGTCTCTTCTAATTTTTCAGACAGCTCTTTGTTATATATATTTTTCAAAGTCCTTATTTCTCGAAGAGAACCTTCGCTTTTGCAAAAGTCTTTGCAGGCAACAACCAGCTTGTCGTTTCTGATTCCCAAAACCGTGTCATGCGTTTCAATGCCGAGAATTTGATAGATGTTGCTTCCTATATACTCAGAAAGGGGTGCAGTTGTATATGAATCCAACGTCCCCCTCATACCCTTAGTGCTTTTAGGATACTTCACAATCCAATATTCTCCGTTTATAGTGATTCCTTCTTTGTCTCCTGCTTTTCCACCATACGTTCCATTTCTTTCGTTTGGTATATATGGATTTAAGTCCTGAATTACTGTTTTTTTCATAAAATCAATCCTTTCATATTCAATCAGTTTGTGGATAATATTTACTGCAAAGCAAATCCCATTCCTTAAAAGAAATTACATCTGGTACAAGCAGTTTCGATTGAATTTCTATGTTATCACAAATCTCATAAAATGCCATATCCATATCGTTTTTTTCGGCTTCTTCTGCCTCAACGATGAGTTCTTTTACTGAATCACTCAATTTATCATAAAATGTGGAAATGTCGATTTCTTTATCAATCCAATTGTTTTCTTTTTTCATAGTTTCAACCTCCGCAAGCTTTGTTTGAGTACAAAAGTTCTTACATTATTATATCATAGCATGTTGATTTTTGAAAGTAATTCAAGAGCCGACTTCAATGATACCCTGTTCAAACATTGCCTTGAACATTGCTTCAAATATCACAACTGGAATGGAATTGCCTGCCTGATGATATAGGGTTCTGTTCATCTTCTCACGCTCAACCTGACAGGTTGATTCTGCTGCATAGAAATCGTCATCTGAATAGCCCTGTAACCGCCAACACTCCAGTTCTGTCAGGTATCTGTATTTTCCACCGCCAAGGTCAATGACCTGTGCTGGGGTTCTGTCCTGTCTTGTGGTGATAGTGTTTGCATATTCATCAATGACAGTTGCTCGCCTGATTCCTTTTTTACCAATGGCATTGTATACACTTGGTTGTGTAACCATATAGCAATCAGGAACATCACCACTTTCAAGGAATGTTTTGATGTTCACCATTGGTTTAGTCTGCATCAGGTCAAAATTGAATTGTTCATCGCCAAGCACTGACACAGTAAAAACCCTTCCCCTTGCCTGTGGCAGTCCGTAATTCCTTGCATCTAGTATTTTGTGATTGTTGGTATATCCCAACTTCTCCATATAGGAAAGGTATCGGTTGAAGTTATGAACCATGTGTTTTGACAGAACATTCTTCACGTTTTCCCAAATCACAACCTTTGGTTTCCATTCGCCCATCTGTTCAATAATATGAACCGTTTCCCACATCAAGCTCGACCTTGTTCCTGAACCTTCATTTGCACCTTTCCCTTTGTTGATTCTTCCACCTTCTGCGGTTGCCTTGCCCTGATGTCCGGCAATGGAAAAGTCCTGACAAGGTGAACCATGAACTAAAATGTCAGGTTTCAAATTCCAACCCACAACCGTCTGCGGTGAATATTCATGTTCAGCAGCAAACATTGCATTGTATGACCTGACTGCTTTTTCATCTATTTCCACATAATCAATGGACTTTACAGGAACACCAATGTTCCGCAACGCACACCTCGGTGAACCTATGCCACCAAACAATTCAAGAAGTTGTATTTTTTCCATTTCCATCACCACCTTGCATATTTTACGACCAGAGCAGGTCACAATTTGTGTCGATACACTCTTTTATCAGTTCCACAAAGTCTTGAAAACCAAGTTCCTGCCTTATCAGGTTTCCGAAGCTGTCTTTCACAATCCGAAACCCATAGGCGATGTTATTGTCATAGTTGTGTATTCGCTCATACAATGCCATACAAGCACTTCTGGAGATATTCCCAGCACAATCTGACTGGAACAGGAAGTCTTTTACACCTGATGGCATTTCGCTGGCTTGCAGGATTCTGTCCATGTCTGTGTCCCACTTCTCCAGAGCCTGTTTACGGTCATCTCCATACGGAATCTCCATGATTTTCATGTACTGCTGCCAAACATTCTTGTCGAACAGTTCAGCTACTTTTGCTCTGAGAAAAAAGAAATTGCCATAGCCGATTTTCATTTCAGATTTCGTCTTTCTGCATTCCAATGTAATTGACATCGTTATCTCTCCGTTCCCTGTAAAAAACAAAGGACGTGGTGCTTTTCGCATACGTCCTCGGAAACTCCTTCTACTCATGGCAGACGAGCGATATATTTCAGCGGACTTCCGCTGACCTTATCATTATAGCAAATCTTACAGCAGATATATTGCTGTTTGTTTTGCGGACTTGTAAATGTTTTATAAAGTCTGCATTCGTCACTGAATTTTCCGGATTTCCTTCACATAAGTGTTGGTGAGGCTCTGCACCTTTTCAGAAAACTCTGCTGCTACACGGCAACTTTCACTGATGCTGTCATCGTCAGCATCTACCAGTACATTCATTGCGATGTCAACACACTTACGCAGCTCTGTAAGCCGTGTTCTCTTTACCCAGTCAAATATCACAGCCTTATCCATTCCAGCTTCTGAGAGCAGGCTCAGAAGAGGCGTATTAGGCTTGCTGACTGTGATACCTGTAATCTGCAATCCTTTTCCTGTACTGTTTGCCTGCTTCTTCGGAACATCGCACACTGTCGTTTCTGCGGTAATATAGCACAGCACAACTTCTGGAGCATCACTTCGGAACACTTTGACTGTTTTGGAACGGTCGTACCCCAACTTCTTTTCCTTTACATCAAGGATAGACACCTGAATGTGATTCCGGATTCCCATGCAATAGAACATATCACCCAGAATGGATTCCAGTTCGTGTGCAATCGAATGATATTTCACACTCTTACACTGCTCTGTGAGGAAATAGGCTGTTCCAATCAATCCGATTTCATCTGCAATGTTTTCTATCGTTGTTTCTGACAGCATCTTCTTTGCTGTTTCGTAATCTCTGATGCTTGTCCACTTATCAAACAGAGAAGAACCTTTGCCTCTGCACGAATAGCCCAGTTGATTTATCAGCTTTTGATTGCATTCCATGCTTTTTACAAATTCTCTCATTTCACACCATACCTTTTCGATAGATTCTATCAATATCATATCATATCTTACAGCAGATATAATCTGTTTTATATGGGCATACTGTAAATTTTTCTGGACAACAACTTCAAAAATGCTTGCATATAAAAACTACTTAGCCCACTTATGCAGGCTGAGTAGTGATTCTTTTATTCAATTATTATATGGCAACTTCTCTTTTAGGAGATACTATACTTTCCCGATTCCTGAATTTTTCTGAAAGCTTTCTTAGCTTCTTCTACAGTTTCATATCTCTTAGAGAATAATGTTTTTCCACGTTTTGAAACCACAATCATTATCATTTTACTGGCTTCATAAATTTCCACTGTTACGTTTTCATTATCAGCGACTTTGGGCGTTTTCTTAGTCCTTGCCTTCATTTTAATTTCCTTTCTGGTTATGCAGGAATGGTGTCCGCATGAGGATTGCTGTGACATTCCCATTGATGCCTGCATTTCTTGTTTTCCTTCCAGTTGTTTTCTGACTTATAAAACTTCGGGTCAAGCTGATATGTACAGAAAAATCCAGCGGAATACTTTGCTCTGAGCATTCCTTTGGAATCCAGTATCAGTTTATTCCGGATTCCTTTGTGCCAGTGATAATTCCAGCCTTTTTTGTGTCGCTTGCCTTGCTTTTTCTTACGGCAGTATCTCAGACGTTCTTCCGCAAAGCATACTGCATGAGCGAGAATTGCTTCGTGGTAGTTTCGCAGGTCAAGCACTCGGAGATTTTCTCTCTCAAAACTGCACAATTGCTTCTTTCTCACGAAGTAAACAGCATCATCGTTGTCTGAATCCGGATATGCCGGAGAATACAAACCAAGGTCAGCCCCTGACATATTCTGTTCTGCTTCCATGCGTTTTAATCGCATATCATAGTCATTTGCGGTAAGATGTGTTCCGTAGTGTCCTCGGAGATAACGTGACATATTCCGGATAAACTCCTGCTCTGTTTCGCCATAAACAATGCTGTTTCTCTCCAGCAATGTTCCAACTTTATCAAAGGTCAAGCTACACCAGTAATATGCCATATTTCCACACTCCTTTATGTCAGGCTTGCTGCATAAGCAAAACACAGCTGTTGATTCTTAAAGATATGCTCGTATGGCACATCGACAATATTGTCCTTTTCGTCATGCACCACAAATGTTGCGGATTCCTTGCCTGTCTGGATTTTGAGAATTGCCCCAATCAGGCAGCTTGGCAAGCTGGGACAACACCCTTTCTTGTAGTAATATACTCTGTCACCAACAGAGAATCCCTTATACGTTGTCTTCTCTTCGCTCATGTCCTTTCTCCTTTACGATTCGATGAACTGCTTGATGTCCTGTTCCAGCTTTTCAATGTCATCTTCATCGCCGCATACTCGCATCTCCACAGGTTCAGAGATGTTCAGGGAGAAAATGCCCATGATAGACTTTGCATCGACCACGAATCTGCCGGAACGCAGTTCGGTATCTGCGTTGTGAGCCGATACCAGACGAACAAATTCCTTTACCTTACTGATTGTGTCAATGCGAACTGTGAACTTCTTTTCATTCATGATAATCACTCCTAGTTCAATTTATATCCAGCCGGATAATCCAGCATGAATTACTTATCTTCTTTTTGCTTTAACTGCTTGATGTCCTTTTTCAACACATAACTTGTGATTTCAAAAGAAACACACTGTATGATTCCTAATGCAATCAAGATGTAAAGCAACATACCAGTTTCACCCACTGCTATGATACCGAGAACGATAAACGCTAACAGCATCAGATGTGTGGTTTCGACAAGAGAAAGCTTTTTTGTCAGCTCGTTTTCTCTTTCTTGCCTTTCTTCTTCGCTCACATAAGCTCCTTTACATGACGGTTGCATCTGCAATGGCACTTTTGATGCCTCTGCTGATAGCGGAACGAAAACGATTTTCTTTCAGTCCTTCCACTGCATATGTGTTTTTTTCTACATCACGAATGGTGCAGAGGGCTTCCATGTCATAGCTGACTTGTACTGTCCCCATGAGATTCCTCTCAATCTGAAAGTAGTCCAAATTGCTGGCGACAGGAACGCCATCTCTGTAGAAGCAACGGACTGCATTATACAAATCTTCCTGCTCCACTTCTTCATATGCACTCTTAGAAAGTGTTTCCAGCGTACTTCCGACCTCTCGCATACACACGATGTCAAGGCACTCCAAAAGAGCAACTCGTTCAGGGAAAGATAACTTGATTTCAAAGGTTTCCGGTTTCTTTCCATACGCCCGAACTGTCATGCGAACATCTCCCATGTGATTTACTGCAACACCCACTCTCAGGTTTTGCAGGCAGCCAAGATTCAGGAGAATGTATGCCTTGTCGTACTTGTCGTAAACTCCAGCCTTGATAGCAAGTGCTGTCAGTTTCTTCGCATCAGAAAAAACAGAAAAATCTACCAATACAGGTGAGTTTCCGATTCTCAGGTCATCTGTTACCCTATCGTGCATCTGCACTACCATCGGCTTCGAGAACTCGTATTGATTCCAGTTGATTTCATGCTCCGGTTTCATGCCAAAGCTCCTTTCTTTCCCCATACTTTCTTAGCAACAGCCATATCCAAGATATGCTGTGTCAGATATGCGTGAAGCGTTCCTGCTTCTCCCATGGCGATGCAGTATTCTGTCAATTCTTCCACAGAATATGCTTTCATTGTCTTGCATAGATTTCTGTACACGTTATTGTGTTCTCCATCTACAACGGTTTCCTCTACAACGGTTTCCACAACTTCCCGAATTTCTTCCACTCTGCTCATGCAATATGCTCCTTTGCCTGTTTCGGCAGGTCTGCTTCCGCTTTTTCAAAAGCTTTCAGCATGATGCCTTTGACTTCTTCCATGATGTCCACATATCCGACCGGAATCAGTGTGGTACACAGCTTCTTTATTTCTTCTCGGATAATCGTAGGTCTGCCACTGTCCAGAACCAACAACTTCATGGTGTCGTTCTTGTGGTTTTTGTACCTTCCCATGAAAATACTCATGCGAAAGGGGTCGCTTGCCAAAGCTTCTGTATTCAACAGAACCGTGCCTTTTTTCATTGTTCTCACCTCACCACATCATTTCCAGCACTCTGATTGACTTGCCCCGAAGCTGTTCTTCGGTGTATTGGTTATGGTTAAGTCCCTTCGCCAGAATGTCTTGAATCAAAGATTCTTTATACGCTCTTGTTCGCTCTTTCTCCAGCCGAATCTTCTCGGCTTCTTCCCTGTGTCTCTTTTCCATGTGTGCGAAATAGATTTCTTTTTCCTGCGGTGTCATTCCGGCAGTCACTTCATTCAGTCCCATGCACCTTTTCTCCTTTGCTTTTCAGTCAATATGCACGTTAAACTTTCCAATCGTTGTCCATCTTCCGTTGCGATATTCTTGAAGAATATCCAGCCCGAAGACCTCTTTACCAACGACCTTCTTAATCAGCTCTTCTTTTGAATCGCTGTAAACGCTGTTTGCAATCTGACCGCAAGCTCTAAATCTCTTTGTCATCGTAATGCTCTCGTTTCTTCCAATAACTGAATCGTGATTAACTTTCATTTTCAATTACCTCTCGTCATTCGTTAAAAAACCTGTTGCATCACTTAGCCAATGACTACACCGAGAATTTCAGCAGCATGATAGATGACTTCCTCAAAAGTATTTGCATCAGCATTTTCCCAGTCGCTTTCAAGTCCTGCACGTTTGCACAGTTCTTTGCAGGCTTCCAGTTCCCAATAGTTAAGGCGATTGATTTCTTCAACCAACGCTTCCAGCGACCATGCACTGTATTCTGTATGCCATACTGTGTTCTTTGCCATGATACTTACCATTCCTTTCGGTCGTTCGTATGTGTTCCTTACATTAACTATTATAGCACAGTAGTGTACAAATGTCAAGCATATTTCAATGTTTACTCTGTAGAATATCCGTTATGCAAGTATCACAATGTTTGTGCAAAACGACAGCAATTCATTCTGTTGTCGTTGACTTGACTGGTTCTGAATGCTTCGTGATTTGATTTGTCTTCTTGTCGAGAAGAATCGTATTCTTGTTCAATTGCAAAATCGAAGCAGCATCATCTGCGACATCAAACGTCTGCAATGTTTCCCATGTGAGGTTATAGTAAGTGCATTGGAATGCGTTGTCCGTTTCTGTATATTCCCGATACAGAACTGGTTCATCATCAAGGCTGAACTCTAAGTCAAAGCAGGACTGAACGCTCTCCAGCGTAGGCGTTCCTGCAAAATATTGTGTCAGAGAGCAGTCGCTTTCCAGCATGACTGTATGTTTCGGATAGATAACACGATATGCCCTGTAGGTGTCGTTGCCTACCAGACTGTCGTTGTCATAATATTCATTATGGCTGGTAAACCGAACGCTGTATTCCAGATAATCGTCTGTTTCACCGCAGAAGATATACTCTGCATCAGCACTGCTTACAGCAATTTCTTCATTACGTTGCTTTGCAAAGTCTTTCAGTTCTTCCGCAGAAATAGCCTTCTTGACGTTTGTTTCCTCGTTAAACCAAACAGGAGCGTAGAGAAACTTCTCTTCGGTATCAGTTCCTGCACCGTACCATTCCGTCTGAAACAAGTCCGGCTGACAGGCAAGGTCGTGAACAAAGTCTGCGGTTTTGAAATCGTGATTTGCAATGGAACGGAGCTTTTCATCTGATATTGATTCCACATCATTTCCAGAGTTGAAATTGATGTCAATATCCGGAGAAACAGATGTCATGGAATCTTCGGATTCCGCAGATTCTGAAACACTGCTGGCAGCAGGTTGATTCTTGTTTTCTAAAATCTTATCTCTGGCAAAACAAACGATGCAGGTGACTGTCAGCATCGCTGTCACGAGAAGAACCGTTTCTTTATTCATTTCACTTCCCCTTTCTGTTCTGTTTCAATTTTATGTATTACCGCTGGCATTTCTTCTGTTCTTACGCCAACAAAGCACTCGCTCAGCCACTTTGCTCTTCTTACTTTGTTCTCTCCGCTGCCATACCAGAAGTGCGACCAGTGAGCCTTTCTGCAATGCGGTCTGACTTTGCCGTGTCTGGAGTGCTGTGTTCCAGACGTTTCCTTTGGCTCGGTACTTTCTTGCTCTTTTTTCCAAGCACGAAAAGCTGCACCAAACCGAACGCCAACGTCCCATTTCTGAATTTCAGAATATTTGTTTTTCGGCTCAGTATGCGGAGCAGGCTTGCGATACGTTTTCTTCGTCTGAGGATTTTCTTCGATGTCCGGCTGAACAGAAGACAGGTAATTGAGAATCTGCACAACCATTGTCATCAGACCTCGGATATTTGATGTGATTTTCTTTTCTTCTCCGTTGGACAGATAGATTTCCTCTTTGGTATCTGATAAATTGCAAAAGCCCAGCTGGTCTGATACGTTACCAAGTTCAAACATATCTTTGATGAACATATCCTGATTCACTCGGTAAATGCGAATCACAACCTTTTCTTTTCCGTCCTCAAAGAGATTGTGAACATAGACAAAGATGCCCTGACAGGAAAACATCTCACAGTATTCCGGACAGTCTTCAATGTCCAGATAAAACAGCTGATACGGCAGGAACTTCCAAGAATCTTTTTCATAGAACACTTCTTCTGTATTCAGAAGCTCATGGACAAAATCGTTGTCCAGTCGGAAGACTTGCTTGTTCCTGCTCCATTTCTTTATGACTGCCATAGATTCCAGTGCATCAAACAGCTCACTGTTTGACAGACCTTTCAGGAACGCATTGGCTTTTGCATTTGGTTTCAAGAAAGAGAAGATGCCGCTTTTTCGTTTTTGCAACTCCTGTTGTGAATCCGTACTCGGTGCAGTCAGAATATCCATGATTGCTTCGGCAGACACGCTGTTTCTGATGCTCATTTGATACGCAGAGTTCATTCTGTCACACCATGACAATGGCGTGTAAATGTCCTGCTCCTTCCGCTTTACTTTCATCGCAGGCACTCCTTTTCTCTTCTTGCAGCACGATAGCTCAGACTGTTGTCTATCCGGTTAAATCCGTACATTGAAAGCAAATACAACACTGCGATATAGACACCTGTAATTCCGCATACTGTCCACGCTACCGCCCATGCAATTCGATTGCTTTTGTCAAAAAAGACCGCAATTATGGCTACTGTCAGTATCATCAAGATGAGTAGCACACTTCCTGCTGCCAGCAATCGGATTGCCAGATTGTTTTCTTTTGCTTTTTCTCCCTCGTGATACAGCCGAAATTCTCCAGCCTGACAACGAATGAGGTCATCTGTTTCTTCCGAAGCCAGAACGAAAGAAACATACTTTGTGACAAGTCGGCTGACATCATATTCTTTCAGCTTTCTTGTGCTTGTGCTTGCCTGAATATCGCAAATACGAAATTTTGAACCAGCAGAATAGATGCCTTTGTCACCGCTTACAGTTCTGGTGTTGTACACAACATCACCCACTTCATAAACCACTTCTTTTTTCCATTGTTCATCGCTTACATACTCTGTCAACATACGCTATCACCTCTTATTTTGCTCTGCTCAACACTTTCAGCATTGCATCACTGAGCAGATGATGCTGCTTTGCGTACAAAATCACCTTATTTTCTGGAAAGAGTTCTCCCATTTTCTTCAATGTCAGTCTTCTGGTAATGGTATACTTTATCACAAGCTTCCAGCACAGCTCTGGCTCTTTTCTCTCCTTGTACAGATATTCGTATCTCTCCGAAGAACCTGCATAGTGGTCAAACAGATAGATACGCCGTCCGGCTTCTGCACTTTCCCTTAGTTCAGAAAAGCAGAGCAGATTATTTTCCATATCTGTATGCTTCGTGCCTTTGAGAAACTTCCACAGACTGTCAAAGCCTTCTCCCCGATAGACACCCATATCCAGATGCTTCTGCACTTCCGGATTGACAATATCCAACAGAACGAGTTCCGGTTCAGCTGTTGTGAATCGTTTTTTTCGTCCGTATTCCATGTCGAACTTATTCTTTGCAACATAGAAATTGCAAGTCTTCAAATAAATCTCCAGCATATCTTACCTCTCAAAAAATCAACTGGAAAATGCGAAGCAGTCCTGCTCCGAGAACCATGCCCCACATTGTAAAAACTGCATATGTAACTGCATTCATTTCACGATTTCCTCTCCATTCTGCAATTTTTTCGCAAGTGTCAGCAGGCACTCTGTCATAGTAGATTTTGAAATCACAGTGGACTGCCACATATTGTTTTGGCAAATTTCCACGTTATAAAAAAACTTGTTGCTTACTTTACTTGTGATAATAGATACTCTGTAACGATTTTTCTGCAAATAGAACGGTTCGTTCACTCGCAGGGCAATGATGCCGAAATCTGTTACCACTCTGATGCTGTCACAGGTATCTGTTCCTGCAACGGCGTGAACACTGTTCAAAGCCTGCTCTCTGCGATTCAAATACAGTTCCTTCCCCAAAGGCGTTCCGCAGTTCGGACAGTAAGAAAACTGCATATCTATCTGGTGTACATCATCTGGGTCAAGCTCCACAGTTACCCAGTCTTCTATGCGGATATTGCATACTTCACACTGAAACTTATTCTTCATCGGTATTTCCTTTCTGAACCATTACATTACCGTTCTCGTCCAACCGTGGCGTGATACCACCTCTTCTGTCGCTTTCAAATATCAAATACTGCACTCCGGTATCTTTGTCAGTATAAACCATCACTTTTCCATTACTGCTGTCCTTGTATTCTTCCATTTGAGAAGATTGCTCTGCATCTCTCTGTTTAATCTGAGAAGAAGTGCAGGCTGCAAATGTGCCAGCAATCAATGCACTGGCAAACGATGCTGCCAAGCAAGCTTTTGCCAATCGCACCGCAAATTCCCAAGTCATATTATCATCTCCTGTTACCATTCTTCATACACGTCTATTGCTTCCTGAAACCGCAAACGGACAAGCTTCACACTGAAAAATCTTCTTTGAGTTCATGTCATTTACCTTTCTGTCCATCTATCAGCTGCCACATATACACCAAAAAGTATATGTGCTGCTGCCATAACCGCAGCTGTTACAGTGAATGCAATGGACTTCTCAATTCCACCAGCAGTCATGCTACATTCAGTAGCAATTATTCCAATTCCGTAAGTAGAAAATGTGATTCCTGTAATAAAGAACACCACATCTAACACTTTGTTCCAGCTTTTGAAGAACGTATACACCAAGACGAACATAGTGTAAATCAGCAACATCGTATAGGGCGAGCCTACTGAAAACATCTGCAAAGCTTCTCTCATTGATTACATCTCACTTTCTGCTTGCCGTTGTTACATATAACACAGCGGAATTGGTGTTGCTGTATCACAGCCGGAGCAGGCAAGCAAGAATGCTCCAGCAATCATCGCCAGAATTGTCATTTTCAACACTTTTCTTAACATTTCAACACCTCGGTTCGCTTTCTTTCGTTTCTTTCGCTTTCTTTCTCTTTCTACGAGCTTTCCTGATACGATTCACGACAGTCCAGAAAGAAATCCACAGTATCGGAGAGATGATTATTGCTATTATCTCTACGAAAAACTCCAGTGGGGAATATTTTTCTTCAACAAATTGCATGATAAAAAGTATCATCAGATTGATGAACAGCCACAATAAGACAAAAAATGCAATCGTCATAGCTCCACCTCATGCACTTATCGAAACACTGCGAAAACAGCTCTGAAAAGATGTCCTCTTGTCAAATGGTAAAATACCCAGAATAACTTTTTCATGCTTCTCCCTCACATTTCAGCTGATAGCGAACATCTTCAATCACCCTGTCAATTTCATTTGTGCCGACAGCTCGCAGAACTGTATGCCACTCGTCATCGCCAAGAGGTTTCAGTGTTGACATCTTCAAGGAACGCTCTTTCAGCTGTTCCTGAACCATCGTCAGCACCTGCTCCGCAAGGTTCAGAGCTTCCGGAGAAACATCTCTCGGAACGATAAGTTCTCTTTTGAACGGAACATTCTTCATGCCCATCATTGTTCGCCCACAATTTGCACAAGGTTCAAGACTGTATGCAAAGAAAGTGTGTTCATGTCCGCAGACACTGCAACGGCACAATACTCCGGTACAATTGCCATGATTGCCGTTACTCTTACCTACCCAATATGCACCTGTTTCAATCACGGATTTTCATTCCTTTCATTCCTTATCTTTTAGCCTGTCAGCGGACTTGTGACCGCTTGTCAGTCGCATTACTTGCAACCGACATTTGTGTCGGTCGCAATCACTCTGCGTTGCAGGTTACTTTCCCAGAGTAGAAACAACATCATGCAGGCTATCCGAAACCTTTGCAATCAGTTCCTTTGTTTCTGTTGTCATCGGAATGTCCGGTTCGCAATACTCATAGAAGGAGCATTTCGTTCCATAGCTGGCACAATAGTCGATATAGTGCTGTGCCATTCTTACAACATTCTTTCTTGCTTCCTGATATGTTTCACTCATAGCCATTCCCTCACTTACGATATTCTTTTAATTCTCTTGCTTTCCATGTTACACCAGTGCGTTCTTTTCTCTTAATCAGCACATTCAGAAGGCTTCTGATTGCATCACTTTCTGTGTTGCCAAGAACCACAGCCGTTGCACCGCTTTTTTCCGGAATGCTGATGGTTTCATCGTAAGCTGCACAAGCATACACAGCATTTTCTGTTCTTCCACTGTTAAAAGTCAGGTCGATTGCAAAAATTTTCATTGTCAACACCATACCTTTCACGTTTCTGTGTGTTCCTTACATTATCTATTATAGCACAGTAGTGTACAAATGTCAAGTATATACGCATATTTACTCTGCCAAGCATTCGTTATGTAAGTACCAGAAAATTTGTGCATTATGACAATTCAAATGGTGATTAAGTAAATCACAATTTGAAAATATCGTCCTGTGTCTGTGGTTCTTTTCCCTGCATTCTGTCCCACAAGTTTATAGTATCATCAAGGTCAAAATAGCCCCTTGCAATGCCGACACACTCGCTGTCAGACAGCTTGTATTTGTTTTTGAAGGCTCTGCAAACCGCAATTGCATCGCTTTGTGTGTGGACTTCTCCACTCCGTGTTTTTTCTCGGTATTCCTTCCGGAGTGCAATCATATCTCTTACAAGTGTTTCAAAATTCATATTCAGTTATCCTTCTTTGAGATTTCCCAGAACAGGGAGTAGATAGATTATTGAACCTGCTGTTCTTCAATCAGGTAATAATCAAAAGACTGGAATCTTTTTCTGCGTTCCTTTTCTCTTTCTGCTTTTCGGCGAGTGTTGAACACTGCCAGAACTTCCTTTGCATCTGCTCCGTAGAGTTTAATACAGCCAATCAGAATGTAAATGGTCATTCATGATTCCTTTCTGGTAGCGGTGTATTGCCAACCTCAGTAACACATCTGTTTGCGTGTGGTTAATGATATAACATATTCACTCAGAAAAGTATGCTCTCAGGCTTTCCAGTGTAATGACACTAGCATTGCTGGTATTGGCATAAGCGTCACGGTATGGTTTCTGATTCATAACAATTCGATTCAGTGTTGCTGCACTGTATGTTCCTATTTGATACAGCACCTTACAGATTTGCCTCTGGTCTTTCTTTTCCAGTTTTTCATCTGTCTTTATTTGATTTCCCATAATGCCCCACAAAGAGCAATTGCCAAACATACGGAAAGTGTAATGTACATCTTCTACAGCTACACCCCAGCTGTGAGCGTACAGCTGGTCTGTAAAGCAAGGCGTACCATACTTTATCATGTACCATGCCTGCACATAGTACAGCATAGAGTTCAGCTTGCTGTTTGTCATGCAGATAGTAGGCTCTGCCGCTTCTGCTGCCTCTATCAGAAACTTTGCAATGGTTTTTGCCTGATAAGGCTTACGCATCTTCTTCACCTTCCATAATTTCGTAGAACGCACTGCCTTTCATTTCAACGAATCCTTCCGGACAAGTCAGAGGCTTCTCCAGATTATGTTCTACACTGCAATAGACTTTTCCGTCAGCCGAAAACAACCGAACTTCTGCCTGCAAAATCGTTTCTTCAAAAAAGAACGGCACAAACGGTTTGTATGCTCTGCAAACTCCAAGGGCTTTCAGTTCCTTGCCGAGAGAACTTGTCTTCTTGATGCCGTAATAAACACTCCCATTGTCTTCGACTGTTTTCTTCATGAAATTGTCGTCAGGCATATCCGGACACTTCTTGATGTAGAGAATATTTCCTTTCCAAAGAGCAGGTGATGGAATGTTGTGATTGCTCATAAACTTCCTGACTTTTTCGGCTTGCTTATCGGATTCATTCCAGTAGGTCATGCACTCTGCAAACCGCTTGCTCTGTGGTGTGATTTCGTAAAACTGTTCCATTTCAATCCTGCTCCTTTGGTCGATAGGTCAGTCCCAGTAATGTGTTTCTTCGGAATAGACGCACTTTTCAATTCGGCTTTCGCATCGTGAAATTTCATCGTATGATAATTTTCCCAGATAAGACAGCATAGCCTCTGCTTCTTCTCTGGAATTTATCTGATGTGTTAGCTGACGAATTGGGCGGTACACTCCCAGTGTTATAACATACGGATATTTCTGCTGCCCGTAGTTGTCAAGCGTAAATTCGCCATGCCACCCCTCTTTGCTTTTGAAGAACCAGAATGTTCCTCTGATAGCTTCTTTGGCTGGCAAATCTTCTTTTCTTTCAGCATCGACATTTATCATTCCTTTCCATGTGTTGCCGTCCGGCAGTTGATACTGCAAATGAAATTTTCTCTGATAATACCCCATCATCGTACCGTCCTTTCCTGACGCTGATTACATATCTCCCTCAGCCAAATAAATCGCATCTTGTTCTCGAATGGCTTCCAGAGATACAGTCGTTCCTTTTCCACCTCTTCTGCCTTTTCTTCTGCGAAGAACTCTGTCTTTGATTTCAAATTTTTCGCATTCGCCCTCGCCGTAGAAATCATAATTCCCATGCTTCCAGCTTTTGCTTTCAAGTCTGTGGTTAATCCAGTCCACCAGACATTCAATTGTTGCGTGTGCCGTTTCTACGTCAACAACTTCATCAAAAATGGACATCTTAAAAGAAATCGTAATCGGTCTTCCGTCAAGAACAAGCCCCATTTCTTTAGCGATTGTTTCAGCAATTTGCATCTGGTCTCCACAAGAAGCTGTTACAAGCATTTCAGTGATTTTCTTTTCAATTCCCATAACAGTACGCTCCTTTATCTGTTCCTTACATTATCTATTATACAATATCTACTGTAAGACATATTGCAGTTTGCTTTTCTGGTCTGTAAACATTGTATGAATCTTTACAATTGCTGGCTACAAAAAAGCCGTTCTCCCAGAGCAGGAAAACGACTGATTTGATTATTCGTGGTACGGTTCAAAATTCTGTTTCAGATACTCTGAGAGTTCGTTGTTCGGTTGCATACATAAGAAGTATGATGCAAGAATCTGTCTGCCGTTTTCGTGCTGTTGCAGCTTGTCCGGCTTCTTTGGCTTTTCATCGTCCGGAAAAAATCGAAGTTCCATCGGATATTCCAACGAATGATACCGTCCATGTACGATGCGGATTTTTCCGACTTTTCCAGTTTCTTTGTTGACCACCTTTTGAGAAAGTCCGGCGGCTGTAAGAACCTGTTTGAAGTAAGTAACGCAGGAGCGTTCGTATTCGGCAGCAGCTTTTTGGAGAGCAATAAGATTTCTCTTTACACTATTGACCGCCTGCTTGGTTGCAGCATCAATTGATGCAGCTGTTTCCTTCTGCATTCCGTATGTAATCATATATCGTCATCGCACTCCATTTCATCATAATCGCCATCACAAAAGCATATCTGCATTGCTTTTCTTACTTCTCCAACGATGTCCCGAACAAAATTGTAAAAGCCTTTGCTGAACTGTCCATCAACGAACAGCTGTGGCACAGGTGTCAGACTTGGCTCTTTCTCATCATTCGCCCAGATACGTTCTAACGAAAAGTTCGCTCCATACTCATCTGCCTGTATGAATGATTCGATTTGAAACCGTCCTGCCTGCAAGCAGAAAATATCTGCCATAACAGCATTCTTATGCAGGTCTTCGTGCAGAGAAATGTCCATTGTTGCAGAAACGCCTTTGCCGTTCTCTTTGTTCTTGTGATAAAAGCCACAAACAGCATCGCCTTTCTGCACAAGTAATTCTCCGTATTTTGTTTTGTGTCCCATATGCAGTCGTATCGTGTTTTCGTCAAGCATTTCTGTGTCAAGAATTATCGTATCATCAAGCAAATGCGTAAGAAAATTCTGCACACCAAAATCACTTGCTTTCATGTCACCAATCATTTTGAAAAACGCATCTCTTTGTTCGTCTGAATAGTTTTGCATCACACACACTCCCTCTTCCGAAATGGGTCTGCATCGAAATGAGCAGGCTCTCCAATTGCTTCTTCCAGCTGGCTGACCAGATAACTTTGTCCTTCTTCATCATCAACCAACTCTGATGCAGTGGACAACAAATTCTGAGAGTAAAAGCCTTCTGGATATTCCGTTCCAGCAGAGCGATACACCAGAATGTTGTTTTTGTTTTCTGGGTCTCGCTGAATGATTTCCTTTTCTGCCAATGCAGACAACAACTGAATGCACTGATAGAAATTTAACTTCTGGTTCACAGCATTTCATCTCCTTTTTCGTTCATGCTGTTTATGTTCGTTCATCTATTATTTTAGCATATCTACTGTAAGATATAATTTGCTTTGTTTTGCTGAAATGAAAACATTCTGTAAAGCTTGAAGTTGCAAGAAAAAAGCACCAGTTCCGGAGCAGGAACATGATGCTGTAAGAAAAAGATTCTATTCCGTAATGTCGTTGCTCAAAATCACAACGACTTTCGGATTGTCGCTGTACCATTTCTCTACAGAAAGAGAAGTGATTTGCTTGTCATCTGGATAGGCAACACCGTTCAATCCGTCACAGATAATCTTTGCAATATTATCTGCATCGCACTTCTTCAACGGACGGATTTTGCCTTGCAGCATTGCTTCACGTTTCGCTTTGCTTGTGGACTTGGGGATTCCAAAATGAGCAATGATTTCTACACGAATTGCATCATTCTCAGAGAATTGGAAGCCACGACTGACCGCCTTGTAACACCAGCCAACCTGCGTTTCATAGTCCTTGGTTTCTGTCGGTGTGTAAGTGCTGCTGTTACCGAATCTCGGTCTGCCTTTTCCTTTGGGTTCGCCATCAATTTTGAATGAGATTTTCGTCTGATTCAATGAAGATTCCTTCTTCCTTGTCGATAGATTCTTGAAATAAAATAGATGTAAAAATACTCTGGAGCAGGACTGCTGCCTGCAAAGAAACGCATAAAAAAACAGAACGTCTTTTTCAACATTCTGTTTTGAGGGGAGATGCAGTAAAACTACTGCACTTCTATTATATTTGTTTTCCACTGGCACGTCAATCACTGTCGAAAATTATTCTGACAGCGTTCACAATTTTCAGAGCCATGCACAAACCATGTGCTGTGATGTTGGCTACAGTGTACAAAATGCAAGGCTGTTGTATAGGGTACAGGTATAGCAAGGTATACCTACATATCCGTTTGTTTTAATCTGGTTGAATCAGATTATCCAATGCTGACTTGTAAATCGTATTCGTCTTTTATGTTCATGACTTCACGAATTGACTGCATATGCAAGTTGTCTTTTATCTCTTTTGGCTTCGTACCGTTTTCAAGTTCAGATACAATAAACGCCTTGCGAATCGTCTTTGTAGTAATGCCTTTTGGAAGTCCGCATACTCTTGTGATGTTGCGAATTGTACTGTGTACACTCTGCATTGTCAATGGATTTCCGTATGAGTTCAGGAACAGCAGTCGGTCATTTTCTTCTCTGCATTCCGGCAGTCTTCCAATTTCAATTTGCGATTCAATCCATGACACACACTGGTCGGAAAGCGGATATTTTTTCTTATCTATTGTGGCTGTCTTTTCTTCCAGATTGATGTCTTTTGCTTTCATTGTATTGATGTCTTGGAAGCGGAATCCTGTCAGCATTGTAAAGATGGCAACCAATTCATTTACGCCATACTTCACACAGTCTTCTGCAATGCAAAACGAAAGCAAAGATTCCAGCTCTTTCGGTGACATGATGTAGGCTGTTGATACAGTTCCGGCTGCTGGAACTGTCTTTCTGATGTCTGACAAATTGAATTGACAAGTGATACCTGCTTCTTTCGCAAGTGTGAATGTTTTCTTCAACACATCTGTGATTTTATCAATGTTCACCTGCTCAAATTTCAGAACAATCGTGTTATAAAATTTCTGCATATCTTCTTGTGTAATTTCATCAATATTTTTATCTATTGGAGAATCGAAAACAGCGTTGTCAAATAGCGTTGTCAGTTTTTTGATAGTTGGTATTGCCTCTTGTGTAACAGCACACTTAAAATAAAAACGCACATAGTCTGAAAGCTTTTTCCCAACTGGTCTATATGTTTCCAAAACCGCAGTACGTTCAGCCTCTGCTGCTGCAATTTTTTCTTTCAGTTCACCTTCGGTAGCAGCATAAATGCGTTTGGATTTTCCAAAAAAGTCCTTGTCCAAATCATATACATAGTATTCTCGTGAGCCAGTGAAAACCTTGCGGATTTCTTTTGTTCCTCTACGCATATCCATCTCTCCTATCATAAATTCGTTCAGTGCTATTATACAAGATGTCAAACATTTTTTCAATTCCTAAAATTCAAAACATAAAATAAAAGTGACCGTTATGAAACACAACAGCCACTTTATATTTTTCATTTATCCGTTATTTTGTTCTGTAATCAATTCTAGTTCTGTAGTATCAGAGGCAAGGAAAAAGATGTATTTATCCTGCAAACAATACAGCTTGTAATGTACACCTTTCGCCGTCTGGTCGAAGAAGCAATTTACCTGTTGCTTGCTGACATAAAAGTTTGCAGATGATTTCTGCTCATCAGTGAAATGATATATCGTAGAGGGCTTTTCGTCAGATGCTTTTTTCTCTTTGCTGATTTCATCAAGCAAGAACAAATGCTTTGAAGTGCGAATGCCTGAGCCTGCCTGAATTGCCTGTTCTAACTTCTTCGCAGTATTGCTCACATGAAGCAACATTGTAATGACAACGATGCCAATGTATATCATACACAGAAAGCAAAACGGCAAAATATTTTTCAAGCTTTCCAGAGAAATTTTTCCGCAAAAAGCGAACATCACAAGCGAAAAAACAACTGCAAATCCAATAGCGATTCCAATTTTGATGCAGGCAACTTTATGCGTTCCTGCTCTCTCTTTGTCCATAAATTCCTGCAATGCTTCGATGTCTTTTATGTCGGGCGTAGCTGTACAATACAGCTTCAATTCTTTTACAGTCATCGCAAAATTCCTTTCCAAAAACGAGCTGGATTATGCTCCTTTTTTGTTCCAACCAACGACTGACACTTCACTCTTTTCCTCTTCTTTTTTCTCCTTTTCCTCTGCCTTTTTCTTTGCAGAAAGAGCTTGCAGAAAGTCAAGAATCTCTGCTTTGTTGTCTGCAAAAACCTCGTTCAAAAGTTTTACTGCACCCTCGCACTCTCTGGAAGTCTGCACAGAAATTATATCTTTTTCTCTGCCGAAAAATGTGTAGTTCTCTGGGTTCTTGTAGTAATTGACGACCTCAGAAGATACCCGAACCATCTTCGGTGTCAGAGGGTCAGCAATGAACATTTTGTCTGCTGCCTTGCATCGGGAAAGAGCAACATAGAGCTGTCCGTCCTGAAAGATTTCCGGCTTGAAATTCATTGCGTCATAAGTCTGTCCCTGTGCTTTGTGAACTGTGATTGCAAATCCCAGCTTCATCGGAAACTGCTCTACACTTCCTACAGTCACAAGCTCCAGTTCCTTATGCTTCTTGATGATTGCCTCTCCACGCTCATCTTTCAGTTCTTCAATGATTTCTTTCTCTCTGTATTCGTACTTGTTGAAGTCATGCCGTTCTACACAAACCAGATGTTTTTCTGGTTTTCCTGTGGCGATTTCAATTCGCTCCACTTCAACATAAATTTCATCACCTGAGATTTTTTTGATTGTTCCCATGCTGCCGTTCTGATAATCTCCAGACGGTTCATTTATCAGCATGATTACTCTTGCTCCTACCTTGCACTGGAAAGAATCTTCACACAGTCCGTCACTGGCGGTCGCTATCCCTGTATAGATGGCAGGAAAACTGTATTCCTTCTTCTTGATTTTGTCCAACCGTTCCTGATTCCGAAGTCTGGCTGTAACATTCTTTCCGCATACCCAAATTGCATCTTTCTGCTCTTTTGCTGCTGTATTTTTTGCAAAGAACGGAAGGCAATCCGTATCGCCTTCTTTGCACTGGTCAAGTGCTGTGCAGAACGCTTTGTCTCCGTCCTGCCGTTTTACTTCGGTCAGCTTTTCAAACTGAATCCGGAGTGACTGCCAATACTTTGACTGGAACGCAAATCCGTTTCCGATATTCTTGCCGTAGTACAAGTCCAGCATCTTTTTATCCAGCGGAGGAATTACCGGAGCAAGCTGATAAAAGTCCCCTACCAGAATAATCTGAATGTCCGGTCGCTTCTGTGCCTTGCGTTCCCGATTGATAAGGTCAATGTATTTCATCACTTTATCGAACACGTCAATCCGCACCATACTGATTTCGTCAATGAGCAGAACACTTGCCAGATTCAGAATCTGCATCACTTCTGTCGGAACATTTCTCACGTCAGCAAGCATACTTTTAACATCAGTTTTCAGCTTGAACAGTCGGTGTAAAGTCACGCCCTGAATGTTGCAGGCGGCAATGCCAGTCGGTGCAGCTTTCAGAATTTTCACATCATTCTGCTTACAATACTGGTCGAATGCCTTTACCAAAAACGACTTACCTGTTCCGGCGTTTCCGGTCAGAAAAATATTCTCACCGTTTACCATTCGGGAGAAGATTCGCTTCTGCTCTGCCCCAAGCTTGCTGATATAATCTTCACTCATAAATGAATCACTCTTTCTTTCAAAATAAAAAAGCCCCACAGGGCTTCTCTGAGCCTCTGTAAGGCTTTCTCGGAATCACTCGTCTGTTGTATCGGCTATTCCTTTTCGGCTCGTTCTGAGCCGTCCTGAGCGTCTGTAGACGCTTTCAAATCCTTTGTGCTGATAATTACTGATGGCAGAGCATCAAACGCTTTCATAATCTCAATTGGCTGTCTCTCTTCTGGGATAATCTCACAGATGCGGTACACGCTTTCCATGAATTTATCTCTGTAGAGTGTCTTGTTGATGTAAACACTGCTGTCATTCAGATAAGCATTCACAATCTCTTCGATGACATTAGTTGTGATGTCGGTGGGATTCCGCTTTCCTGTGATGTAGCAGGCAAGCGTGTTTTGTGGAATTTTGGTCAATGCAGAAAGTTCACGATAACTAAGTCCGGATTTCTTCCAAGCATCACGAACTCTCTCGGAATTTATCTTCTGCAATTACTTCCCCTTTCCGGCAAGCTCTGCATCGCTGATAGCATGGTCTGCCTCATAAATAATGTTGTACAGCAGATTCATCGGACTGATGCCGTAAATGTTTGTTGTGATGGACACGATTTTTGCGTGTGCATCTTTCAGCGAATCAACCGTATGATTCACAGTGGATTCAATCCTGCCAATATCATTTGTAGAATTGAATACCACAACTTTCAAGTATCTTGAACGATAGTTTTTGTTTTCCATTTTATATCTCCTTTTTTATTTTTCACATACGTTCAGGGAATGTACTTACATCTTGCAGATGCCTGCACGGATTTTGTGTGCAGAGTTTCCTGTTGCCATGAGCAACATACCTCACCCTTACATCTTGCACTTACGCACGAGCTGCAACAGCAAAGATGTACATATTTACAAGATGCCTGCACGGATTTTATGTGCAGGATTTCAAACTGCATCTTGCAGTTTACCTTACCGAGAGTGTCTGCTACTCTCCGAAAAGAGAATTACGCATACTGGTTTCGATTCAAGGACGCTAAGTCGCCCTGATTGCAAAGTATCAATAAAAGCATCAATACATTAGTCATCTGAACAGGAGTTGCACCTGTTAAATTGCTACCAATCAGACGATAAGTAATCCGGAATCACAGCACCGTGGAACTGCTGTCCGAATTACAATAACCCAACACAAAAACGCAAAATCACGGAAATACTCACATTCTGCCACGGTGATTCAATCGTGTATGAAAAGATTGAAGCCAACAACAGGAATCGAACCTGTATCTCTCTGTAATGCTCTGCCATTGAGCTATGTCGGCATCTCAGAACGTCCAAGTATCTGCCTGAACGTCCTGTGTGATTGCTTGTGTTATTCTCTGTGCTTATGCACCACGTCTGCCCCAACCAGAGCCGGACTGTCCGTTGCTGTTGCCATTGCTCCAGCCGGAAGCATTCTGTCTCTGCTGTGCAGGCTGTGCTGCCTGAGCAGGTCGTGAACCCCATGTGCCACCAGTGGCAGCAGGTCTCTGCTGTGCGGACTGTGCCGGAGCTGCCGTCTGTGCAGGCTGCTGTCTCGGCTGACTGCCAGCGGTTCTGTAATTGGTCGGCTCACTTGCCTGCTGGTCAGGGTCGTCACCTGTAGAGATTTTGTACATCTTCATCAGAGCATACTTATCGCCGTATGTCATTGCCTTGCCAGAACCCTTGTCCTGTGCATCAATTCCCTCAGAGAACACTGTTGTTTCAATGAAGTCTGTCGGCTCGTCTACATTGACAAAACGATACACAGTCTTCACTCTCGTCATGAAAGTGGACTTCTTTGTCACCTTGCCCTGATATTCATTCTCAGATTCCAGAATGTGACTTTCCAGAATCTCACGGCTTACCGGATAGCTGTACACACCGTACTCAACTTCCAACGGTTTTACCGCATCAATAATGTCACGCTCAGAAACTGCTCTGTAACTGTTTCTGCCACCAGTGCTGACAGTCAGATTCTTTGCCACGACTGCAAGAGCATTCTCTACAGCCAGAAGTCTCTGAAAAATATTCATCGGCTTAGTGGTCTTTGTCTGCTTTCTCGCAGGCTTCTTTTCCTCTGGAGCAGATGCGGTTTCCTTTTTCGCTTCTTCCATTGTAACTACCTTGTTTTCGTCTTCGCATTTCGCTTCAAAATTTCCGTTCATAGTGAATACTCCTTTTTTATTTTTTTGATTTTGTGCTTTGTAGATTAACTACCTTACATTAACTATTATAGCACGGTAGTGTACAAATGTCAAGCATATATATCAATTTACTCTGTAAATTATTCGTTATTAAATAAAATAAATAAACAATGCCTATACGCAGATTGCAACGCTTCACGTTTTCAATGCAGTGATACACCAAGACCTCACATCTTACGCCTATACGCAGATTGCAACTGTGAACGATGTGTTGTAATTACATACCCTAAACCTCACATCTTACGCCTATACGCAGATTGCAACAGCAAAGATGTACAAAACTATAAGATGCCTGCACGGATTTTGTGTGCAGGATTTCAAACTGTTCATACACAGTTTACCTTACCGAGAGTATCTACCACTTTCCGAGGAAAGAATTACGCATACTGTCTCGATTCAAGGACAATGAGTTGCCCTGATTTAGTGCGAACGTCTCAGTTATTCTGTGGGAACTTCCGGTTCGCACTGCATTTTTAATGTTTCTTCGATAATAACATCTATATGTTTCGTGCCAATATTCTGGCTCGCATTGTAATCAGCATTTTCTTCATAGCCACATTTCTGGCAGCAGAATCTCGCCTGTACAGGTCTGTTGTCAGTATGAATGTAACCGCATTTATTGCAACGCTGACTGGTAAACTTCGGGTTGATGTAAACTACCTTGATACCAGCTTCTTTTGCCTTGCTTTCGATTTTTGTCTGCAAGTCAAAGTACGACCATTCTTTCAGAAAATATTCTGCATTGCTTGTGATGCCTGTCAGCTTTTCCATTTGAATCGTACCGCAACCGTTTTTGATTGCATAATCAATCAAGGCTCTGCTGTACTTGTGATTCGTGGTATCACGGAATCTGGCAATTTTATCAGCAATCTGTGCAGCTGGTTCTGTACGTTTCTTTCTGCCGTGTCCGATACGTCCGTCACCGCAATAGCGTGACTGATTCAAGAGTGAGCGTCTTCTCGCTTCTACACGGCTTCGGAAAGCTTCAATTTCACCGCCCTTGATGCTGAATCTGGCGTAATCACCATTGACAGATGCCATGATAGGATAAACGACACCAAGGTCAACGCCCATGATTTTTTCAGTGTCAAGCGTAGAAATGACATGGTTATCAAAAGAATAGCAAAGGTTCAGTTTCCACAGCTTTTTCTTCTTGTCATACATCAGCTTGCTTGCACTGACTTTGTATTCATCGTTCATCAACCGTTCCAGAATTGTCCGGACAGACTTATCTCTTACCTGCATACGGAAACGCAGGTCATCTTTGATGCCGTATTTTTCTTTTCCAGCACGATTCAGCATTTTCAGTGCAACAAAAAAGTTGCCGTTTTCATAGGAAAGCTTAATTGCTTTGTTGTGAATATCCAAAGGCTGATTTGCCTTAAAAGAGAGTACAGACCGTTCCCCTTTCAGCATTTCCTTTTTGTAATTGCTGAATGCAGTACAGGTGTCTCTGGAAGATGTGGAGAGATTGGAAGAATACAGGTCGTTTCCGTTTTTGATACGGTCGTAAACGAATCCGCTTAACGTATATCCAAGAGTATCTTTCTCCTTCGGATATTCTTCTGACTTTTTGTAGTAGTCGCTGGAGAAGTTCAGCCACTCCCAGCAGAGCTGTACGCATTTGTTCTTGATGTCTCGTGTCTGCCTCTGCAAGTTCCACAGCAATTCGCTGATTTTCTTAAAATCAATCTTATTGCCGTCCTTGTCGATTTGCTCGCTAATCAGATAGACCTTTGTTACTTTGGTCATAAATATCACCTTTTATCCAGAATATCGTATATTTGATTTTTCGATTTTTTATATTTCTTTGAGATTGCTTCAAGAGCAATGATTGCAACCACCGTGTCTGCAATCAAAAGAGTTGCCAATAAGAATACCGCTGGCAGAATAAATGGATTCTCTCTGGAGCGAACTAAGACCATGATGTCAGATACAGCAAATAAGCAGAATGCGATTGTCAGAATCAGTCCGGTGAATATACCACAGCGAATGTACTTGCCCTGTTTGCGTTTGGCACTGCGACCGATTCTCTTGTAAATGCTCTTATCTTCCATCGTGTTAGAATACCAGCTTAACAGATAGAGTTCTGGTTCAGATAGTGTGAAATCAATTTTCCGAAAGTCATAGCTTTCAATATTTCTGCCGAAGCAAAAGTTGATAAATGCAGTAATAACATTCAGATTCATCTCTGTCATGTCGAAATAGTTTATGAATGTGATGTAGTCCTCTCGGCTTGCATCACCACCTACAGCTCTGCGTGAGCTTGCCGGAACTTGCTCAATCAGTGCAGTCAGCACTTTCAAAATAGAAATTGTGCAGTATTCATCAAGCACCTGCTGCCAGTCGAACAAGTCGCATAAGTCGCACAAAAGCTTTACTCTGACTTTCTGTTCAACAGGCGGTTTCTGCATTATTCTATGAATTTCAGCCAGTACAAAGCGAATTTCTTCCGCAAATTCACCTGCCGTCCGAATATCTTTGGTATACACATGATTGCTGTAATGCAGATAGCCACAATTGCCACACCAATATCCTTTGATATATTTGTCTGGTGCATCAACTGTTGTTCCGCACTTATCGCAAATCAGTCTGCCGTCTGCAAGATTCAATCTGCATCACTCTTTTCAGGAGCAGGCTCTGTCGCCTCTCCTTCGTCTTCTTTTTTGGTGCAGTGAAATCTGCTGCGTTCCAGTTCCATTGCTTTTTCAAAGCCGTCTGCCTTGCCATTCTGATAGCCGTACCACACCGCACCGACCAGCATTGCGGTCACTACAGTAAACTTGATGAATTTTTTCATTCTTCCTCAGCTCCCTCGGATTCAGTCTCCGCTTCTTCTGCATCGTCTTCGTCTGTGCCGTTTTCGTACTCATCAATGGTTGCACGGTAGACTGCCTTTGCTGCTTCAAAATTTGTCTTCACGCTTCCAGCCCCAGTTGAAACACCGTCCTGCACCTTCTGATACGCTTCCAAACCTCTTTTACTAAGTAAAACACAGGAAAGAATTACGCCGATAAAAAAGCCAACAACTCCTGACGCTAAATATCCTAACATGATTTATTCTCCTTTACTCTGCTGTTTATTCGTTATTGTTAATCAAAAAAATATGATGATTTAATCATCGCACTTATCATACTGTTCCTTCTGATACTTGGGCTTCTGATAATGCTTCCCATAAGATTTCTTGCCGTGGTCTGCTTTTCCAGCCCCATGATAATTTTTACCGTTCTGCTTCTTCCAAGTAGAATTTTTATCGTCCAGCGAAAGCCTTGTCGCATCAAACATCTGTATATGAGCATGGTCAGCAATTTCTTCCTGCTTTACGCCAAGCTCTTTCATATAAGCATTTTCGATTTCCCAGAACAAGTCCTTTGCATTCTTCATCAGAACGAACGCATCTGCCTTTGACACACACTTGTCGCCATACCGCAGTCCATTGAACGCTGACAGCGTTTGTGCATTATCTGCAATAAACATATGCTCCTGAATGAAGTTAGGCGAAACACGCTCTGCCTGAAACAAAAGATGTTCCATGTTGTGAGCGTACATCGTTTCCTGTGGCGGCGGTTCAACAGATTTCTCACTGATAATTGCCTTGATGCTTTTTTCGATTGCCTGAGCAAAGTGATACGCAGCCATGTTTACCATTATCGGATTGTCTTTCTGCTGCATTGCAGTTCCGGCAATCATAATGTCTGCTCGAATCACTTCCAGTTCTTTTGCACTTACTGCCATTTAACTTCTCTCCTTGTCGTAAATTGCATACACACGACCTGCTCTGAGTTCTCCTAAGAGTTCTTTTTGCAAGCCATGAATCACGTTCTCGCCTTCCACAAAATCTTTGTCATAATCGTATACCACATCATTGTAGATGATTTCAAAGATTTCATTGTGGAGCAGGATTCTTTCATATGTTCCCTTTGGAATGTCAGAACGAACCAGAATCTGCGGATTTCCCTCTTCATACTGTAATCCAGAAAGATACCAGATACCTGTTACATTCTTTGGATTCAGTGCGTGAGGGTCATTCTCTTTCCGATTCAAAATAGTCTGCTGGAGCTTCTGAAAGCGTCCTGCAAGCTTTTCTCCAACTGCCCCCTTTGAAAAGAATGGTACAGTCAGTAATCTCTTTTCTGCATCTGTCATGTTTCCCATAAATCATCACTCCTTATTTTCTTTCTCGTTATCTGATTTTTGCAAGCGTTCCGGACAGCGTTTCTGAATAAAATGCTGTTTTCCGATTTTCAGCCACCATATCAAAATACCGCCTACGATTACAAACAGTATAGCACACACGATTATGATTATCCTATCCATAACGCATTCCTCTTTTCATCAATTCTGTTCTTCAAAGAAACCGTTCCACAAGCCAACCTTTTGCTCTGCTGCCGTATGTGCCAGTTCTGCAAAGTGGTCTGCGTGTTTCACGTTTGGTGGATAAGTGGCAGTATTGGCATACCCATTCTCCAGCAACCAGTCCTGAACCATTGTACCGTCTTCAAAGTACACATAAGCTAATGTTCTGCCATACTTGTCCGTAGGACTAACATCATACTCCACATATACAGTATCAATATCCTGAAACTTCTCTTTGACTATCTGAGAAACTTCTTTTCCTTCTTCCGTATTCTCTGTACGATAATCTGACGGAGCAACGCTTTCCGGCGTATCTACGCCAATCAAGCGAACTTTTTGTTTTTCACCGCTGATTTCCAATTCGTATGTATCACCGTCTATCACACGAATCACAGTAGCCTGCTCTAAAGAAAGTTCGTCTGAACCGCTGGGAATTTCGCTGGATTGGTCTCCAGCTTCTTCCTTTGCGTACTCTTCTCGAATTTCTTTGTGCAGTTCATCTTTGTTTTCATCATACGCTTGATATGCTGTCTTTATATCATCTATCGGCAAGTCTTTCACGATTGCCTTAGAGCCAAATTTCACAGCATCTTTCAGCGGAGACAGAAAACAAGCTCCGCAAATCAAAACCGATACGCCAAGAGTAATCAGCACAGCACTTTCTTTTTGATTTCTTGTCCATTTTCGTTTTTTCTTTGCCATAGTACACCTCTTTCACATCTTTCGATGTGACCATTCTCTTTAAGCGATGTAAAATTCCTTCGCTAATACTTCTCCTTTGTATCTTCTGTTTCTGCCTGTTTCTTCGTCTTTCTCCCAGAATTGTCTGTAAAAGCGATAAATCATGGGATTCTCTTTATCCTGCATTGCAACGCCGTAGTTGTAATTTGTGATTTTTCTTGCACACAGAATTGCCAGCAGGCTTTCGTTTTTATCGCACCCATCATCAAACCGTCTTATAAAGCTCATATCGCCAATCCCAGCCAAGATAAGCAATCCGTTCAGTGAAATGTCGCATACACGACAGGCAACCTTGCTTTTATAAGCGTTATAGAAATAAGAGCAAAACATCAAAACATATTCCGAATTGCTCTTGATGCGAATGCTTTCATTGTCATCTGAAATTGTATAATCAGTCAGATTGGTATACGTTCCTTTTTCGTTTCTCATATACACCGTTATATCACTGAACGCATATCTTGAAAGCCACGTCTTATCTGTTTTGTCCACGAGATTCACTTCCTATAATTTTGTATGGTGGCAGGAGCAGGATTTGAACCTGCGTAAACTCTCATTGAGTGTTGTAATACCATATTTCTGCCGTTTCTCTGTGAATATACACTGGACTTTTGTGAACTTCTGCTGACATGAAAAAAAGGCAACATACAGGGCTTTGGGTGCTTGCGTGTTGCCCTCTTTCCATAAGGGTTTTGATGTATGAGGTTTTCATTGAGAATGTTGGTCGAGAAAAGCGGAATCGAACCGCTTTGCAGTACATCACTGCTATTCCTTATCCCCGATATTCGCCCCCTCACGAAGAGGGAGCATATTTACAGGAGGACTGTCAAATCAGTCGGTGCTGTTTAGTTGTTTCTGACACGCTTTGCTACCTTAGTTGCAAAGATTGTCATGGTCGGAATCTTATCGCCGTTCTTGTTGGTGTAGTCACCTACGGAGAATCTGCCCCAAACGTCTACAAAAGACTTAGCGTAGTCGTCCTGAACAATGTCGCACTGGTTGTCGCCTACGATGCTGCAAACAACATCAATGTAAATCGGTGCGGTATACTCGCCGTCATCGCCCTTACGATTCATCGAACACTTCAAGATAACACTCTTTTCTGTCATCTTCTGCTCGTAGCATCTCAGTCCCCAGTTTTCGCAAATGTTAAAATTGTTAGCCATAATTACGCTCCTTTTTCAAAATATATTCCTGTGGCTACCGTAAGGCTTTGAACTGTTGTTCTCTGTACCTTACATTAACTATTATAGCACTTTTATGGTGCGTTGTCAATAGGAAAATAGGGTTTAATCTGTAAAATATCCGTTATTTATTTTGTTGAAACTTGTATATTTTAACGAATCAACCGTGAATCAAGCACTTCTCATCGAGCTTACAAGTGTGTTGCATTTCCTCTTTGAGAGCATCTTCAAACGATTTTGTGCTTTTTATATCTTCATCTGCGTAAATCTGTTTTACCAGTTTTACGATTGAACTTGTATCTTTATGAATGTATCTTTTGCAAAACCGATGCCATTGGGAATTTGTCATACGGCTGTCCTTTTTGAATAAAAGAACCAGTTCCTTTCCTGTCATCGTGGTTCACTCCTTTTTTCTCTTACCTGATATTTTTATTCTTTGTTGTTCTTTTTCTTAATGATGTAGCACACTCCTGCGATTATCAATACAATCAAGATGCCACCGCCAATAAAAATGATTCGGTATTTCATCTGACTTTTTCGCAGTTCTTCTTTTTCTTTCTTTGACACAATTACAGATTCTTCTGGAATCTCTGTTGTTCCTGTTGCTGTTTTAGCTGTTGTTTCTCCAGTTTTACTGTTGCTGGAAAAATCCTTGTCAGAGCTTTCAGAAGGCAGCTCGGCTGTGTCTGTTGTATTTTCTTTCGATTGCTCAGAATCGTAGTCCAGCTTAACCTTTCCGTTCTCATAGTCGTTCAAGCTAATATTGTTTCTGTTGTTCCACGAGAAGTCCGGTTTGTCAGATAAATCTATCGGCATGATGTCATATTTCTCTGTGAGTTTTGAAATGTCAAGCTGATATGGTTCATCAATCGTATTTTCCAGTTGCACCTGTACATTGTTATCGTAGACCAATGTGTTTTCGCCCTCTTGAACGTCCTGCGTGTTGACAGTTCTCACATAATAACCGCCTGCTCTTACCTTTACAAGGAATGGTTCGTTCGCTTTCACATAGAACACATGATAAGTCCAATCGTTTCTATACTCCAGCTTTACCATAACATTTACTGGAGAATAAATCTCCAGAAAGCCTGTTTCACTCCACCAGTCCGGAATGTTATCATTGATTTCATATACAACAGTCTCTTTCCTGTCGTAATTGTCCCACACTGCATAATTCAGCACAACCGATGAATCAATCAATTCTAATTCTGTTTCGATAGAAAAAGAACCGTCCTTTTTCATTTCTGAAATTGCATTGTCATATGTTTCCTTGTTGAGATACACTCTGTACTTTGTCCAGTACACTTCATTGTCCCTGTCCATATATCGGCTCAAAAAAGAATTGAACTCCTTCTGGAGCAGGTCATAATTTTCATCTGATATATCTTTGCTATCAGTTGTAACAAGAACATATCCGGCACTTCTCAAATACTTTTCCAACGCTTCGCAGTCATTTCTTGTTGTGCATTGAATACCATTCAGTTCATTTACGCCGCCTGTCAAAATCTGATTACCGCTTAAAGAATGATAATACTTCAAGTTGTCAGGGTCAAATTCTTCGATGAATGTATCTTTCAGCTGTTCTTTTGCATGAACAGTTATTGTTGACATGGAAACACACATCGCAACCATAACGGCAGCAGCCAGTAGCCTTTTTCCAATCTTCATTTGCTATTCCTTCCATTTTCTATCTGCTTTTTTGCAAGTGCATGATAGCGGTCACTTTCCAAAAGCATAGCATTATATGCTTTTATTTTTTTCAAGCAACGATTTCTGGTAGTCCGTTGTTTTCCTTCGGTTCTGCGAACAAAGCATTCCATCTGAGCCATCATGTCATAGCGATTATAGAGAATTTCCAAAATTACGTTGATGTCGCCTTCATCGTATTTGTACAAGTAAATCTCATTGTCACCATATACGCCGATATAAATATGACGATTTTTCAGAAGGCTAACCAGCTTGTACTTTCGTAAAACCTCTTCTGTTGCCGAAGCCTCAGCTTCTTCGAGTGTTCTGCACCCAAGAACGTGCCGGAAGACACACCAAATAATATAAAGTGCAGTCTGCCTTTTGCGTTCTGCACTTGTTAGCTGTTCTTGCTCAGACTTTTCCTCTTCATCGCTGATGTGGATTTTTTCCATACAAAATCGACCACTACATTTTGCAAACCCCTTTGCGTATGTATACAGTAAATTGCAGTCAAGTTCATCTAAGTAACCCCAATCCATTCGTACCTTCCTTTCGTTATTCTGTTGTGTAGTAGTAAAGTTCCAGCTGTGACTTTGCTCTTGTCAGAGCTGTATACAGCATTCTCTTATCTACCAGTCGGTCATCTTTCGGAATAAAAACGATTACACGTTCTGCCTCACTGCCCTGCATCTTATGAATTGTGATTGCATAAGCCAGCACAAGGTCTTCTCTGTGGGCAGCAGTAATGTCCACTTCCTTCCCGTCAATCTCAACAGTGATTGTTCCCTTACCGTTGATTTTTGTAACAATACCAATATCTCCGTTGCAATACTTCTTTGTGTTTTTGACAGTCATCACTTTATCGCCAACATTGAAGTCTGCTTCTCCCTTTTTCAGATACGCATTTATCTGTGCGTTCAAATTGTTGTACGGTGACAGAATTTGTGTATCTTCATTATTCGTCATGATGATTTCTCCAATATCATCAAACCCAATCAATTCCATATGAAAACCTGCTCCGTTTCGGAGAGGCTTCTCCTGCAAAACATTGTTTGCGTTCTGTAAAATATCAGTCCCTTCTTTTTGTCTGTGATTGATTTCCAGTCGATATACTTCCAGTTCCTTCATGAAATCAAAGAACGGTTCACCATACCCAACAGGGTAAAGCTGATTGTGGTCTCCCACAAAAATCACCTTGCAAGTCGGGTCAGTCGCACAGAGCAGGTCATACATTAAAGCCGTATCAATCATGCTGCTCTCATCGACAATAATCAGTCTGTAAGGCAATTTATTTTCTGCCGTATAGAACGTGTACTCTTCTTCCGGATTCTTTCTCAAAGCCTTGTGAATCGTGGCAGCAGGCATATTTGTCTTTTCTGCAAGTCTTCTGCTGGCTTTTCCTGTTGGAGCAATCAGAAGTACATTCTTCTTTGCATAGTAAGTGGTATAGCAATCAATCAGTGTTTGAATCACTGTTGTCTTTCCTACGCCTGCACCGCCTGTAATTACGCATGGAAGGCTTGTTCGCAATCCCCACAGCGTTCTGAGTTGTTCCTCTTCCAAGCCTTTATCTTTGACGGAATTAAAAAAGTTTTGTACCTCTTCTTCTGTCAAAAGCTCGTATTCCAGCTTCTTTCGACTTTGAATATCAGTACGAATAAAATCCTCTTTTTTCTTCATCTCAGAATCCCATACAGTGCCGTTTTTCAAGCCATATCGTTCTGCCTGCAAGCACATCATTTTCAGCGTAACCATCAATTGCTGATACGCACCTTCCTGCTCTACCGCAGAAAAATACCCAAGAAACTCTTCGATACCATAGGAGATTTTTCGCTTGTTTCTGGCATTCTGGATTATCTTGCGATTGATTGCATCTACTCTGGTCGGCTCTTTCGCATCGTCCACAACTTCCTTGTGAACTCTATCTGCTTCGCCAAACGGTAACACAGAATAAATTTCTTCCAGCGAAAGTCTGGCAGTGTTCCACCCAATCCCATCACTTTTCAAAATGAGATGCCGTTCCAGAACAGCTTCGTATTCGTCTGGATTTACGTTTGCTCTCTCCAGAGCAGTGATATTTCTTTCGTCCAGAGTAAGCTCATAGTCCAAAACATTATCCGCTTCGTCCAGTTCCATTTGAATGAATATACCGTGATACAATTCCGGAATATTTCCTACAACACGGAAGCTCTTCTTTCTTGTGCCGTCCAAAGCAATAACAACAGCACTTCGACCATGTTTTGTGCCTCGTCCTGTTGCTTTCAGCACCATATAAGTATTCAATTAGCACACCTTTTTTCACGTTATATTTGTATTATTATCTTATCATTTTGCACTTCTCATGTCGTGTATATCTGCTTTTATATACATAGAAAATACAATCCAAAATTGTGCAAATAATCGTCATTTGGGTATAAAAAAATCCGCACAAGAAATAAGCCCTTGCACGGATTCTTTTTTGTCATATTAAGGAGTGTCTGCTTTAGAGAAATGCAGAGCCGTCATAGTCACTGTCGTCCTGCTCTTCTTCGTCCGGTGTTTCATAAGACAGTTCGTCAAACTGCCTGTAGCCCCGAAGGACTTCTTCACTGTAATCAGAAATTTTGCCGAGAATCTGTTTCACCTTGATTTCGTCTTCTACGTTTTTCAGTAAAGTGGCGTTGGACTGAATATCACGGAACTTATCTGCAATGTAGCTCCTTATCTCGTAAGCCTTGTCTTCTAATTCGTGCTGTTTCACGTTGCATCACCTTTTTCAGTTATTTTCTTCTGTGCTTGATTCTGTATCAGGCAAGCTTTCCTGCTCCGTTTCTTCGGAAGATTCTTCACTGGTTGCGTCTGTTTCGGAATTTTCTCCAGTGTCAGCAGTATCTTCCGGAGATTGCGAAACCTTCGCTTCTTCTACCACGCCGACCAGACTATTGATAACAACCATGTCTTCCAAGCTCTTTGTGATTGAGGAATCCGCATCAGAACGTGCATAAATGAAACGCTCATAGCTGTCAGAAAGCTTGTTGTAGGTAGTTGCCACCAGAATGCCGTCCTTGTAAACGATTGCCTGCTGGAGAGCCTTGTCTTCAAACACCCACTTTTCATTCATGTCCGCAGGAGCGTGGAAGAACATACTGTCTTTTTCTCCGTAGTAGAACGCAACGTCACCATACTCATTCATGAACGGATATTTCTGCATCAATTCGTTTTTCTTGATGTTTGCGTTCAATTCTGTAGCAGACGTGCTTTCAACTTCCGGAAGTTCTTCATAAGGCGTAAAAGTGCTTCTCATACCATCTTTCACAAGCTTAGAGTAGTAGAACTCTTTTACCTCACGATTTCGCATATCCACATACTGCACGGTATCAGATTTCTGCGAATCTTTCTTTTCTGTCTTTGTCGCCACTTCTGTTTTGTCGCCATTAACAGGCTTCAAAACAACAACCAGCCGTTCACGATTTGTCTGAATTGCAAAAGTGTCATCATCAACTCGCTGATACTCAAAAAGTTGCGTTGTGATGTCAGGTAACGTAGCATCTACTGTTGCAGTAGCATATGCCTTGCACCAATCCTTATCGCAGTCATATAAAATTCTGTAGTTTGCGGTTAAACCTGTAGAATTATCGCTCGACATAAGCAATGGGTCTGTGATGCTTACTCCGGCTACACTATAATCATCTTTCTCATTTCTTGTAACCTTTGCGGTAAGTCCCTCATCTCCACCTGCGGAAAAAGAACTTGTTTCACTTGCCATTTGAGAAATAACTGTGTCCCAGTCTGTTTCTTCCTCATTGAACCACTGTGTGTCTGTGATGATTGGTGTGTCCAAAAAAGTGGACACAAAATCCTGATAGCCGTCTGCTGTCCAATATGAGTTAGGACTGGTTTCTCGTACAGCGGTGTTGTTGGATTTCATCTGCTCCATAACATTCAAAACGCTATCCTTCAATGTCAATGTGCGAATCACGCCACCACGATAGTCGTTCTGCTGTAATTCCTGACCTGTTTTGTCTGTGGCATTCGATGTCTGAGTGCCTGCACTGCCAGAGCCACAGCCAACAAGAGAAAACGTCAGACCTGCTGCCAAAACAGCAGAAGCAATCCGTTTGTTCCATTTGTTCATATAATTTCCTCGTTTCTGTTTAATAAGAAAGGGGCTAACTTTTTCAATTAGCCCCTTCCGTTGTGAAGTCTTACTTATTCACCCTGTCGTTTGGGTTTTCTTTTTGAATAAAAGAATGTATGCAAGTATTTATTCACCCACAATCTTGATGGCAACCAGAATGGACTTCAATGCAGTCATAACAATGCCTGCCAGAGCCATGATAATGCCCTTGGTCTTTGCTTCCGGCTGGTTCTGCATAAAGGACATTACAACCTCATAAACGCCGTACACAACCAGTGCAACGCCGACAAAGCGAGTAATGGTCAGCAAAATGCCGATAATCTTGCCCATCATCGTGCTTGCATCGGTGCCTCCATTCGCTGTCACCTTAACATCTTCGCCGAAGCTTGCAAATGCTGTTGTAGCACTCATGCTCGCCATAGCAGACATGATGCCTGCACCAGTCATAATCTTGCGGAACAGACCGCACTTCTTTTTCTTAGTAGTTGTCATTGCTGTAGTCTTCATCTCAAACAATTCCTTTCTGTATGAAAAAATGTGTGTTAGAACAATCACAGCTTTATGAGATAAGCCGTTCTTTGTCCTGCTTATTTATCTTAGCTGGCGGTGCTGTTTGAATAACATTCCACTCATCAGCAGGGATAACATAGTCATCGCCGTATTCCTTTTTGATTTCTTCGGGGTCGTACACAAAGTCTGTTTCATTGATGTAACATTGTGTACTCAGCTTTTCCCTTCCAACCGTTCGGAGAAAATCCCAAGCAGGCATTCCATACGGTTTGAAAAAACCAAAGAACAAAATCAATCCGGCAGGCGGTATTGCAATTTCAATGCTTCCTGTCAGCTTGTAAGTCAAAAATCCTACAGCCGCACCAGCAGCAAGAAACGCCGCTTCTTTGAAGGAGAAATTGCCAATATCCTTTGTTTTGTATTTTCTGATGTCTTGTCCAATCAGAATTTCCATTGCCTTTCACTCCTTTCACTATATATATGTAAGAATTAAAGGAAAAACGGAGCGTTTCTGCTCCGTTTCTGAAAATTATTTTGTGAACTTTTTTCTTTTACGCTCCAAGTGCTTCTTTGCTCACTTGTTTTGCAACATTAGATGCTGCAATTGCTGCAAACGGTGCTACCAGATACATCAGCAAGCAGCTCAATCCTGCCACGATGTCAGGGTCGCCACCAGCACCTGTAAGAGCCGCCAGCTGTTCTGTTGTCATCGCAGTCGCAAGTGTTAAAGCAATCCGAGGCAACGCAACCAGTGCCACACCATAAAGCCCAAGTGCAAGGAATCCTTTGATATAGCGAATTGCGTTGGAGTGTCTGCCACCATAAATGTCAGCCACTGCAATCGGCAAAACAGAAAGTCTGAACAGCAGTTCCAACTTATACATCATGCCCTTGTACCACCATACCAATTTCAGTACCAATCCGATAATTGCTGTAAGCATTAGGATAATCAGCACAACAAGCAAAATGAAGAAACCAAGTTTCCCAAACATCTCCATCAGCTTTGTCATGACTTCTGCAAGGTCGGCTTGTGTTGTATCTCCGGCTTTTGCAAGATTTGAAATTTTTGTGATGAATGTATCATTGAACATGATAATGCTCGAAACAATTTTTCCGCTTTGTGATATAACTGCAATTGCAACCATCAATTTCAAAAATGGTGCAAAGAAGCTCTTCATCGTCAAATCTCTGCCTTCCAAGGCGAGCTTTTCGTTCATTTCCATCAGGAAATAGACCAAAGTAAAAGCAATGCCTGCAATAGCCAAATAGTTGTATATTTCTTTGACAATAGAGGTCATTTTATCCCAGTCTCCACCGCCTTGAATTGTGACATACTTTGCGTCAAGGCTACACGCCTGTGCAATTACTGTTGTCACCAAGTTCAGCACCCACTCAACCGCTTTTTTCATATGTTTTTGCTCCTTTCGTTGAATTATGTTGTAGGCATTATGCCTGTAACATCTTTTTCTTCATCTGTATTCAGATTCCTGTAATACAGCTCTGCATTGATTTTCTTCTTTTTGACTGCCTGAACGTCTTTCCAACGGCGATGCTCTGTCAAAAGAAGCTTTCTGCAAACGTAAGGAGTAACATCACGAATAATGACAATCTCATCATCACGATTTTTCGCAGGGTCATTGATAGCACCGATTTCATCAATGCTCATGAGGTCTACTTCGGTCGGCGTGTATGACGTTGATACTCCTGATTGACTGGACGATGTTGACTTCTGACGAATTGTAGTCTTGCCAAGCATTTTCTGAATCTGTTCTTTATCTTCCTTTAAGATAGAACCAAGGAAAATCGTTGTATCTACATTGGCAAGCACGGTTTCATGTTCTCCGTCCTTATACATCGTTTTCAGCTGTCCAATATCCTGAATTACTACATGAGAGCCGATGCGGTACTTACGGCTTGTTGACAAAATCGTTAAGAAGTTCGGGATTTCACCGATATTCTTAAACTCGTCCAGCAAGAAGTTGATATGAATAGGAAGCGAAGGGTCGCCACCAGCAAACTCATCTCCAGCCCATATGTACATCTTGTCCATATCTTTGATAAGTGTTTCAAGCGGTTCTCGAAGAACGCTGGACTTGTAATACTTCATTCCTTTTCGTTTGCCGGAAGCATCTTTTTCCGGTGAATTGAAAGCAATGTGATAAATAGAAGTGTTATTCACATAGGCTTCTTCAACAATATTATCCTCTGTCACAGTCTCATAAAACATCTTTGCTTCTTCTTCGGAATCGAAGTAATCGAACACCGGAGTTCCCACTCTGTACCCGATATGCCATTTTCCCCGAAGCTTTCGCTCTCCCAGTTCATAAAGCCGTCCATACAGCTGCGAATACAGCATCGCAATCAAGAAGTTGAACGCCTGATGCGACTGCGGAATACCAAGAAACAGATACGACTGCTGGGTTGCCATCTTGTCAATGTTGATATTCATGTTCTTGTACTTCTTATTGGTGCGAGTAATCATGTCCACTTCATAAGTGGAGAATATCTGCAAATCGACCGCTGTAGTAATCAAGATGGTATTTGCTGTCTTCTGCGGAGCAATCAGGAACGTATCATAATACAGCTTTGTTTTGTTGTTCGGGAAACGCTTGAAGAAATCGTCCAGCCGACAAGTAAGAGGTGATTTTGTTTTTCCATCATCGCTTACCTTTGCTTCCTGAACCAATTTCAAGATTGTAGAAAAGCATCTTCCACCGTTCAATCGCTGTGTTCTGCCACCTTTGATGCCTTCACAAGGGAATCCATCAAGGAGCAGGTCTTCATCTTCTTCCAGAACATAATAAATCAGTGCCGTCATGAATGCTTTTTCTGACTTGTCCCAGAAGGGGTCTCCACCGCCAGCTTCCTTGCCAGCCTTCGCATTTTTCATGTAAAGGTCTACCAGAATGTTGACCTGTGTTTCTGAGATGTTGCCATAGCTGTCAAACACATTCTCCAGCGGATTATAATTGTTAGACAGCGTAAAGTCTGAGGCATTGAACAGGAATACGTTATATCCTTTGGAAAGCAGATACGGTGCAAACGAACGAAAAATATCTCCGGAAGGGTCTGTGACCACCATAGAGCAGTTTTCCTGCAAGATGTTCGGTTTGATATATTTGAACGTCTTACCTGTACCAGTGCCACCGATAACCAGCACATTCGCTGAACGGTTGACTTTCTTGTTATTTAACGACAGCCCCAAATATTCGCCTTTGTATACGCCAAACAGCATATTGTTGTCGATATAAGAGCTGTCTTGTACTTTACTTTTTGCCAAAACTTACCCTCTTTTCTCTTTATTTTTCCATGAACTTATTCTTGTACACCTTAAAATCCCTTGAAGTGCCAAGGTGAGAAGAACCATGCTCATGTCCAACACGAGATTTTTTCTTCGCATCAGAATCCAGCCAGATAAACAAGCCGATTACGCCAAGGATTCCTGCTCCGATTGCAAACGCTCCAAAGAATGTTGCCGTGTCAAGTGGTGTTACTGAAATCGGTAGATTTTCTACTGTAAGCCAACTAAATGTGCATGACATAACACCGTTTGTCTTGCCACCTTTATAGTTGTAATAAGAATTTGCTTCCACGCCAAAGAAAATTCCTACTGCACAGCAGGCTATCAAAAACAGGAACAGCTTTTTCAAGCCACCGCCTTGCGTTGACGGCTTTGCAAAAGACACTTTCGGCATCACAGCTGAATTTTTGTACTGCCGAGCATGAGGGTCTTTCGGAGAAGTTCGCTCCAGTTCCTCTGTTGCTCCCTTTAACGCATCGAGAGCAATTCGTTTTCCCTCAATTTCAAGAGCCTGCTTATTGTCTTCTGATTCTTTTTGCAATTTTTCATTCTGCAAATCTTCTGCCGTTGCATATCGCACTTCGTCCTCGTGAACAACGTCTTCTGCTTTTACAGATTCATCAAGGACATTCTGTACTGCATTTGTCTGTGATTGAGAATCCACAGACTTCTGTAAATTTGCAACCGTGTCCATATGTTTCGCCTGTTCCTGTGAAAAGAATCCTTTCTTTTCCATGTTGGTCATGACAGAAGTATCACAAATATTGCCGATTGTTTCGTAATCTTCGTCCTCGTCATTTGAGGCAGCAGGCTGTTGCTCCGGCAAAGAACCAGTGGCGAATATGTCTTCATAATCTTCTGTGAAGTTGCTAAACTTTTTTTCGCTCATTGATTTTTCTCCAATTTCCAAGTTTCTTCTGTGAAGTTGTCAGGTACAACTTCTTCGATGCTCTCTGCCGCCTTTTTGATGATGTAAAGCACCAGCTTAAATGTCGATGTCTGGTCAAGTTCCAATGCACGATACAGCAATTCTTTGTGCATCTGTTCATCAGAACCTTTTGAAGTGTAAAAGACGGAAAATTCTTTGTCCTTATAAGAAATTTCCCATGCTCCGATTTTGCATTCGCCATGAAGTACATAGTCCACAAAATACATAAAGCCGATGTCCTTCGCACTCTCCACTGGTTCAGCCAGATTGCTGGAAACAACACACTGTTCTGTAATTACCATCAGCTGAGAAATTACGCCCATGTCATTGATATACAATGGTTTGTTGGATTCCTTCGGCATATAGGTATGAATTACCTCTGTGTTGGAATACAACTCATAAGACTGCATCGAGCAAATTACTGGCGTATGGATTTCTGCCAGTTCTGCTTCGATTCGCTGAACGTCCACAAATTCACTGGTTACACCATAAATTTTCCTGAGTTCTACGCCAAACATTTTGTTTTGTACAGTTTCTACTGCACATTCCACCTTGTCCAAGTCGTATTTGTTTAGGATAAGATACAGCAGTAAGATTCGCTCTTTGTTGTCTTGCCTGCGGTATTTATTGAACATTTCTTCTGCCATAAGAAGCACCTCTTTCTGTAAACAGGCATAACGATGCCTCTACCCTTTATATGTAAGGTTTAAGGGAAAAACAAAACAGCCCCTGTGGAATGATTCCACAAGGACTGCCTTGCAACATTATTGCTTATTTTTCTTTACGAGCTTCCTCAAATGCCTTGTACTTGTCACAATCAAAACGATAAAGCCAAGTCTTGCCATCAGGATTCTTCACATAGTAGTATGTTTTTGTTTTACCGATATTGCAAAGTGACGTTGCATCGGTTCTACGCAGATAAATCGTGCCAATATCTTTGTTCGGACTAAGGTCTACCGTCAAAGACTGTCCTGCTTTAATGGTTGTACCATCAGACAATTCCAAATCTTCGTTCAGTTCACCGATGTAAACAACTGCCAAATCTCTCTTCATCATCAGCAGTGCTTCGTTTGAGCCAGAATTGTTGATTTCATTCACATCATTTGCATCAATATTTACATTATCGCTGCTCACCAATGCTCCAGCACTAACGCTTCTGACATGACGGATAATGTCCGCTGGCAAATACAAGCTTGCACTCGGAGACTTGATTGCCTTCGAGTTATCAATCGTGTTGCTCTGAGTTGCTGTCTGTCCTGTCCATGAAGAATACATACGAATGAAATCCCATGCTGTTCCGGCAGTGCAGTTTGCATTAAAGTTTCTGTCAGCAGCTACACAATAGCTCTGAACCAGACCATGATTATGTCCATCTTCATCATTGTAATGAGCCTTGCCGACCCAGCTAAGAGCAATTCTTACCGCCTGTTCTCTGCTGTCATTAAAGCTTGAACCGTACTTCTTTTTCAAAGCATCTACGATTTTATCAATGTCTTCCTGACACAGGACTTTTGCACCGAGTTCAGTCGGAATGTCAAATTCATATACATCTTGCCAATCCATCGTCTGCCTCAAAACCGCAAGCGTCATGTTATCACCATTCCAGCCTTCGTAGTCGTCCCAATCCTTTGTACCAAAGCAGTTTGAACCCTTCAAAACCATTTCATCAACGTCAAAGATGTCTCGGCATAGATACTGCTTATTTTCTTCACTGTCGGATTCACCAACAACATGGAAGCCTTCTTTCCAATTGCCACCTTCCACATACAAGTTCAGTCCATAGCTGTGTCCCATATAACTTCCTTGTACATCAGATGCTGGTGTTTCACTGCCACCAGACCAAGCCGCATCAGAAACAGTGCCACTGTAGTTCACTTTATCCGTAATCACCTTGCCACGAATTTCATCATATCTGTCATCAGACCAATCCATCTGAACAGGGAACTGATAATCTTCGTTGTATGTGCCAACAAGTGCAAGCTGTTCGTTTGTCATGGAGAATACGTTGCCTCTGGAGATAACACCAAGATGACCGCCACAATACTGGTAAGAATGTCCCTTACACTTTCTTGTCAGAGTAGTTGTACTATCTCGGTATATCTCAATAGAGCCATTCTCATAGCGATACTGTTTTTTATATTGTTTAATGTTTGTATTCACTTGAATTGCAACTCTATACCAGATTACGCTTGTGAGCAAATCGTATTCATCTTGATACGATTGTCCAGTATATCCTCTCGCCGTCAACACTCTGCCAATCATGTAATTAAGGTCGTCCCAGCTCATGTAATTTGTAACAAAAGTAGTGTTGATATGATACACATTACCGCCTGCCTGATAACGATTTTTCACTTTTTGATATATTTTATCAATCGTTAGGTAGTTACCAGAGCTATCTTTCAAATAGTTATTGGCAAAATCATTCACGTCTTCATTTTTCGGAATTGGCATATAAAAATATGCTTTCTCTTTTCCGTTAATGTTATTGTAATTTGTCTGCTCTGCTGACACTTCGTCTTTCCAAGTATCGTTTGTCTTATCTGTAATCAAATGTGTGCTATCTGTATAATCAAGAATGGGAACTTCTGCTTTTCCGCCTTGCTCATACACATAGCCGTTTCCGGTTGTGTATTTTGTGGCATTTTGTATGTATACACATCTTTTTTCCTGCTTGGACGATGTTTGAACTACATTGGTTTTCAATGTGCCAACATTCGGGTTGGAATTACTTTTGGTCGCAAAATCTTTTGTTAGTCTTGTGACAGAGTAATCTCCTTCCTCTCGGTAAATGTGATAAGCGTCATCTGGCAAATGGTATGTATCTCGATAGCTTCTCAATTTGTTCGATATATCTGTTTTCGCACCACTTTCAGAATCGAACCATTTGCCATTTTTGTTTTGCAAGTTGTAATTGAATATACCACCACTGATTCTAGCACTGCTCGGATTAACAGTCTTGCTGCTCCAACACTTGCCACTGTGATTGCTTATCCAAGTAACAACTGCATCAAATGTTGTTTTGTTACTCGTCATACCAGACCATAAACACAGGTCGTTCTTACTGCCGTTAAGGTTTTTGTTCGTATCAACAGTAATATCAAAAGCACCTGCATGATTGGTGTAATAGCGTTTGAAGTCAGAGCCAATGATATAAGGCTGAGGGCTGTCGTCCGAACTACTTTCAATACCAACATAGAAATCTTCTACTTTTGGATTCGTGCAATAGCCCAGCTCTGCTGCCTCACTTTCTGACAAACTATCAATTTCGTACTTTGTCCCATCAACCTTTACAGTAGGATTGCCTAAGCGACTGCAATACTTCACGGTATAATCCCACGTCTGCTGATGTGATGCAGAAAACAGCGTTGCAGTATAGTTCTGCAATGTTTTGTAACTAAAGGTTGTTCCAGAAGCATCTGCCCATGTAATGTAATTCGGCTCAGTATCTTCTTTGCCACCAAACAAATTTTTGACAAACTCGCTGATGTTATTTCCTAACATCTTGAAAAATCCGGTGAATCTGTTTTTGAAGTTTTCCCAATTCAATTCCGCAGGAGACATTCCCAGAACATCGCCTAATTCTTTATCAGAATTTGCATCTGTTTCAAACTGGTACATTACATCAGTCATAGAGATAATATCTTTGATATTGCTGGTGTGTCCGCTTTCTGTTGAAGAATAGTACACTGCTTCATCGGCACTGGGACTGAGCTTTCCATAAAGGTTCGCATTTGCAGTCATTCTCAGCTCTTTTTCGCCATTGTAAGCATCAAGATAAGTAAGATACTTGGTGTTGTTTGACAATGATGCCACAGCATCTTTCTGATGCCACGGATTGATAGCGATTTGAGTGTCAGCTTCAAGCAGATTGTCAAAACGCTTCAAATAGTCGGAATAGCTCATGCCCTTTGTGCCATAGGTTACATTTGCTTTATCGTCCCACAAACCTTCATAGTCAACAATCGTGTCTTTCCATGAGGTTTCCTGTTCTTCCAGCGATTCATACAGCTTATAGCATACAGTATCTTTGTAGGTCTTTGCTGCAAGGAAGTTGGTGAAAGATTCAATAATAGTCATCACAACAACGAACATGGTCAAGGCTGTCGCAACAAACAAAATGCCGATTGCCACATATTTACCGATTACCAGCATCGCCTTTGAAACGCCTGCCTGTACTTTCTGCACCAGCATACCGACTTTGCTGTTCATAAACTTTGCTTTGATGCCGTTGATTTTGCCTCTTGCTTTACCGAACACGCTGTTTTCAGAGCGTTGCAGTCGAGCCAACTTTTTTTCCTGCTTTGCAAGAAATCTTTCGTTACGCTTCGGATTCGGTTTTGCGGCTTTCTTTGTTGTCGGCTTCTTTTTCGGTGGCTTTACAGAATCTACATTTTTCAGCCTGTTTGTCTTTTTCACATTGGCAAACTTTGCTTTCATTGCATCTTGATGCTTCTGAATCGCCTTGACGGTATTCTTTACACCGTCAGTGGTCTTTCTTGCATATCTGTAAGTCTTTGTACCACCGCTTATCATAGCTCGCATATCTTCATCATTGCCAGCAAGCTTTGTAGCTCCAGACATACCTTTCTGAGCCAGCTTTGCGGCAACACCAATATCCAACGCTCCCCATGCTTTCGGATTATTTAACTGCATCAGTGCGTTTCTGGTGCTGTTGCTGATTCCCAGTTCTTTCAGTTGCTTCGCTGTAAGATTACCCAGTGCTGCCACATCAAACTTGCCTGTAGCAGTGATAAACTGATAGCCTTTGCTCTCTGCTCTTTTCAGAAATGCCTCATTGATTTTCAGGACATCAGCTCTTGTAATGCCACCTGCAATAAAATCAAGGTTAAGGTCTTTTTTCAAGTTCTGAGCAAACTTGTCATATCTTGCGAAAATAGCTTTTTCACCGTCAGACAGCTTCACCTTATTGCCAAGTGATTTCAGCACTTCCGCATCATCATCAGACAATTTGATTTTGCCTGTTTCCGCAGCGTGTTTCATAGTCTCTGACCATTCAGACAGCACTTTTTTCTGGTGATATACCGAGATGCTTTCACCTCTCATCACCTTTTCCAGCACTTTTCTCTGTTCGGCGGTAAACGAAGACTTATTCTTCCGGATAAAGTCAAGCTCCGGCTGTGACAATGCAATTGTTACAGATGCTCCTAGTGCAATTGCACCTGTGTTGATGGTGTTTTTAATCTCGTCCAGAGAGCCACCATCTCGGAAGCCAGACTTCGTAACGACTGGAGCAGCATATTCCTGCCGATACAGGTTGTTTTGAATGGTCTGTGCATTACGAACCATTCTCTCCTGCTTCTCGCTGATATGTTCTGTAGCAATTTTCTTCTTCTTTTTATAGAAGCCTCTTGCCTGATACTCACGGCGAATAAATTCGTCCGGATTTCTGCCACTTTTGATAAAGTCGGCATATCGCTTGTCTTCTTTCTTGTCGAAAGCGTCCTTACGTTTCTTCTCCTGCTTCGCAAAGTCAGCAAGTTCATCTTGATGTGTAGCATAATATTTGTCTTTCTTTACTTTGTACGCATCATCGTATTCCCCTTGCTTTTCTTTTACCTTTTCTTTTCTTCGAGCAGATTCCTGCAAAATCTGTGCCGACTGTGCAACACGCTTATGATGTTCAGCCAGCACCTTGCCCTTGATTTTTTCATCAGTAACAATTTCGCCGTTGATTACAACCATATCATTGCCAAAAACAATTGCCTTGCCAATGCCACGATTTTTCTGAGCCGCACCCAGTCGCATTGAAGAACTGCTTCTTTCAAATGTTTCCTGTCGAAGTGTAGCCTCTTCAAAGATTCGCTTATTGGTCGCTACAGCACTGTACTTTGCAAGGTCGTTTACAGCATTGATGCTCTTATTGACTGTTTTGCCGAACAGTCCCATCTGTCCAAACGTATATGTGAACAGCTTCTGCTCTTCACTTTCAACAGCTCGCAGTCCACCCTGTTCCTGTTCATCACGAAGTTCCTGTATTTCCTTGCTTTTATCAGACTGCCCATGAACGCCAGCTTGCTTGACATCTATATCTGTCTTTTCTGTAAAGTCTGCAATCAACTGTTCCGCAGATTTTGCCACATTTCGATAATGTTCCTGCGGTTTTGCAGAAGCACCATGTTTGTCATCAGTCTGAAACTTTTGATTCAGTGACTGAACAGCACTTTCCGTCCTCATAAAGCTTGCCTTGCTTGCCAAGCTCTTTGCTTCTAAACTGCCGTTAGAATCCCACTCTGTACCAGTCTTCGCATGAAATTCAGTCGCAATATCGTGCATAGCATTCTGATAGTCCAGAAACATCTGCCGTTCATGCGGAGTGGTGATTTTTCCTTTTTCCTGAATCGTTTCCATTGCTTCTGCAACGTCAGGGCGGTCTTCCAGAAACTGCCCCATAAACGTAGAATCCATGCTCTTCTGAACAAACGATTTCTCATTTTCGTTCAGTCGAACCGATGTCATCTCAGGCTCTTTTTGCTGTGTCAAATTGACACTTTCAGCAGCAGAAACCGCACCGCCAAAAGAATTATTTGTCAAAGCCACAAACTCTTGCATGATTCTGCGGTCATTATCATTTCTTACTTCACCAGTTTCTACGATTCTTTCCAGCGTTTTCATGTTGTCGTAATTACTCAAAAAATCACTGTACGGAGTAGTTGGTGCTGTATTCTGCGATTCTGCTGATGTTTCTTCAAAACTTGAAGTGTACCCAGAATAAGAAGGAGATGGTTGAGACTGACTGTCTGTATGTACAGGCTCTGGAGCTGTACTCGGCATAGAAACAGGCTCATTGGAAAACGGATTCGTTTTTGCTTCCTGTGGCTCTGCTGTAGCTTTATCTGCAACCGTTGTCTGCTGTGATGTGAAATCTGGCTCTAAACCTTTGGGAATGTACCCTGTGTTATCATTGTGCTGTGTCGAACCATAATCAACAGCTTCATCTGGTTGAACATCTCCATATGCAGAAAAAGGTTCTGTAGAAGACGTACTTTCCATGCCGAATGAGCTGTTATAGCTGTTTTCCGGAGCAGGTGCAACGGATTCTGCCTCAACCTGAGCATTTTCTGTAGTTTCTGCCTGCATCGGGTCTGCTACCGGAATATTCTGGTCATATACAGGCTCTGCTGTATCAGTATGCTCCGTATAAGAACTTTCGTAAGTGTCCGGCTCGCTATAGGCAGGTTCTGCTTCCGGAACAGGTTGGGCTGCTGCCTGCTGTGGTTCTGCGGTAACATCTGTAACAGCTTCCGTCATTTCCGGTTCAGCTGGCTTCGGCTTTTTTGCCTCTTCCTGTGCAGCAACATTCTCCAGTTGTCTGCGAAGGAAATCCTGCTCATCATGATTCAGCTTTGTTACCGTAGGCTGTTCCTGCTCCGGTTCAATCTTTTCACGAATCATAGCAGTTTTCGGAATTTCCACCATGTATTCGCCGTTGATTTTGACCGGAGATACCACGACATCATTTACGCCTTGGTCTTTCATGTACTGTGCAAAGTATAAAGCCTGATTCTTTGCACCGACAGCTCCGGAAAAAGCAACACGCTCATAGTCGTCCGGATTGTAACCACCACGCTGCTTTTGTTCCTGCTGACGTTCCTCATCTTCGTAAGGGTTGTAATCAGCTTTTTTCTTTGCAGCGTCTTCTCTTTCTTGTTCTTTTATATAGTCCTCATGAAGTCTGCCGAACATTTCGTCAGTTTCTTTTTGGACTTCGTTATTTGCAATCTTCTGCAATTTGCTTGCAACCTCTGATGTAGCATTCACACCAAAGTTAAAAAATTCGATTGCCACGCAATTTCACGCTCCTTTCATACGTTACTGTTACTGTGGATTGGTAAACATATCTGTATTCAGGAAATCATCATTTGCATCGTAGTTTTCGTCTGCATCGTCCGGCTCATCAGAATAATCGCCTTCGTCTGCATCGGTGTTGATGCTGCTTTCTTCTTCATTTTCCAGCTCGTATTCAATGTCATACATTGACACACTTTCGATTCCGCAAGCAACGCTTTCCAACGAAAAGACAAATGACAGGTCGGAATCACCTTCTCCAGACATGAAAATCGGCTGGAACGCAGACAAACAGTAAGCAGTTCCTTTATCCAGTTCAGAACGACACATATCCAGTACGAAGATATAATCGTTTGCTTCGCCTTTCTTGAACTGGTTCGTGCCTCTCTGCAAAACAGTGTTCCACATAGTTCTTGCCTTCTGAGAACTCTTTCTTCTGGAATTGTGCAGTGTAATGAATACAAACTGTCCGTTAATCTGCACGGTAGTCCGGTTTTCTGTTACGGTCTGCTGTAAGTCTACATAGTTGTATTCACCATCTTTTCGCTGTACTGCCTGCTTCATGGTAATTACTGCGTGAGAATCATGAAGCTTGGACAAGATGGTTGAAAACTCTTCAAAATCACTGTCTGTAGACAGTTCTGTCAACTTTCTCATGTATACTCCTTTCACTGGCGAACCAGATTGATTGCAACTTTATCCGCATGAACTTCGTAGTCTGCTCCATCTATGGCAATCAGTCCGGATTCCTGATATTCGGCTGTTTTTTCATTATCATTCCAAAGGGCATATTCATATGTGCCTCTGGTGTTTGGCTTTACAGGGAACAGAGAAACGCCACGCTTGACACGTTTTCCGAAGGAAGCAGGAATACAGTTTCCCTCATGCACATCAATCGTGATGTCACACTGTCCTTTGTTCTCTCGCTCTCCGAAGCAGGACACATTCATATGTCCTTCATTGTCGAATCTGGAAGAAATCATAAATTTCATACCATCAAATCCGAAGCTGACACTTGTGCCGCTGTAGATTCGTGTTTTTACGAAGTCATCAACAACAACGACCATATTCAGAGATGCAAGACTTTCTTTATATTCAGTCGGGAACACATATGCTGTCACCGTTCTGGCAGCTGGCTCAGTCTCTTCCAGATGTACTGTGGCATACCACATTGTTTCCCTGTACTTACAGGTATCTGTTTCCTGCAAGTCAGCTGGGGTGTTGCCTTTGTTTCCGACAATCACATCATCTCTGGCATCTGTATATGCCTTTCCAATTTTCTCTGCTTTATAGTGGTACATCATTTCTTTGCCACGTTCGCAGAGCTTCGTGTAGTTCTCTTTGGTTACATAGGTGTCTTCTACAATTCCATAGTAAACTGTAAAAAAATCCTCGTTTCCTGATTCCAGCATATTCTTCAACTTTGAGAACTCATTCTCCGTGACAAACAAATTGAATTTATTGCCACTGATTCGGAAAATATAAAAATTGTCTCTCAATTGAAGAAATGCTTTTCTTAACACACGAGAACCAAATCCATACCCTTTTTTCTCATTGCTTCTGGTCACGTCTACACTGATGCAAGCAAGATAGTATTCAGCCGTAAGATGCTCCGCAAAATCACGAAAAGCGTTCTCATTCGGAAAGCCTTCGCTGTCTGTATAGAGCTTCCGTTTCGGGACTGTAATCATTGCTTCACCAGTATAGTCAATGTATCTGTTTTCCATTTGTCTTATCACCTTTTATTGATTATTTCTGGTTCTTATCTTCAATCTCCTTATCTCTAAGGGCATCAAGACTTTCTTCCCATCTGCTATAGCCTTTATGCAAAGGCGTGTCGTTGGAAAGAAGTGCTGCCACTCCAGAAATACTGAAATTTCGGTCATTTAATATCGCTGCAATCTTATAAGCATTTTTGGGAATTGGGTCGATGCGATATTGCTCACAAACCGCCATTATTCTCTGATACTGTGATAGTTCAGCTTTATTGTTGAAAAACATCTTACTTCTCAGCTCGTAAATTTCAAATTTCGCAAGCTGATACAGGCTTGAAGCTTTCTTGCCTTCGTAAATGTCTTTTGCAACGTCCTGATGCTCACATAAGTACAGACAAACATTGGATATTACATCGTCCTTTTCAATGCTCGCTATGTCCTTTGTTAGAGGAATCGACCTTACAGCTCTCGTCAAAGTTTCTAGTATCCATTGCCACATTGGTGTCACCCTTTCTTCTCTCGTTTTCATCTGCTAACTGCTTCAAAATCTTTCCTGCGTCTTCAAGCGTTTTGCCGAGACAAAAACATTCATTGTTTTTGTAAAAGGGAACATCATTGAGGAACGCTTCCATTTCATCTTTGTTAAGCTTCATCTAATCACTCTCCTTATTCAGTTCCGATGGTGTTTCTGGAAAACACGCCAGATTAGGCTATTAGAAACGCACATCGTCCTTGCAATCTCTAGTTATTGCAAAGCCCTTAAATGTGCCACGATATATCATTGTTCCGCATAAGAAATCAGGGAACGAGTACATCATAAATTATAACACATTCAAGGGTTTACAAGGGGTATATCAGTTCAAATAAACACTGCCAATTTTTTCCAGCAGGCTATGCCTTGCTTACAAATCAGCACTTATTCTTCGTCTTCTTTTTCGCCATCAAACTCTTCATTTGCCTTGCGTTTGATAGCTGTTTTTCTTGCTTCATCGTTCGGGTTTGTGGACATGATGTGATACAGTTCACTATCAGTCGGAAGCTTATAGTCAATCGGAATAATTACCGAGTTGTTGTAAATCAGACCAGTACCAGAAGGCTTATCCTTGATGTAATCAATCAGTGCATCAGAGATACCGTACAGGTTCTGGAGCTGCTGTCTGCCGATAGGAGACTGGTTCAGGAAAATGAAGAAGCCTGTGTTGTTGAACATTGCAGTACCCTGTCTGGTGGACAGCAAGTCGGCAACGTCCTGTGTGATACCTGTCATGATACCGCCGTACTTACGAACACGCTTGTAGTAAGCCATTACCGTAGAAGCAGAGCTTTCTGTTTTGAAGAAATGGTGGAACTCATCGAGGTACACCCAGATAGCCTTACCAGTGTGATACTTTTCGTTTTCCTCACGGTTCTTGACAATCTTTGTCCAGATGTTCGACAGGCACACCTTCATTGCCATCTCTGTCATTTTTTCCGGCAGATAGAGCAGGTTGTAAATTGTCAGTCTGCTGTGTCCTTCAATGTTGGTGTGATGAGCGAATACGTTGTAGTTACCAATGCAATACTGCTCAACAGCCAGTGCAACCTTAGTGCCTTCCTGTGTACCGTCAGCCATCAGTTCGTTGTAGAACTCAACCAGTGTCGGACAAATTTCAGTGTCCAGTTCGTCAGACTGTCCTTCTTCACAGCCATCTCTGTGTCGGCGTGTCATCTCTTCAATGTAGTCTTCATACATACGAGTGCAGGCACGATGAATTGCATTTGTCTCATAGATGTTGCACTCTCTGCCTTTACCCAGAATAGATTCAACCAGACCTACCATGTAGTCGCACTTTTCAGCCAGCGGAGTAGCCTTCGGGTCGTCCCATTCCATTGCCATATCGCAAGGATTGATGTGATACTGAGACTTCAATTCAAGGTCGATGGTTCTGCCACCAAAATGTTCTGCAACAACATGGTATTCGTTCTCAGGGTCGAGGATAATCATGTCATCGTTGCCATCGAGCAGGTTCGGGATAATCTCACCCTTTGTGATGAAGGACTTACCAGAACCAGACTGACCAAAGATAAGTCCGTTCGCCAGACGAGAACGCTTACGGTCGTACATAACCATGTTCTTGGAGATTGCATTCGAGCCGTAGAAGTGTCCCTTCTTATCTGTCAGCTCCTGAATGTTGAATGGGAACAATGCACAGGCGTTATCTGATGTCAGCATACGGTCGATAATCACTTTGCTGTTGCCACAAAGGATTGCTGTGTTCAGACCTGCGACCTGCTGCCCAATCAGATAAGAAGGAGTAACAGAATAGTCTGCACACTTTGCTGTGTATTGAGCTGTGATATTTTTGATTTCGTCATCGTCCTTGCCGAAGATAGAAACAACCATTGTAGCGAAGAACAGCTTCTTGCCTTCGTTTACAACATCATGACGAAGCTTACCGGCATCTTCTCTTGCCTGAATCAAATCCTCATTGATAAGGTCGGTGGAGTAACCACTCTTATACGCCTGCTGAGAAGCTTTGATAACGTCAGCCTTTACAGAAGTGTTCTGCATCTTTACAAGCTGGAGAGCCTTCTTACGAGGAACAGGCTTGAACTGAATTACCGTTACCATCTCATAAGGAAGGTTGGTTACGTTGGTAAGAAACGAAGTGTCCAGCTGCTGAGGCAGGTTTGCATAAGCGTAGCTCTTGCAGTATCTTTCATCGTCAAGCTGAATGCACTGTCTTGTCTTTGCAATTACCTGCGGTGCAATCAAGTCCTTGACAGACACACCGGATTTTCTAAGAGCAGGCAAATCGAGGGACAGCTTTTCGTTGCCTTCATCGTCTTTGTGCTTTGCAAAGTAACGCTCAAATTCCTTGTGGAACGGAACGCAGTCAGAGCCACGAAGAATCTTCTGCATTACTGCCAGACGGTCAATTGCGTCCAGCTGTTTCACGCCGACCTTGTTGATGGTCTTTACAGCTTCCTGTAAGGAAACATCTGCGGAGTTAAATTCCATCTCTGCCTGAGACAAACCGTTGGCAGTACGAATGGTAAGCATGATGTATTTTTCCTTGCTGATTTCGTTGTGACCCTCTTCGATTTTCTTGTCGATGATATGGTTATAGTCAGTACGATATTCGTCCAGACCATCGCCAGCTTCTTTCAGATGATAAGCCGCTGTGATGTCTTCCTTTGTGTTACGTTCATTGATAATGATAACGGAAATATCCACATTATCAGGGAAGCGGTTCATCAGCTTTGTGTAGTTGACCAGATAATCAACCTGTTTATCTTCCGGTTCAGTAACAAAGTTACTGTCTATCAGTTTATAAAGCTTGCTGTAGTAGTTGCCGGAAATAATGATACCGTCTTCGGTGATGTAATCGAAGTCGATAATTTCCTGTGCAGTGCGAGCAATTTTCATCGGCTTTTTTCTTGCCTTTGCAGGTGTGTTTTCTCCACCTTTGGTATTCTTCTTTGCAGGGGCTTTCTTCATAAATGCCATTGCAGTTTCTCCTTTCGGTTATGCTTTTTCCTGTGCTTGTTCCTGTGAATCGTTTGCTTTTTCCTTTTCATCTTCCAGATGAATGAAGTAAGATGCTTCAATGTGATTCTTTTCCAGAATTGCACGAGCAAGGTCGTATTCATCGGTTTCCATTTTGTCCATGTAAACACGGCGACCTTTGCAGTCCATAGCTTTCAGTTGGTGTTCCAGCAGAATCAGATTTTCCATCGTTTCCTTTGGACTATCTGTCTTAATGAAAACCAAACTTCTTTTGCTGGTTCTGGACGGTCGAACCGTGATAGGTCTGGACGAGGAACGTGCAAACGATGCTTGTCTTTCCGAATCCATGTCTTCGTCCAAAAACTTTTGCTGAGGCAAAGAACGTGGAGCTTGATTCGGAAGTTCGATGATGACGATTGCATCATCTTCTATCTCAGCGTCCACAAGTGAACCGCTGTAGAAATTCACTGGAGTTGCTTTTGCAGGAACATATTTCTTTGCCTGCATTGCAACAAGTTCGTCTTTTTTCCACGAGTACCCTTGTCTGGTAATCAGACTTTTTAGAACGTCATTCTGATTTTCAAGGTCTGCAATTCTTTGCAGCAACGGATAAATTCCGATGTCGTTTTTTTCAATTCCATAATTCTTTGCAACTGTCAGCATAGAGTTCAGTTCTTTTGCCAGATGCTCCTTCTGCTCTTCCATTTGTCCGATTTGTTTTTTCAGACTTTCGACTTTCATCTGGAGAACAGTTTTGTTGCCACCGTTCGTTGCACCGTTCAAAATTTCTGTCTTATATCCCAGATAGCTTTGAACATAATCACTCAGTCGCTGGTGCATCGTTGAAAGATATTTTCGGGAAATCAAATCCTTGCAGCAGATTCTTTCGGTCGGCATTTCACCGCCGTGGTTTGCCTTCCAATCTTCCAGCGACTTCAAGCATTCATTGCTTGTGAACTGTGGCTGCTCACCTTTCAACACTGGAACAAAATCCAAGTGCATATGCGGTGTCGTTTCATCTTTGTGAACAACTGCATTGACAATGTTTTCTTCTCCAAGGTCATTGCAATAAAAATCATAAACGGCTTGAAAAAAATCTCTTTCATCTTCGTCTTTGACATCTTTCGGGAGTGTCACAACGAACTCTCCAACCACAGTTGTGTTGTTTCGTTTTTTTGCGATAAACACTTCTGACAATCGCTCCTTGACATCTTCCGGTGTCCCTTTTTTGAAGTGATAGTTTTGGTAAGTTCGTTCATTGTCGATGGATTCATTGCTGTGTACAACGCCGTCATTTTGCATACGGTTGTTGTGTAAGAACAGTCGTCCAATGCTGGCAGGCGAGTATTTACTGAATTGTGCCATTCGGTCTGCTTACCGCCTTTCCGCAGGTATATATCTATACCCTCTACCCTCTATATGTAAGGTTTAAGGGAAAAACAGCATCGTACTGCCCTATATTTTTAATATGTATGTATCTTGACATGAAAGGGGTATGTAAAACGGAATGTTTTTGGTGGTTTCTACATAGGTACAGGTATAGCAAGGTATACTTAAAGCTGCTTTCAGGCTGTCCTCGGAGAAAAGAAAGCACAAAAAAGGGAACAGGTGAATTTTTCCTGTTCCCTTTTTCTGTCGGACTGTATTCCGTATTCAGCAAGCTCGTTCCTGATGTGCTTTCAGCCGTTCCACGTCATCACGCAGAGCCATGACCGCTTCTCTTAGCAACTTGTTTTCTTGTTTCAGCAACGTGTTCTGCTGTTTGACCAGACGCTTTTCTTCACGATTTCTTTTCCGAAAATTCTTCTGCCGGATTGCTGTTTGCTCCCGAATAATTTTCTCTCGACAGCTCGGACAACACTCCTGCTTTATCAGCTTATACCAGTTGGTATCTGTTTCACAGCCGATGTACGTTCCACACTGTGTACAGTAGCTGTAAATGACACCGTTGACTTTGCAAAGAGCAGGATTGTTGAAGTCGTAATCAATCTCATATCCATTGTCTGGGTACTGCTTCAACTGGCTCATCTTCGCACTCCCCTTCCGTTTTAATTTCTTCTGAATCTGGCGGTTCTTCTTCCCTTTGCGTTACTGTTTCCGTTATGCCGTTACGTCTTAAATCGCACAAAAGGTCGATGTCAGAAACAATCTCCGAGCGAAGCTTTTCTCGTTCCTCAACAGCCATATCAGTAAAGTGATTTGCTGTTTCATTCAGTGTGAATGTGTACCCTTCTTTATTCTCGGCACTGCTCCAAACACACTTGATGTTTTGCTCGTGTTCATCATCGCACAACTGAGATGATGTGAGTAAATCTTCAATGCTTTTCAAACGATTCTGATTCAGATTCAGTCGTTCAATGATACTCATTGCCTGAACAAAATCAAGTGGCGGATATTCTTTTTCTGTCCGAAAAAATTTATACCAAACAAAGATGCCGAGAGGGATTCCATACACACAAATCACAATCAAAAAATCGTGCAGTGACATGAATGTCTCCTTTCAGATTTCACATAAAGAAAACAGGGCATCGCTTTGATTCTGCAACGCCCTGCTCTTTCACTTTGTTATTTTCTTTATGCAGTTGTGGTTAGGCGTTGTGAGATGCAACCTTTTCCTTGAAAATAGTCCCAGCATTGAACTTCGGAACAATCTTTTCCGGAACTTCAATCGTTTCATTGGTATACATATTGGTAGCAGTTCGTGCTGCTCTCTTGACAGGTGTGAATGTGCCGAAGCCAACAAAAGTAATCTTGTCACCACTGGCGACACACTCTTCAATTTCTTCCAGAAAAGTATTGATGACAGCCTCGGTCTGAACCTTAGTCATGTTGTTCTTCTCTGCTACCTTGCGAATCATTTCTTTCTTGTTCATTTTGAAAAACTCCTTCATGAAAATTATAATTTATAAGAGCCACGATAATTTTTTGTGGCAGTTATTACGTTTACTTTTTACCCCAGCCAGATGATTTTCCCCAGCCGGAAGAACCGCTTGACGGTTTGGAATTGCCCCAGCTGTTTCCAGAACTCTTTGCTTTTTCGGAAGATTTTCCGGCAGCAGTTTTCTTCTGAGGCGTGTCCACAAACTCAAAGGTTGTTTTGTGATTTTGCTTATCCAAAAGCAGTCTTGCCTTGAAACTTTTTCCTGCCTTAGACTTGAAAGTGTACGCTTTGGTTTTGCCTTTGGCAATCAAATCTGCAAGGTCAGTTTCTTTCATTTTGTGTCCGCAGATTTCCAGCCCGAATGAGAACTTACAGTCACAATACCAACCGTATCTTCCGAACTTCAACTGCTTGCCACAAGCAGGGCAATCGTATGTGTTGCTCGAACCACTCTTGCCAAATCCGGCAAGATTTTCTTTGTTGCCGGAAATAATTTTCTTGGTCGTGTCAGCCACATACTGATTGACGATTTCCATGTACTCCGGAAACGCAAGCTCTCCAGATGCAACTGCATTCAGCTTTGCTTCCATGTCTGCCGTTTTCAAAGGACTGATAAGAGCTTCATCGTATCGTTCTACAATCGGAATGACTGCCTTACCGAACTCAGTTGGAGAAACTTTCTGCTTTTTGTCAACATCAATAAAGCCTTTGTCCTGTAGCTTCTCGATGATGGCAGCTCTGGTTGCCGATGTGCCAATGCCACAAGTCTTAATCTGCTCTCGAAGTTCTTCATCTTCAATCAGCTTTCCGGCTTTTTCCATTGCCATGACAAGTGTACCAGTCGTGTAAGCAACAGGTGGTTTTGTTTCCAGATTTCTGAGTGTAAATATTGCCGGAATCGTGTTGCCTTTTAACGGAACTTCTCTGTCTGCCACATCTTCTTCATTGACAGATTCCTTGAATCCAGTCTGCTTGATTTTTCGGAATGAATCGAAGAATCGTTCTTTGTTGGAATGCAGATATGTGATAGAAACTGCATCATAGACAAACGGTGGTTTCATCGTGTCCATGAAGCGTTTAAGAACTGCCTGATACACTTTTTCTTCCAGTCCGGACAGCATCGAAGCATTTCCGTGAAAGGTCGGAATGATAGCATAGTGGTCTGTCACTTTGCTGTCATCAATGTATCTCTGAGGAACATTGTACCCCTTTGATTTCAGTTCAACAGCAACCGCAGATGAAAGGAAACGGCAATCTGTTCGGGGATAGGTTGTAAACTTTTTCTCGTAAAGGCTCTGAGCAATCGACAGTGCGTTTGCCGGAGAAATTTTGTAAGTCTTTGAACAATACGCCTGCAAGTCTGCAAGGTTGAACAGATACGGTGCATACTCTGTCTTCTGCTGCACCTTTACATCTTCGACTGTCAGCTTCTGGTCTTGCATCAGTTCAGTAACCAGAGCATCTGCTTTTTCCTTTTTCAGAAAACCGTTTTCATTGTACAGGTCGTCACTCTCAAAAAAGCGACTTCTCTTTTCTGCTTTCCAGAAGATATTTTCTCCAGCCTTGATTCCATAGTAGTAGGTCTTCGTGAAATTTTCAATTTCTTTCTGACGCTGCACAATCATTGCCAGCGTTGGTGTCATAACACGACCTGTATTGAGTGTCTTGCCACTGGTCAATGTAAACGCTTCTGTGAAATTCATTCCAATCAGCCAGTCTGACATTGCTCGTGCGTAACCGCTGTCAACCATATGCTGATAGCTGTTGTATGGCTTTGCATCTCGGATTCCACCCAGAATTGATTCTTCTGTGTAACTGTCAATCCAAACAACACGTTCATCAAGCTTCGGTGCAGTCTTAAAAATCTGATTTCGGATAAGAGCCTGAATGTAGATTCCTTCTCGTCCGCTATCACCTGCGTAGTAAATTGCACCAACATCTTTTCTGGTGTACAGTGACTTTACAATCTTGAACTGCTTGTATGTAGATTTCTGTGGTTCATACTTGAACTGCTGAGGAATCATCGGCAGTTTATCCGTACTCCATCTACCACCCCATTCCGGATTTTGCTCTTCCGGAGAAGAAATGCCAATCAAGTGACCAACTGCCCATGTGATAATGACATCTTTTTTCAGAACAGGGGAATAGCCTTCGATATAACCGTCCGTTTTCTCGTGGCTCTGAATCTGTAACACTTTACGATATTCCTGAGCAACAGACGGCTTTTCCGTAATAAAAATCGTTTTCATTCTTCCGTATTCCTTTCTGCGATTTTTTCAAGTTCAGCAACACAGTCCAAGTATGGCTTGTGTTGTTTTTTCTGAACTTCCGGTTTTTTTTCTGTCGGCGTATCTTTGGAAAGCACGTCCCACTTTTCCTGCACATTTTCAAAGAAATGCACGAACTTATCCAGTGCTTCTTTGTTGCAGAAATGCAGTGTTGACCATTGCCCTTCAATATCTGCTAAGTCAATTTTTGCATCGTCTTCTTCTGCTCCGGCATACTCACAAATCGCCACACTGATACCGCCAAGCATTTTGTTGTGATACCCGACAAGGCATTTCTTGTGTCCTTTGACACCAAACAGAATCATCGTTGGATATGTTTTTCTGCTCATTCGTCCACCTCGTCTTCGTCATACTCTTCATATTCATCGAAGTCACCGAGTTCGTGTTCCAGATTCTCCAGAAACTGTCCGTACTCCTGCTTTCTCTGCTTACGGTCTTTTGATGACATTTTTGTCATATCAGCTCTCTGGAGCAATTCGTTCCGGTCTGTGTCATCATCTTCTTCTGCAAAACCGTTGATAATGTCGTCAAGCTTTTCTTCTTTTCTTTTGTGTCTGATATACAGCCAGATAGAAACGCCCATACAGGCAAAGAAAATGATTGCGAACAGCCAAAGTTGTCGGATTCTCAACAAACAAAGTACGCCAATAATGCCATACAGAATTGCCTGTTTCAAATTGCTGGAAGAACGAACTGTTTTCGGCTTATACCGATTTCTGTTTTCGATAGGATTATCAAAAAACAACTTTTTCTCTCCTTTCTACGCTTAAAACGGAAGCTCTCCCTCTGAGATGATTTCTTCAAAATCCCCAAGGTTTCCAAGTTCGGAAAGCTGCTGTTCCGTAAGCTGATTGTTTTTCGCAGGGCTTTGTGCAACTGGCTTCCAACCGGAAACCGCATTTGTTTGTTTTGGCTTTCCCCAGCTGGAAGGCTTTTCAGCAGCTGGTGCAGAAGTTGTCGAAGGCGTTGAAGCTTTTGCAGGCTGTGCCTTGCTCGCTCCATTTACCCACGCTGAAACACGCTGGGCGTTTTTTGCTTTCTTTATGATGTCCTGCTCTGATGCAGACGGATTCTCAATTGTGATAATTGTTGCTCCGTCTTTTTCTGTAATTGTCAACATTTACATCTCTCCTTATGCTTTGAAGCATCTGTTGCGGTCGATGGTGAAACGGCTTGTGTTCCCAACTTTTCCGATTGTCACAAGGTCGGTGTATCGCTCTCGGAACAACCGAATTGCTCGTGCTACAGAAGCTTTTGAGTAATGCAGTGCCTGTGCAATCGTGTCAAGACTGCATACAAGCTCGTTTTCATCGTCCATTTTGGAAATAATGAATGCCAGTACCATGCCTTCCCTTGTGTCATTCATCAGCAACTCTTCATAGCGTTCCTGATAACCATGCTCCATGATAAGAGCATTCTCGTACTGCCGTTCCTGAAATGTCCCATCTGGAAGCAATATCCGATTATTTTTCATCGTTATCACCCCATTCTTTCTTTGTAAGGATAATGTTTCCTTCAAACTCACAATACTGTACCTGATTTCCTTTGCCTTTCCACACTACATCAGGATTGAGCAAGTACACGCTTGCACCGCCGCTTCTCTTGATTTGCAGAATGTTTTCTGATTCTAGCAAAGAGATTGCTCTCCTTACCGAAGACTTGGAAACACCAAAGTATTCCATGAAAAACTGATAAGAAGTGACCAGTGCGTTTTTCTGATTCATCTTCTTCACAATCAAAAGATAAATTCTTGTTGCCAACGGAGAATCTGCAATCTTCATCAGAACATCAAGCCTGTCAATGTTCTGCTGTGCAAATCTGCTGTATGCAGACTTTTCAGCTTGCTTTCTTTTTCGCATTTCTTCCTTTTCAGTTTCTCTCAGATACCGTTCTCGTTGCTCGAAAGTCATGTCAAAATCCTTTGTCTTTCCGACTGTGATTTCTTCTGCCATGCCATTTCTCCCTTGTATCTATATGTCAGAGATGACAAACATCTGTTCACCTCTGATATTATTATAGCATAGCAGTGTACATTTGTCAACTGTTAATCTGTATAATATCCGTTATCATTGATGAATCCATTTTTGTACACTATGACTATTGACTTTTCTGAAAAAATCGCTACACCCACAAGTAAGTAGTCACAGTATGAACACGTTAGTAGTCACAGTATGACTACTCACTTTTCCGAAAACAACGCAATTTCGCCATTCTTCAAAAACGCCCTCTTATATCTATAGACTTCTATATCATAGCCGGACATTCCAGTCCTCTCCTATCAGTTTTATTGTCCGGTTGCTATACAGATTCCATAGACTTCTATTTCGCTGTCGAACATATCGCATTCCAATAGACATCGAACATTCGACTTCTACTAGAAATCTATGATATAGACTTCTCAAACGAAGCTACGCTTCGTGCTTCGCCTTCCGGCTCAGCGACTGTTTGTCTGTGAGGCAGGTGTCCCTTCTATCTATGGTTTACAATGTCAAGTGAGGTTGCAGTCTTTGGGACAGGAATAGAAGTCGATGACACAGCACTCCCTCTCTCAAAGAGCAGGGGTCAAGGGCTACTCCCTTGTCGCTGAAAGCGAAATTGCTTTCTTATCTCACAGACAGCACCATAGACACAACTTTCAGTAAACTTGCACATTGCTGTTAATCTCATAGACTGCATCATAGACACCCTTAGACTTCGTGACACCGGAGAATGCTGGTTCATAGACTGTACCATAGAATACACGAAATAAATTAAGACAGCAGATAATAATAATTACGAATGTCTATGAGTAATTATTATTATCTAAACTAGACTTCTAAATAGCATTCTATATAGACTTCTAACTAGACTATGTATTCTATGATTTAGACTTCTATTAGACTTCTAATAGATAACTATATAGCTTTCTATTAGACTTCTATATCTTATTTTCTATATAGATTGCTATATATAAATATCTATATAGATTTCTATTAGCTTTCTATTATTTCACTTGCTATATAGCATTCTATATAGATTTCTATGAGGAAAGCTGTTCTTTTTGATATATATCTATGTTATTTCATATCATCGTTATGTGATTGTTTATAAATATCACTGCTTGTGTATGTCGTTTCTAAAGCTTCTTAGAGCCGTTCTGAGGGCTTCTGAAAGCTATCTGCTAAATTTCATCACAAACACTACAGAAAGCATTACAGACCGCCTGTGGACGTTCTGAACGGCTTTTGGATTATCTCGAACTTCCTGCGTTGGAAAAAGATGCTCGTGGCGTAAATCCGTTTTTCCCTTAAACCTTACATATAGCAAGTGAGAACACGTTGAAGCCGTCCGTTGGTAAAGCGAATGGTTCTTGGAGATTTTACAAAGAAAGGAAGTTGTGATATGTGTTTGTCCCCTGATATTTATAAATACGGTTATCTCAAACAGGCTGATAAAGACAAGGTAGATATTGTGGAAATCGTGAAGCAGAGAACAATGGACGATTCCCTTGTGGAAGATTTCCTTGAAGCCAATCCTGCGGTCAGCTCTACGATGGAAAGTGTTTATGCAGAGTGCATCAGAAAGTTCCTTGCATATCAGCGTGAACGTGCGGAATATTACAAGGTCGATATAATTGTCGATTCCATTGATGGATATTCCGATGAAGAGTACCAAGCTCTCTGCGATATGGCAGCAGCTGAAAAATGAAAGGATTTATCGTGATGAATAATTATAAATTAAACTGTGTCCCGATTCGGCAGGAACTGCTGGAGAAACTGGCGACTTTTGTAAGAGAAATGCTTCATGACATCAAAGGTTCTACTTCTCATGCGTATATCAATATGACTGCTGACGAGTTCTTATCGGTGTCTGATTCACACCTGAACTGGGAGAAAAGATGCCTGTCCAGTGAAGAAGACAAAGAACTCAGTGATAAGAGTTTTGATGATTTAGCTCTGATTAAGGACGCTATTATGCAGGAAGCTGACTGCATTCCGGTTTTCCAGAATGATGAAGGCGAATGGTTCTACAATGTTCCGATTCCAGTTGTATGGAATGTTCCTGATACAGATAATGCGGTAATTCACGAACCGGAATACCTGTCTGACATAATGGAAACTATCTCCGAACTAAAAAACCCAGAAGCCAAAGAAACAACAGCACACAAAAAGGAAGGTAAAAACATGAAAAAGGCAATTATAATTACAACTGGCGTTTTAGCCATTATCGGCACTGTTGGTGCAATCGTTTACAAGAAAAGAAAGTAAGTGCGAACCGGAAGTTCCAGAAAAATGCTGGGACGTTCGCAGTTCAAACTAAGGCGACTTAACGTCTTTGAGCCGAGATAGTGTGCGTAATCCTCTCTCTGGAGAGTAGCATTCACTCTCGGCAAGGTAAACTGCAAGACGCAGTTTGAAATCCTGCACATAAAATCCGTGCAGGCATCTTGTAAATATGTGCATCTTTGCTGTTGCAACTTGTGCGTATCTGCGAGATGTAAGTTACCCGACCTGCCCTCGTCGGTGAACTCCCCGAGTTGCAACTTGTGCGTATCTGCGAGATGTAAGTTAAATGACAGCTTTTGTTTTTTACCGTTGATAAGTTGCAACTTGTGCGTATCTGCGAGATGTAAGGAGAATACAAAAGACACGATACTGCCAGCAACACCGGTTGCAACTTGTGCGTATCTGCGAGATGTAAGCTATAAGGAGTTAAAGCCTTTAACAAAACAAAATAACAAGAAAGCAGGAATATAAAATGAATGTTGCTGAAAAGACAATTGCAAAAATTGCAAAGGAGCAGAAAAAGCTTGACACTTTGGTTGCCAAGCGTAATGAATACAATGCCAATGTTCAGGCGAAGCTGGACAGCATGAATGAGGACATCAAAGAGCAGAAAGCGGTTATTGCTGAACTCCGCAAGCAGGAAAAGGCTGAGAAGCTGGAAGCTATCAGCACTATGATGAATGACAAGGGCATTTCTGTAGACGACCTGCTCAATGCGGTTGCAAACAACGACTTGTATGCAATTCAGGAATCAATGGAATCTTCCGAAAAGTCTGCAAGCGATTCCGAAAATACCGCTGGTGATGACACTGCTGAAACGGTAAGTGCAAGCGATATTTTTTAAGAAAAATCACTCAAAAAAAGGATTGATATATGAAAAAGCCAACTAAGAAAAGAAAAGCTCTGCTTGCTCTTGTGATTGGCACAGTCCTTGTAAGTGGTTCGGCGTGGTTTGTCCACAGTCAGAGCAGTAGCAATGATATTGAGAAAATCACTTACACAGAATACATGGATTTAGTGAAAAAGGGCGATGTTGATACCGTGTTCTACAACGAGAACGATGAGTATATGACAGTTGCCCTTTTTTCTGATAAAACCAGAAAAATGACTGTCGAAGAACGAGAGAAGTACAAATACGATGATAACGATTATCTTCGAGAGGTAATCTATCCGGATAATGATGACTTCAAAGTCGATTTGCTGAAACAAGGCGTTTTGGTAAGAAAATCAAATAATAAGGCAACAGAATTTTTAGACCGATACGGTGATATTACACTGTTCTTTTTCCTTGCCGTTTTGATGTTCTGGATAATTTCTAAGAACTCCCCTGCTTCCAGCAAAGACTTCGCCCATATTATCAACGCCAAAGATATTGATGTTTCTTTTGACGATGTGATTGGACATGACGAAATCAAGGACGACCTCAAACTGCTGGTAAAGCAACTGAAAAACGGTGCTGATGCCAAAGACTTATCTCATGGTGTTTTGTTTGAAGGCGGTGCTGGCACAGGTAAAACCATGCTTGCAAAAGCAATTGCTCATGAGGCAGGTGTCAATTTTATTTCTGCAAATTCCAGTGAATTTATCGAAATGTATGTTGGTCTGGGTGCAAAACGTGTCCGTGACCTGTTCAAGATGGCAAGAAAGCTTGCACCTTGCGTTCTGTTCTTTGATGAGATTGATGCTGTTGGTGCAGAACGTGGTTCTCAGAGAAGCAATCGTGAGAACGACCAAACTATCAATGCTATGCTGACAGAACTGGACGGCTTCGATGCCAGAGGCGATATTCTGGTGATTGCAGCAACCAACCGAGCAGACACTCTTGACCCTGCCCTGCTCCGTTCCGGACGTTTTGACCGTCAAATCAGAATTGATATTCCAAAGAAATGGGAAACCCGAAAAGAACTCTTCCAGCTGTACCTGAAAGGAAATCCTATGGAAGAATCTTCGATTGATACGCTGGCAAAACAGACAGTCGGCTTTTCTGGGGCTGATATTGCTGCTGTATGCCGTGAAGCAAAAATGATTGCATTCCGTGAGGACAGCAAAACTATCACGCCTGACTTTTTGGAAGAAGCAATCGACAAAAAAGTCTTCAAAGGGAATCGTTCTGACGACAAGCAGCATGAAGATGACCTTGCCATTGTTGCCTATCATGAGGCAGGACACGCTGTCATGACACTTCTCTGCGGTAAAGAAGTGTCCAGAATTTCCATTATGGGTATGACAAGTGGCGTTGGCGGTGCAGTCTTCCAATCTGACAGTGACCGTTTCTTTGAAACAAAACACGAATACGAAAGTCATGTGATGATTGCCTATGCAGGCAGAGCTTCTGAACAAATTCACTTTGGTTCTGATAACATCACGCAAGGAGCTTGCAACGATATTTCTCAGGCAACAAAAACACTGATTGCTTATGTTGCAAAGTTCGGTTTTGACAGTGAGTATGGTCTGGTTGATATGGAAGCATTCCAGTCAACGTCATACGGTGACGATGTGCGGAAGCGTGTTTCGGAGCTTTCAAACAAGTTCTATGAAAAAGCACTGCATCTTCTTTCTGAAAATTACAATGCTGTAGAAGTTCTGGCACAGCATCTTTTGGAAGTAAAAACAATGTCCGGAGACGAAGCAAAGGAATTGATAGACCATGTTACGAAGAATCAAGCATAGAATTTGCGGTGTGTATGACATCGGCTACAGTTACACTTTGGACACTTATGTGCTGGCAGTCAATGTACTTGCTCTTTGGCGGTATACTCGTTATTACTCCATCACAAAGGAAGAATACGATTTGCACAGAACAGCCAAAGGATTAAAAGAGCTGGACAATATTGCGTGGCAGTGTATCAGTGCAGAAAATCAGCATAAGCGTTTTCTTTGTTCTGATATGATGCCAGAAAATACGCCGGAGCAGGAAAGCACTCATGCCAAACTGAGCGAAAGCCTCCAGAGGTATGACGCATCAAAAATCAAATTTATTTGAAAGGAGAATGATTGTGATTACACATCTCAACCGTTTGGAATATATTCGTCTTCAAGTGGAAATAAAGCTATTTCCAACAAGAAAGCCAATCCGAGAATTTCACAATTATTTCCGCACTTTCAAACGACCAGAAGAATCTCTGGAAGATGACAGCTTCTGCTCTCCTTTCTTCGCAAACGGAGCAACGCTCACTCTCGGAGATTATTACGGCGACAGGGCAAATGCCATGCTTACAATTTTGCGTGAGTTGCAAACCAAAAGCTACATTTCCATGTACCTGTCGTATGACTTTCGATTTGTAAAGCCAAATACAGAGTACGACACTGCCGGAGCTTTTCAAGAGATTCGGCAGTTCCTTGAAAATGCACTGTGGGGAACAGACCTGTATCTGTTCTTCATGGTATCGCATTTCAATCAGCTTATTGGAAAATCAGAAGAAGCCAAACCGGAACATTATCACGTTCTGCTTCGTCCTTGTGAAATGAAGGTTGACTTTTTGTCTGCTGCCAACAAGCTGTCTGAACATCTAAAGAAAAGCCCAATCATCGACCATATAAATATTGACGTGTCAATTTGACACAGAAAGGCTGAACACAATGGCTCATGTTGACTTATGCTTACTGGAAGACTTCGTACACCCAAAGTTTCAAGAATTTTGGACTGAATAACGGCGGTGATAAGCTATGAACGGTAACTGCCACTTCGTTTATGGTGCTTCCGTAGCCACTGCCCTGTCCATGAATATGGATAAGCTATCCGCAATCGTTCCCACCCTTGCCGTTTCTCCTGAAAACATCACATTGTTTATCTTTGGTGGCTTGATAGGCGGTATTTTTCCTGACCTTGACAACCCTACCAGCTATGTCGGAAAGCTATCCTCTCCATTAAGCAAGCTGTTTGGTGTGTTGGGAACAGCATCTGGTAAAACAGGAGCAAATCACAGAGGCATCTTGCATGACCCTCTTGTCTATCTTGTAGGACTATTTCTCTGCTGCCAGCACTTCACTCCACTCATCGGTTTTTTTATCGGTTGCTTATCACATCTGTTTTTAGATATGTTTAATCCGGCAGGTGTGCCATTCTTATTCGGTGTGAAGCATTTGCACCTGATGAAAATACCGTCCGGCAGTCGAGAAAGCGTGATTTTTACTTGGTTGAACGTAGTGCTGGTGCTGGTAGTTGGATTCGTACTCCAACTAAATCTTTTTCCTTTAACATAATAACGGATATTTAACAGAATAAACATTGACCTATATTGATATAAATGATATAATAAAAAGCAGAGAATCCCTTTGTTGCAGGTAGCAACATAATTATGCGGTAGCACCTTATCTTTTTTCAAGGAAAATCCGTTTTTATGCTTTTACAACCTGCTTGTGATATAGCAGGAAATGAAAAAGGGAATAGAAACGAACGATTTTACAGGTATGGTGTAGCTCACTGTACCTGTTTTTTTATTTGCTGAGAAAGGAATTAAACTATGGCTTGGGACAATAATGCAGAAACATTACTTGGCGAGGAACTGACCAATATTTTGGATAGCAATGATATTTCGGTCTATTCTGCCGAGCAAACCGAAAACGGTATGTCAATCGGTCTGGAGTTCTATTCAGACTTGGGCGAAGATGTAATCGTTGACATCGACTGCAAGGATAAGGACGACTTCGTAAAGAAGTTCGGAGAATATGCTCAGGACTTTGATGTAAACGAACACGCTGAAATGTGGATTGAGGGACGTGGCACAAATGGTGTGCCGGAAAGTATCGCCGACTTGCTGGAAGATGCTCAATCCATTAAAAACTTTTTGGAACAGGTTTCCGATGAACTGGAAGGAAAAGAACACACTCGTGAATCTGCGGAAGTTACCGTTTCCTTTGACAAAGAGGAACTGGATAAAATCGCAGCATTTGCAGAGCTGGACGTTGACACGATGAGCGTAGAAGATTTAGCCGAAGCATTGCATAGCATCGTTGCTGAAATGGAAGCTCCGGAGCAGGAACAGACGGTTTCCAAAGAAGAAGTTATTGCGTGGGGCAAAGAAACGCTTAGTGACTTGACGAACGGAACAAACCAACTTGTAATTACACCGTCTGGATATGACGACTTCATTTCTTCTTCGACTATTTTGAATGCTTTTCAGGAGTATTCAGGAAGCAAGCCGAAAGTCATACGACCAGAAAACACGTCTTTTTCAGACTATCTGTACGATGAGGTTCAGGATTCCTTGTTTGATAATGTTATGTATCTGGAAGAAGACCTTGCATCACAGATAAAAACACTTGCCGAAGAAAAAGGCGATGCGTTCGTAGAGGCTCTTGAAAATCTGGACGAAGACTTGCCTTATGAGTTACTGGAACAGTTCGGCTATGAAGGAGCAACTGTAGATATGTCAGAGTTCCTTGACCACGATTATAAGGTAAATCTCCTTCTGGCAACGGAACAGGAACTCAATTACGACAATACTTCTATTTCCAGAATGGCACACGGCATCATAGGCGAAGACGGCAAGCTGACATTGAAGGACTATAATGATTTTCATGATAAGACAGTCACTGCTGCCGACCAGCTTGAAACATATTCTGACAATGCCCTTTCCTACCTTGTACATCAGCAGGGGTATACCGTTGAAGAAATGATGCACACAGTACAGGCAAGAATCGCTGAAAGCAACTACGATACATCAGAATTTATTGAAAGCGTTGTCAATGAACTGGACGGCACATATTCTGACTATAATGAACAGCTCACTGCTCTCATAAGCATCAATGGTAACAACCTTGTGGAGATGCTAGACAAGGTTGCAGAGGGCAAGGATAATATTGTTCTTGGAACTGATACTGTAATCGGTCTGTATGACCGTATGAACGGTGCAGGTTCGGACTTTGAAATTCAATTGGAAGAAGATATGGTGATTCCGACTACAATGGTTCAAATTGTTCAAATGGAATCCTCTGGAAGAAGTGATGTTGTAAGTTCAAAGGATAACATTGGATATTCTGTTGATGATACCTATGGCTTTGTAGGCACTCAGTGGCAGGATTCCTACAAAGGAATTACAGATAAAGCTCCGACTTTAGTACAAGAAAACATGAAGGAAACATACGAGAAGCTGAACAACTTCGAGCCTGAGAAAGACGATGTAATCAAAGATGACAAGGAAGACGATTTTGGACTGGATTAAGCAAGCTCAACAGATTCCCTTTGCAAGTTGCCACTGCGTTTCAAACATGGTACACTCAAAGAACAAAATCGTGTGAAAGGGGAATACATATGAGTGACACTTCTTTTTTTAAGAACCATACTATTAAAGTTTCTGTAGATAATGTTGACCAGCAGCTAAGACGCTATTTAACTGCTTGCGAAAATGAAAAGGCTACTTATCGCATTGTAGAAGATGCTATTTCTGAACGACTGATACCGATAGTAGAAAACATGATGTCAGATGATGCGATGGAAGGTGGTGTTCACCCGATGAAGCATCATACTTATCAGGGACAGCCTGCCCTCTTCTGCTCTCACTCATGCTATGTTGCGAATTACACCTTTGCGAGAGGATTCGTTTATGATGAACTCAAAAAAATTGGCGATTTGCCGTTTTATGATGCTGGTAATATGATTGATGAAGGCAATCGTTTACTGGATATGATTGACGACTTGGAGCAAGGCATGAAATACGAAAGCTTCAACAAGAAGTATTATCGTGTTCCAAAGTTGAAAGGCGTTGACCGCCTGCTCTCTGGAATAGAGCGTATGGTTGATGATGCAATCAAAAACGATTTCCATTGGAGTAAAGTCTCTGACGTGATGCCTTTTTATAATACTGCAACAGGTGAATGCGGAATGTTTGTTGATTTACAGCCGGATAAAAGAATAACAGACTATACGATGTTTCCTTTTTTAAGCCAGAATAGACAAGCGTTAGGCGTTGGTGTCCCTGCATTAAAAAATGATATGCTGTATATGAATGGGAGCAATCCTGTTCAGCGGTATAATTTACATCTGTTCTTCACACTTACAAATCCTTTGAAAAACAAGGAAGAATTTGAATTGAAATATGCGAAATTTGATTTTGTAAGAAAAGATGTTCCTATCAGCGGCATATATATGCTGGATAATTTTGTTGGCACTGTTGTCGATGTCAATTTATCCGCAGTAAACACAAAAGAATTTGCGTCAAAGCTGTTAAATGACAAGATATTTCACCAAAAATACGCTACACTTGGCAGCGAAGAAATTGGGAAATATTTTGTAAGAGAGTATGAGGCAGGAATAAAAGCCCTTACTTCAAACGAAAAAGTAATTCAAAGTGAGGTAGAACGATGAACGAAGATATGTTCACACTGAATGATGAACGTACCATTCAGGAGATGCTTGACGATTATGACAAGCTAAAAGAAGAAGTTGCTCTTCTGCCCTCTGATGTTCCAAAAGAAGAACTTACAGAGAAACAGTCACAACTTTTGGACGACTACGAACAAAATCGTGACTTTTTGAATCACGCACGGAATGCTCTGGATTTTACCAGAGCGTCCACTGTGAATATTGTCACTGGAGATGCACGAGAAGGCAATACGCAGGTACAGTCTCTGTACAAAGATGCTGACGAGTACAGTGAAGCTGTAACAACGCTGACTGCCGGATTTGATGACAGACTATCAGAAGCAATGGAATCCACACGAGAGACCCCAGTGTACAAAGAGCTGGAAATCCCTGTGGGACAATTCAATTCCATTGCAAATGCTCCGCTGAACAATCCAGAAATCTCGCAGATGATTGATGAGAAACTTCCGGATAAAGAAGCTGATGTACTTACTGTTGGTGAAATGGTCGCTGTAATCGACTACACCAACCAGCTTTTTTCTGAATACGATATTCGAGAAGACAGTGTTCTGAAAGATACGATGGACGAGATTCAGCTGAATATTGAGTTTGACAAAGCAAATAAACTTTCCGAAGAACGATATGAGCATGAAGCAGAACATTCAGAAGACAAAGAGCGTAACGGCGATGATGAAGTTGTTATTGTGGAAAGCAGTGATGGCTATGTTATGAATACTTCCGAAGAAATCACTGCTGAGAATTATCACGAGGTTTCCAGTAAAATTGAAAATGGAAATGAAGTTGTTCACAACGAACCGCCCAGATACACCACCAATGATTTATCCGAAGTTGGCGGTAATATTGAATTGGAAGAGGTTGATGACCTCGGAACAATTGAAGAGGCTCAGGGTGTTCTCTCCGAAGAAGAACAGGAACAGCAAGAACAAGACAACTCCGATTATGATATGGATAGATAAGTGCAGGCACTCTCCTGCTATTTTATTTCGCCACAAATAACGGATATTTCGCAGAGTAAATAGAAAGGCGTTGTTTATATGGAAAAGTTCAATGTAAAAAAGATTGAAAACGCAATTCTTACAGATTGCCCTGATGATGCAATTCAGGAAGTCATTGAAACGGCTGATATTCCGATTTACGGACAACTATTGCTTGATGTGAACAACAATGACAGTTTTCTGCACTTCTCTTTCAGAGCAAGAGATTGCAACATTGTTTATAGCTTCGATGTAATTGGCTTCACCATTTCTCCTGTAGCAGAAAATGATGAGACTGAATATAGTTTTGAAACAAGTGACGGCACATACACTTTCGTTTGTAAAGATTAAGGAAGGAGTACCACATGGCAAAGAAGAAAATCGAAGATTTCGGCGAAGAAATATTCGGTGCAAGAAAACATCTTGCTCAATTGAATCGTGAACTTCGTGCTACAGACATCGGCGATTGGACAGATGCTGAAAGAGAACAAAATGTAACGAAGAATACTGCATTCCCGAAAGTTGACTACAAGAAAGAGTATGCAGACGGCAAAGACAGAGAAGTTTTGTATTTCATTAAGACACTTCGTGACAAATTACCTACACAGCCGCTTTATCCCTTAAAAAGTCTTTATACGCCAGAACAGCTTCCAGAAGCGAAAAGGCAGGCTCAGGAAGATTATCTGACGACTGTTTCCTATGTGTATCAAAAAGCGATGCAGTTGGAAAAGCCAGAGGATTTCAAAAAGTTCTTTAATGAAGTGTCTGCTGCCAAACTCCCTAAGAGCGATAAAATCTTAAAAGATGCAAAGAAAGTTCTGGATTTTGACGGTAGATGGGGAGAATACACTTATCAAAGATTTCAGAGCAAACTTGAAAAAAATAAATTCTGCTTTTCCGACAAGGAAAAATTGCTGAGTAATTATGAGATTTACAAATATGATGGGAAGAACGTCAAACGTGACGAGCAGCTTTCTAAAGCTTATCACAAAGATTACATGAACGTGTCATTCGGGTACGGTAAGCGAATATTTCTTGCTAATAACGAAACCGAGGCAAACCCTGACAACTGGAAGCAGGACACATATTTTGCGATTGCTAAAAGCAAAGTAGACTTGATTGCAATGAACATTCCGTCAAGAGAAGCCATAGAAGAAAAACTTGTTGCGATAGAGCAGGAAAAGCCACAGACAGAGAAGACAAAAAAAGCTGGTAAGAAGGCGTTGAAGCCACTGCAATTACAGCATATCCGACCGACCACAGAAGATTACAGACAGGGTAAGCCCGTGGTTGAAAACGATTTTATGAAAGATAGCTCTACTGCTACTTTTCCGTTCCGTGGCGTACAGTTCGGCAACTGGACAAACCAGAATGACAGACAGGAAAATCTGAATATGTCATTTGATGCTTTCAAAGACCTTGCCAAAGCTCTGCACATTCACGATGAAGATGTTACCCTTGGTGGACAGCTGGCAATTGCATATGGTGCAAGAGGTCACAGCGGAGCAGTTGCTCATTACGAACCAGCAGAAAATGTTATCAACCTCACAAAAATGAGAGGTGCTGGCTCTCTGGGACATGAATGGGGACACGCTCTCGACAATTATATTGCCAAGCAAATTGGTTCTCATGAGATGTTCGCATCAGATGGTGCTTCGATAGACCACATTTACGGCGTAGATAATCCAATGGTAAATCTGCTGAACACAATGAAGTATGACAATAGTGATACTGGCAGAACACAGTTTTATCGTGATGCTAAGGCACTGGACGGTGCTTACAGCACAACAGGAAACCAGAAAGGCAGCAATAAAAAAGGGCTGTACTGGTCGAGCGAAACAGAAATGTTTGCTCGTGCTTTTGCATCTTATGTACATGATAAATTGGGCGAATCTGATTATCTGGTAGGTCATTCAGAAGGCAATTATCCCATCACTAAAAAAGATGGGACAGAAACCACAGTTTCCATTTCTCCACAGGGCAAAGAAAGAGAACGCATCAACGATGCTTTCGATAAGCTTTTTGAACGGCTGAAAGAAATGGAGATTCTTCATGACAGTGGCAGAGAGCTACCGAAAGAGCAAACGAATACTGTGCAAAAAGACGCTCAGGAAGAACAGATTCAGTCCTCTCCTGCTATATCTCCTACCTCTGAAAGCCAAAAAACAAGCACAGAATCCAAACAGACCTTGCAGCAACTTGTTGAAAATGCAATGCAGAAAGCAAAGATGATGGTCGATGCGGAAAGTTTGAAGGAAGGGGATATTGTTCGCCTTTATGGTGATACCGCCATAGATTCCAGAACCATGAAACCTACCGAATTGCCACCAACATATGCAAAAGTGGATTCTGTTAGTGAATCTTCTATCAGTTTCAAAACATATTCTGATGAAGAATGCACAAAAATGAATGGTATCAGTTCTTATTTTTCTACACCGGACGAACCGTGGACAAAGAAACTCGCCACACAGGGCTTCGATGTGATTCAGACAAAAGAACAACAGCTTGCAGAGCAAATGGCTGCTGAACAGGAAACATCACAGCAGAAAGAACGTCCAGTTACAATTACCTGCATTTATTCCGAAAGCCTTGGAATTGAAAGTGGTAAAACGTATTCCGTATCAGAGTTTGATGCGACCATGAAACAGCTTGACGATGAACGTGTCAGCAACCGCAAAGAAGGCTTGGAAAAGTACGGCAGTGAGAGGGCTTGGGAGCAACAAGATGAACAGTCTTATTATGCCAGCCTCGGCTATGATAAAACATCATTTACGATAAATTTGAATGACGGCACACAGGAAACTTTCCGTCAAGACATTGGCGATGGAGATGGTGGTGTCATAGATTTTGTAAAGTCGATTGGCAGAGATGACCTTGCTGAAATTCTCCAGAATGCAGTTGTCGCCGAACAGCAGATGGCACAGGAACAAGCAGAGCCTGCTCCGGAAGTAACTGAACCGAAAGAAGATGTTCAGAACACAGAACAGGCAGATGCTCAGTCAGCGACAAACGACCATTCGTATGAGTATATGCTTCTTGACCGTTTGCGTTCGGACTGTGAATACTTCCTTGGTACAGGCGAAACCGCAGAAAACAATCATCTGTGTGCTGGTAATCCGGAAGCTCAGATTGAAAAAATGCAGGAGCTTTATGATATGCTCCCTGAAAAACCAGAATGGCTAACACAGGAAGACATCAATCAATATGCACAGCAAATGATTCCGGAAAAAGAGGCTGAAAAGACTGAACCACCCTCTCCTGCTGTTTCAGAACAAGAATCTGAAACAAATCGGATTGCTGATGAAGCAAGACTTTCTGCTTTAGAAGCACAAAAGACTGCTCTTGACAGCATGATGAAAACGCTGGAAGTCAGCAGAAATGTACTGAATCCGCAGGCAATCACAGCAATTGAACAGGCTATCGCATCAATCACAGCCGACATTGAACGGCTTTCTGAACCTGATGCGGAAAAGACAGCTCACGCAGAGCAAGAAACGCAGAAAAATGCTGAACAGCCTGCTCCAGAACATTCAGAATCTGTTGCAATTGATTGTGATATTGCTGACATCACAAGAACTGATGATGGCTTCTATGAATTTGAGCTGTCCATTGAGACAGTTGTGGAAGCCTTGAATCGGGCAGCAGACGTTTCCGAAGACCTTCAAAACTTCTTTGTTGAAAATGGTGTGCCGGAAAAGTCAGTAATTGAAGCAGATGAACCATATATGGTTTATGGCGAGATGAATCCGGATATTGACGATGGTATTTCCATGCGGTTACAGCTGATAAATCCGGATATTGATGTAGAAATTCCGCTTTACAAAGAAGAATGCCATGCGTTATCTGAAAAAATTGCAATTCTGGACAAAGCTGAACCAGAGCTGCCGAAGGAAGATAACGAGAAAGAATTTGTGCAGTTGGAATTTGATTTTGACAAGGAGTGATATTTTATGGGCAACAGACATGGCTCTATGGGCGTTACAATCAACTATGACGCAGATTTGCAGGCAAGCGTAGAAACCGCTTCTGTAGATAAAGCAATAGACATTGAAGCTGATTTGAAGGATAAGCTTCAATGTAAAATCAAAGAGAATGAGGGCGTTGAAGCGACTGTAACTGTAGACTTGGATTACTACGATAAAGTAGACGAGGTTGCTACATTCAACGTCAACATTCAATTTGAAGATGAAGGCACGGTGAAGTTCGCTGAGTTTGATGGGGACTATTATCAGCCGCCTGATGCTGATGACCTGATTCACGAAGAACGTGATTTAGAAGGTATCATTGATAAGGCAATGGCAGACCTTGGTTATCCTGATGCAAACGCAGAAATCACTGCTGACAGGTCAGATGACGTGGACAAAATTTTTGAAAAAGCTTATGAATCATACGATAATCCGGAATATGATGAAATCGAACCTGACTTTGATTAAGCAATAAGAAAGGACAAAAAGACGAGTATGTGGACGAAAACAAGCGTTGACGCTTCAAATGCCACTGCTTCGCAAATCTATTCTCCGGAAGAGGCACAAGAAATTCTGGCAATGCAGGATAAAGCTCTGATGCGGAATCCAAAAGAATATGAATTGACCGATGCAGAATGGAATCGAATCCCTTTGAACTATGCAACGCTTGTTGCTTCACATGAGTTCAGAGATGAAGAAACAAACAAGAATTACATTGACCAGTTGTTCCAGCTGAATGATAAGTATTATCACTCTGCTACTGATACAGAGTGGAACTTGGAAATTTACAAAGAGCTGAATCGTGATGCAGCCGAAGATTTGCTTCGAGATTCTTCTTTGGAACTTACAGATGCAGGAAAAAAACTTTTTCCTGATATTCCTGTAATTTCTGATAAAGGAACGGTATTGACCTTCCCAGAAGAATCATTAAAAGACGAAGAACCGATTGACTTTTCAAACGTAGAAATGGAACGGTTTAGCGAAACGGAAAAAGGCAGCTATCTTCTGATGCCGACCGCAGAATTGCTTGACCAGATTCTTGACCGTATGTCAACTGTAAATGTTGTAGTATCAAAAAAAGAAGCTACGCTTCCAATGCCGAAACGTGAAGAACTTGATGAGAGTGAGTGTATTCTGTATGTAGATACTAACGAAGAGCAAACCGCAGCTGACCTTCACTTTGCTGACCCGAAATCTGGCTTTCAAACTGCTGTTCCGCTTTTGCAACCAGAAGAAGCGACATTGATAGCAATTGCCAACAATTTAGAAAAGCAAATTGAAAATTTCGAGAAAGCAATTGATGTTGTTGCTGATGCAATCAACACACACGCTACAGAACAAGATGCTATTGAAAAAGCATAGAAAGGAAATACTTTATGGAAAACGAAAGCAAAATCATGTTGGACGAAAATGCCGGAATCATGATTGATGACGGAAAGATAAATGCTGTTGCCTTTCTTTTTGATGCACAGTACAAGGAATTTGCCGAACGTACAAACTTACTGAAAGACGCTGAGGCTACCTTTGAAGAGCTTCTGGAAGACGGCGACACATTTCTTGATATGTACGTCAATTTTTCGCCGAACGGTGAAGTGTCTGCAACATTGAATATGCAGAGTGACACTTATGGCTACGAAAGCTATGCTGTACCGTTGGAAGACAACGAAAAACAGGCGTTAAAGAACGAACTTGACCGTATTGCCAGATACAATGAAATGACAATTGATGAATTGATGGAAGAAGCAATGGCTACGGTTCAAGTCAGAAATATGTTGGTAAATGAGGACGGCAATCTCTTTGCCACGATGGAAGTGAATCGTTCTCGTATGGAAGAGATGCTAAATGATGCCAACTCGCCCTTGCTGAAAGGAAAAGACATTCACGAGCTGGTTTATTTCAATGATGCAGCCTCTCCTATTTTGACAGCAGAAATAAATCGTGATGAATCCGTGCAGGCTTCTGCAATCATGAGGGACGGTTACGAGGAAATTGAAGTACCCTTGTCTCTTGATGATAATACAATTGCAGAAATCAAAGATGCTGTCAAAGAAAACGTGGAACAGAGCCTTGATGTTTCTGTCCAGCATTTTTTTGAAACTGCCGAGCCGAATCATAATTACTCGCAGGAAGAAGTTCATGCTCTTGCCGAAACGGTCGGTAAATTCGTGACAGCATATCAGGAGTATCAAGAGCCGGAAAAAGAATTTTCTCTGGAAAAGAATATTCAGCGTATCGAAGAGGGACTTACTTCTCCGGAAATTCTGCCTAGACTTACTGCGGAACTGGACAAAGCGATTGATGTTTCGCAACGGACAACCAGTGAAGGCATCTTCCTTCTTCCTGACAGAATCGTGGAACAGGCAGTAGAAGTTGCACAGCAGATGGAAATGTACACAAAACCGCTGGAATTTGAAAAAAGCGAGATTGTACAGTTTGACAGCGAAGTTATTATGGACACCGAGACTGCCGATGGAGAAACAAAGGCAACCATCAATCTGGCGTTGTACATGACAGACGATTTTATGGAACAGGCTCTGGACAGAGCCGGAGCTTTTGAGCTTGGCAATCCATCATATCAGGCAGAGAATTTTGAAACACTGATGTATGATGCAGACGGTGCTTTTAAGACAGCAGTCAACGGATATATTGACATCAATCAGGATAAAGAAGTTTCCTTTACACTGTATACCAGCGATGATGTGGAACTTACTGTTCCACTTTCTGACACAGAGCAGCGTATTGTTCTGGACGAGGCAGACAAGTATATTCAGAAAGAAAATGGTGTAACACTTGACCAGAATCTTGACGAAGCAATAAAAGAATCAAAAGAATTGTCAGAGATTGATGAACCAGAGATTTGATTTTTGTACACCTAACCAAAAATAACGGATATGTATTGACAGTAACGGATTGTTTGTGCTATAATATAAAGGAAGTATATAGTAGCACTTCTATGCTGTCCAATCCGTGACGGCAGATAATGATACAAATGCGGTAGCACCTTCACAAGGGAAGGAAAGTCCGATTATATTATTTATTAGCTGTTACCTGCTGTTCTTTTCTTGTCACGCAACATTTGTGAATGGAAAGAGCAAAACATCAGCAGGCTTAATAAATATACAAAGGACGTTCTGAGAATCATTTTCTGAGAGCGTCCTTTTTCTTAACCTCAAAAATAACGGATATTTTACAGAGTAATCAAAAAGGAGTGACACCATGAAAAACACAGTTGACCTATTTCGCATCTTCCAGCACGAACAGAAACGTGTTGGCGATAGCATGACAGTTTACTACAACATTGAAGAAAATTCCCTGCAATACAAAAACACCAAAGGCACTCTCACAGTGATATTTCATGCTTCTGATGCAGGCGAAGATTTCTATTATCAGAAGTTCGGGGAGCTTGTTTCAGAAAATGGCAAAAAGCTCGGAATCCTTGTGCAGAAAACTTATCATAACGGACAAAATGCACATTTGTTTCAAAACCCGATGACTGGCGGCTTGAAAATGTTTGAGATTCCGCAGGAGTTCATTGATATTGCAAGAGCATATCAATTCGACCGTGAATCTATTGGCTTGAAAGGAGAAACTGCATGAAAGGTAAATTCTACGCTTCCGGCGATTTGAAACAGCTGGAAAGCACATTGAAAGAACACGAACCATACGCTGTCCTTGTGGTGTCTACCACAGGGATTGACAAAGAGAACGAGTTTGAAGGACACTTTCCTACTCGTGTTGTTATGAAGCAGTTTGAGTTTGATGACGAAACCAAAAGCTATCAGAGTGGCTTCACATTTGATAAGCTGGTGCAAGCTCCGCAAGAGGCAATCCAAGAGGCGTTGAAGAATGAAAGTTCTTACGATGTTTTTGCAAACGGTGGAATCGACAAAGAGGCGTATCTCCGTGGTGAAAATGTGCTGCCTGTTGCGGAATTTCAGAAAGAGTTTCAGACCGCAATTTCTGCGGTTCAGGAATCCAATGCTACCCTTATCATCAACAATCAAACTCACGCATTTCATTTCATGGACAAAATCCAGTCGGCTGATACGCTTCGTGAAATCAGGGAACAGGGCAAGACACTTGACCAAGTGAATCTGACCAGAGCATATTTCCGAAAGCACGATGTACAGGGACAGGCAACATTGGAAGCTTTGCGGAATTATCGCATGAGTTCTCCTAAGAGTTCATTTCTTGCAACTGCGGATAAAGCAACACTGAAAGATTTGAGTGGTATGACAAAAGATGCTTTCATGGAAGCTCACCCAGATATTTCAGAATCCTCATACGATGTGACGAAGAAAGATTTTGACAGAAAATCTGCAAAAATCATCGGTGGAGACCAGCGGATTCAGGTAATCAGCAACTTTATTACAGAGTATGGCAGAGAAGAAAAGATTCTGGAAAACGAATACCTCACCAGTATGCGTGAAAGCGATGCTGCCAAGACACGTCAGTGGTCTGAACGTGGTAAGGAAAAGTACCGTGAAAGCAATGTTGATGAGAAGTTCCAGACACTTATTAACAAGCACGTTATCAATCCGGAAAAAATTCTTGCAGGCGACAGTCAGTTCCACAAATTGATTGATGCAATTGAACACGGCGAAAACAAGGGCATTATGATGATTCATACTGCTACTACCGGATTCGAGAGAAAGGGGAACAGAACTGACACTGGATTCCCGATTCAGTTTGCAACAGCGGTTTATAAGCGTGGCGAAGAAGGCAAAATTGATATGTCACATAAAGCTGCTACAACCATGCTGATTCAAGCTCCTGCAAGAAGCATGGCAAACGCCGAAGAAAATATTCGTACCGGAAAATACGATACTTTCGCAGAATCCGGTATCAATATAGACGATTACAAAGCTGGCAAAGATGTCCTCAGCCAGTCAGAAGCACAGGAACGGATTCATAAAGTGTTCCAGATGTTTCCACCAGAAGACTATACCATTGTTACGTTCAGCAAAGACTTTGCTCAGAGAAGTCTCCAGCATCTTGGCAACTTCTCTGTAATCAATGAGCCGTCCATTGATGCTACACAAGCAATCAAAGAATATGCCTATCTTGCAAGCCACGATGAGGCATATCATGGCGATGTTGCTCTGTTTGACATGAACAAAATGCAGGCTTTTGGCTTGAATGATGTGGCTGAGAGCCGTGGTGCTGATGCTCCGAAATCTGCTATTTCAAAATGCTTACTGATGGGACAGCTCCTTGATGAAGCTGAACAACAGCAAATTGAACTCTTCCACCCACAGGATAAAGAGCAGACCTCGAAAGAATCCGATATTCCTCAGCAGAAAGAACCTGCTACGGAAAATGTGAAAGAATCTCCGGCACAGGAATCTTCTCCTGTTCAGAAAGCACCAAAGGAACAGCCTGCTTCCGTTACTCCGCAAGAGGTTGCCGATGCAGAAGCAGCAATTCGGAAAGAATTTGAAAATGCTGCCAGTGAAAAAGCACAGCAGGAAACTGGAAAGGTTCGCAGATACCGCCGTGGGGAACAGCAAGAAGGAAATCGCAGAACAATTACTCGTGAGCCGTCAGAAAGTCGCCAGAAGCCTTCTCCTGCTCCACAGCAAACTATGCAAGCAGAAAACCTCGCCAAGACAAACGAAGCCTTAAACGGCGTTGTAGCGTCTCTGTCTGAGGCGTTGAGCAAGCAGACACAAAGCATGATTCAGATGCAATCAGAACTGATGCGGACAAATCAGCAGTTAATGGAAACCAATCAGCGTTTGGTATCGGCATTGGAGAAACAAAATGAAATCCTGCAATCTCTCACCGGAGAGCGTTCCGTTTCCAGAAAGCAGAATCCTGTGGAGAAAATTGAAAGCTTGAAGGAAGAGATTTCGGAAATGTCTGAAAATTTTCCTCGTTCGGCAGCAGCTTACATGACTTCTGCGAACAAAGCTCTGACAACAGCACAGCATGAATACGAGAAAAACGAACGAAATCTTGAAGTCGCTGACCGTTCGGCAAGCTAAGGAGTGTGCAACATATGGCAAAGAACAATTGGAACAACAGCCCAAAGAAGAATCTCCCCAGTGATATGCCGTCCTTGAAGTACAATTCGAGAGAGATAAACAAGGATATTCCTATCGAAGAAGTTATGTCTCGCTATGCTGGCAGTACAATGCAACGCAACAAAAAATTCCATTGCCCGAATCCTCAGCACCCTGACAAGAACCCTTCTGCCACTGTAAACCATGACAGAAACACTTGCAGATGCTGGTCGTGTGCTACCACTTTCACGCCTATCACAGTTGTAATGCAAAACTGCGATTTGCCATTTCCGCAGGCGTGTGAACGATTGGTTGAGGATTTTGGATTGGACAAGTACCGTTATTCCAATCTTGCAGAAGTTGAAGAGTACTGGAAGCCTGCCAGCGAACGGAAGTTTATTGATTCGTGGTATTTAGAAAATAGTGAGATTGAAAACATCGGATTGATTCCAAACGCACAGTTCAAAGTTACGCTTGATGCAGATGAATACTTCAAAGTGGTTTGCGGTGATGTTCCGATGGAAGGCAAAGACGGCGGTACAATCTCAGTGTCGTTTGAGGAAGCAGCAAAATACGATTTTCTTCCGCAATCTTTTGCTAATGAGGAAAATCAGAAAGGTTTCTCATTACGGCAGATGTGGCTGGACGGAAACTGGGAAGACAAAATCAGCATTGAAGATATGATTATCGGAAAATGCGATGAAACATTCCTGAACAACAAAAAGAATAAAGAGTTTATGGAACAAAAAGTTGCTTCTTATGATGCTTCTTACTCTCCTGATTTACAGAATCGTCTGAAAGAACTTTGCATGGAATATATCGAACGAGGACTGGAGCGTGTGGAAAATGGCTCAGACATTTCTTTGCCTGCTGTAAAAAGTCCAAAGGTAGAACGTGCTATGGCTGAAACTATGCAGGTTTACAACTATCGTGAAATCCTGCGTTCCGGTTATTTTGAAGCAAGAAATGAAAAGGCTGAGGCAACTTATAAAAAAGTCATGGGAAGACGTGCAGAGCGAGAAAAAGATATGAAAAAGCACCCACAGAACTATCGCTCTACTGTGGAAGAACCCACCAAAAACACAGATGACAGAGATGATATATGAGATACGCAATTGACAGCAAAGGAACAGTGCTTCCTCTCCCACCAAACCAAAATATGATACGTTTCATTCCGATTGAAGTTCGTGCAAAGGAACTTGTGAGATTCACTTCTGAATTTGCAGAACTCTTGAACGGTGCAGGTATCAACACGCAAAATGCTAAGTATTGCTACATGATACAACCTCTCTACGCTTCGGAACGACTGGTTTATTTCACAAGAACAGAATTGTCTTCCAGTTCACAGGCAGTCCGCATGGCAAATGAGCTGGATAAGCACCCAGAATTGCTGAATCAGCCGGATATGCTCGAACTGCTCCAGAGCATCTTTCAGGACACTCGTGGCACTCCACGCTGGTATTTGATTTCTGTGGGATATGTTGAACTGGAACGCAATCTGTATGACTGCAAACGTATCAATTTGACATACCACCAACCAGTTTTCTTTCACAGATTTCAAAAAGTGATACAGAAAGAACAAATCACAAAGGAAGAACTGGAACTTGCTGTTCCGTGCGAGAAATATCGCTTTTTTTCAAATGATATAAACTTTTCCGACCGAGAAATGCTGATAGATATTGCTCTTGAAAGAGATATAGTTGGCGGTAAAGAATCTGTTTTTGATATGAAAGTATATCAAGCCGTGAAGCAGTATCGGCAGATGAAGTTCTCTCAAAAGGACGTTTTCAGCAACACTGCCGCAAAATGCTTAAAGGACTTGAACACACACACCTCATGGAAAAAGAAAGATGTCTATATCGCTTATGACACAGCCAAAAAGCTGATAAAGAGCGTTTATAAAAATGCTTATGGCATCTGCTATAAAGATACCAGAATCACTGCTTACCTTACACCGGAGCGTTTTCTGACAATGTATGTTGGTGGTACACGAGACAGACCGTTGTACATCATTGACGGAAATTTTTTAACAATAGAACAGTTAAAAGATTATCTAATGAGCTTACAAGAGCTGCCTGTTGTTCCGTGGTTTGCGGATAAGGTGCAACCTTATATCGAAGTGAGGAAGCCTCAGAAGGCTTCCAAAGCCCAGAGAAACGTACTTCAATGGAACAAAAAGCGAAAAAAGAAGAAACCCAGAAAGGAAAAATAACTATGGCGAATCAAGTGAGACCTGCTTCCGAAGAGGACAAGAACAAACTGAAAGAAGCGTTCACAAAGCTATGGAACGCACTTCGCTCTATCTTCAATAAGAGAAGTGTTGTGGAGCGAATGGAAAAAATGCAACAGGAAATGGACTATATGCTGGCTCAGAACGGCATGACCGAAGATGCAGTGAAGGAACTGACAGAAACATTCAATACAATGTCTGGTCGCCTGCATACGCTTACTCCGGAAAATGTCGATGCGTTTGTAGACGAGTTGCAGCAGTCTATCAGAATTGTTGCTGAAAGGAATGAAGAATCTTATACTTCTCCGGAATTTTCAGATGATTTTATCAAAAAAATCGCATATTATGTCAAGGCTGACCCCAGCGAAGCTTTTGCTGAGGACTTGATGAAGAACGCACAGGTTGTCAAGATTGATGGCGACAACGAAAATGCCATCTTATCATACAAAGGACACTGCATGATGGCGAGACTTGATGAAAGACAAAAGCAAATCGTTCTGATAATGAGTGCTATCCCACCGGAACAATCTGTTTTCACTGAAAACGGAGAACTTGCACAAGGATATTCTTTTGCGGAAATTCCAGAAGATATGCAGGGAAATGCAAAGCTTGTTTTGCTAAATGCACTTTGCGAACAAAGCGATAAAACTTTTGTGTACGACAAAGAAAAGGAACAACGCCGGATTCTTGAAGAAGCAAAGAAAAAAGTTTCTCCGCAGGCAAGATTCCTTGGTGAACGGTACGAAACTGCTGTACAGGAATCAGACAATCTGGAGAGTATTTATAAGCGTGATGATGCAACTTTCCGGATTCGTGACAAAGCAACTGGCGAAATGCTCCGTATCAAGTCTGACAAAGACAAAATGCAGGTATTCCTTTCTCAGGACACCCAGAGTTTCGATGTGCCAAAAGGCAGTAAAGAAATTCTGCTTGGACAGTGGGAACAGAAAGAAAAAGGAATCCTTGCAGGCAAATTCCGTCTTTCTCTTGGCAGTGACAACGTAACATCTATGCTCCGAAGTGACGCTGTTCAGAAATGGTTTGAAATGAACGGTATCTCTCTGGAAGCACAAAACCAGTCCTTCCACCACAGAACAGACAGCAAGGCAACATGGAGCAAAGTAGACGAAGCGAAAATGTCCAACGTAATTGCTCTTCAAGAATCGTGTGCAAGGTCGATTGCTAAAAATCACCCTGATGAAAAGATTATCGCTTCGGTTTACGAAACAACTCCGAAGAAGAAAAACCACAACAAAACATACACATTCCTGAATGTCGTGAAAGATGAAGGGAAAGGTGAAGAAAACCCGAAGCTTTCTATCTCCTTCAATTCAGACGGCACACCGCTGACAATCAATTACAACAATCAGTTCGCATACAATATCGCAGCTCGTACTACTTCTGAGAACTATCATACGATTCTGTGGAACGACCCTGCATTCCGTGAATTGTACAATATTGCTGTTGACGCTTTACAGGAACAGGGCTTGGACAGAGGCATCTTGAAGTTCGGCGATGTTCCTTACGAGAAACAGGAAACTGCAAAGCCAGAATCTTCTTACACAGCAATCTACACTGCTGTTCCGCTTGAAGAACGTGGCTTGACCAAACAGGATATGGATTCTTGGATTCCATTACATGAAAAAAATGATGCAAAAATCATCAACCAGCTTGCTCTGAGTGCAATTCGGAACGGAAGCATTTCCATGAAGGAAATCAAGCAAGAAACCAAAGGACACACTATCAAGACAAAGCAGGCATTGGACACTTTAGTGAAATTGGGAGTGGTTTCTGAAAGTTTGAAACATGAAAGTCTGATGTCCGAAGAAGACTATGCAAAGGCAATCAGTGACCTTGCCAGAAATCCGCAGGCAAGAGCAGAATTTGCATCGCTTTCCAATTCTGATGCTGAACAGAACAATTTCACAACCTATCTGACTGATTCCTATGAAGATGCTTGTCAGTATGACTGGAATCCGTATCTTGTTCTGAATAAAACAGAATACGGTCTGGCTGATGTTGTCATGTCTGCCATCGAAACCAGACTGAACAACGGACACGACAGCATCGACTTGGCAAAGCTCCAGAGATTGACCGGAAAATCATCACAAGAGGCAAGCAATATTATGGTTGAGCTGGAACGCATGGGTATTGTGGAAGGCGAAAACGATAAAAAGATTCTCGTTTCCAGTGATGATATTGCTCATCTGAAAGAAGTTGCTCTCCAGCATGAAATGTCTCACGATATGGGTACACTGGAGTATGCAGAAGCAATCACTGAACTGGTTATGGAAACTATTGAAAAAGGCAGCATTTCCGTTGATGACATAATCATAAATCCTTCGATGGCTGAAAAGAATGTTAATGCAAGCAGTGCAATTCACACGCTGGAAGAACTCGGCGTAATTTCCGGCGATGATGCTCATACCTGCCTTGTTACACAGGAAGAATACGCTCAGAAGTTCAAGGAAGGCAATTCTGATGCCTTCACAAATCTGCTTGCTATCAGCTACGCAGAGTACACACGAGAAGAAAAGGCAGACCGTGACGAATCTATCCCTGAAAAAACAGACAGCAAGGAAGAAATTTCTTCTCCGACTGAGCCTGAACATGATGAAATTCCGGAAATGCCACCGTTCGATGAACACGACCCCTATGAAGATTATCCGGAGCAGGAAGATGCTGCGTTCGACCCGAACTATCCGTCAGATGAACTGCCAGAAGACCCTTATAGTGACGTAGAGGACAACTTCCAATTTGAAAATATGCCTGAACCGCCGGAAGAACCAGATATGAATAACGACCTTGACATGAGCTTAGACTGAGAAAGGAGCATTGCATGGCAAAACTTACACTCGATGAAATGCTTGACGATGTGAAAGCGAGAGAAGCTATCACAGAAGAAGCACAAGAAACCACAGAAATGATTCACAATGCTACAGAAAAACTGATTGATGCAGCTGTGTCTGGAAAAGTGACGATTCTCTCTGACTACGATGCAGACGGTATTTGCTCTGCATACATTCTGGAACACACCGTCAAGGCGATTGCTCCGGACTGCGATGTAGATGTGCAGCTGAATGACAGGCGTGGTTCTTACGGCTTGTCTCCAGATTTACAGGGTGAAGATGACCGTCATTATATCATCTCTGATATGGGAAGCAATCAGCTTCCCTTTGCCAGAGAACAGCTCGGTGATGATGTTATTATCATCGACCATCATCTAATTGAAGACGATGCAATCCGCAATGCTTTTGTGGACAACACTGACAATAACAAAGGACTTCTGAATCCCCATGCCCTGCATGAAAACGATGAAATGAATGCACAATATTGTGCAACCGGACTTGCGTATCGTGTTTTTCAAGAAATGCCTGCTCTGGCACAGAACAAATCCATTCAACCGCAAATTACAGAAAAGCTGGAAAACACGATGGCTGTCATGGCTGCTATCGGTACAGCCACGGATATGGTTGATGTGTTGGACACACACAGCAACAATCGTGAAATCCTCAAAGACGGACTACGCAGAATCGACAACGCAGATGAAAAGAATCTGGATTTTGTAATCGGCAATATGCTTGCACGAAACAATATTCCGGACGGTGTGACTGCACACCAGTTGGCATTCAATGTTGGTGCGTTCTTAAATTCCGCATCACGCATGAGTGAAATTGCTGGCGAGAATGGTGCAGCAAGAATGTACAAAGCTATCACTGGCGATGAATCGTCAGCAAAAACCTATCGGGAGCTTGATTTCTTGCAGGAACAAAACACACAGCGTAAAGCTCTGATTGGAGAACTGACGACCTCGGACGAATACAAGGCGTTTGTGCAGGAACAACGCTACGGCAATGACAAGGACAACAACATTGCTGTCTATCAGCTTCCGGATAACGTGCCTCACGCATTTGCCGGACTGGTTGCAGGAAAACTTGCCGAAGCAACGGACAAAGCAATTCTGTGCGTGACCTACGAAGATAAAACGCAGTCTTACTCCGGCAGTGGCAGAAATACTGCAAACAACGAAACCAGTCTGAAAGCGTTTGTGGATTCCATTGTTGCCAGAGAAGCAGAAGCGTTCGGAGACCAGCAGCTTCAAATGACCTATGGTGGACACAGCGATGCAATCGGCATTTCTGCTCTGAATGACATCACACGTCTGGAGCAGTTGGTTGATAAGTTTCAGGACGATATGAAACAAAAGCCACTGGAAGACCGGACATATCTTGACATGAAGCTCAGTGATATTTCCTCGCAGGAAACACTTGCAAAAGTAATGGCTCTTGAACCGACTGGTACTGGACTGCAACTGCCGTCTGTTGTTGTGGAAGGCAAGGAAAATAATCGTAACCAGCTCTATAAAAGACAACGACCGGATTGGAAATCTGTTCGTATTGTCGATGATGAAACCAAAGAAAAATTCGATATTGCAGACTGGGCATATAACGAAAAATCTTATCCGCAGTTTGAGGGCAACAGAATCGCTCTGGTAGCAGAACTTGGTATCAGCGATTACAAGGGAATCCATGTAGAGCTGACAGCAAAAACTGACCGTGCTTTTTCTGCGGAACTTGAAAAAACACATTTTCAGGAAAAGAATCATTCGACACCTGAAAAAGATACATCAAGCGAACGGTGAGTGACAAAAGATGAATCGAATCACATATATTTCTGAAAACACAAGGCAACTGATGCAGGGAAGTACAGAAGTGCAAGAGCTTGCCAGTATTGCATACCGCACAGCTGTTTCTTTAGAAGAGAAACTGCATCGTTTTTCTCTCCTGACAAGTTCTATTGAGCAAAACGGCATCTGCGTTTCTGTTGAAGAATCTGAAAAGCTTGACTGCTACAATACGTCTATCAGATTAAAGCATCATTCTGATTCCCTGACACTCGGAATTGCATCTGACGGAGCAATTTTTATGTTAATCGCTTCCACATGGGACTACTCCGGTGATACGCCAAAGCTTCACTTGTTTCATCTGGACGAGATGCTGACATCTTCTCTCAGCAATGAACTGAAAGCTGTTGCTCGTGTTGTCATTTATATTGGACTGATGGACGAATACCTTGCGGATTTTCTGGACAGCGTTGATGACATTCTGACCAAAGAAAAACTATCGGCAGAAATCGAAACTGTTGATGGTCGCACACAGGCAATTCTTGCCGATACAGAAAGCACAGAAGACGAACTTTCTGTTTCTCTCGGCTTTTCAGAGCAGGGGATTCCATATGCCGTTGCAACAAACTACCAGCTGAACAAAGACTGCAAGCCATGCCAGACAGCCGAACTTCCGGCAAACGTGTTTCTATGCTTTCCAGATGACTTGCACAAGTATCTGTCAAATGAAGCTGTAAAGCGTATTGTTGCTCAGTACATGAATTGGAACGTATAGTACACGCAGATATGCCTGTACGCTTGCTCTGATGCCTGCATGGTGATTCATAAGTAACTTATACCCCTTAAATTGAAACGCCTTAGAACGGCTCTGGGATAGCTTAGAATTGATTCAATAAAATCGGTACAAAATAGCACCGTAGTAATCAAACGACAGCGTTGACGTTCACGCACCGTTCTCTTATAAGAAAAGATTCCTATAGGTATACCTCGCTATACCTGTACTCATACTTACAATCACATAGTATAAAGAAAGCAGCCGAATTGCATTGTTCGACTGCTTCTTTTTGCCTCATATTTTGTTCTCAGTGTTAAACTTCAAAAATTGGTGTTAAGTTGGTGTTAAATTTTGGCTGTGCGATTGTTCCAGCCCTTGATTTTACTAACTTTCACTGTTCAAACTTTTCATTGTCGGGAATAATAAAACATATAAAATGAATCTTTTTCAAATGTCTTCATATCCCTACAAGCCTGTATTTTCACAAGTTTGAGCAAAATTTCGCATTATGGGGAAATCACATATCTCTACTTAACTGTGCTTAACTTTTGGTAAGCTGTTGTTAAACGATTGTTAAGTCTCGCATTGTCGGCTATCGTTTTCTTGCACCTAATGGATTGCAAACATACTTACGTTCTCCGGACTGTTTTTCTTTCAGTCCATCGAAGTATTCGCCGAGTGATTTCATTTCCATTTGTTTCAGTTCTTTGGTTGCGTCTGCATAGATGTTCATGGTTGTCTCTGCATCTGCGTGACCCAAGATTTCCTGCATCGCTTTGATGTTGACACCAGCTTCGCACATTCGTGTTGTGAACGTATGTCTGAGATAGTGACAGCTGAATGGTGGAAGCGTAAGCCCCATCTTGTCAAGCTGTTTGAAGTTGCAATCTCGGATAATTCTTTTCAGTGCTTTGTTGAGTGTTCCCTGATGCTGAACATTCCCAAAACGATTGATAAAAATAAAATCTGTATAGCCGTCAATCTTTGACTTGCATACCAAATTATTTTCTTTTTGATACTGTCGTTCCATTCGGAACATTTCCTTGACAATCGGCAACATCGGAATGGTTCTTTCCCCTGCCTTTGTCTTCGGAAGGTTTACTGCGAAACCACAGGTTTCTTCTCCCGCACGTCTTCTGTCGAAGTACACCAGCGTGTGATTGACGCTGATTGCTTCGTTCTCCATGTCGAGGTCGCACCAGCGTAAACCTGTTACTTCTCCGACACGCATTCCGGTGTAAAGCATTACCATAAAAATCGGTTGCCAATGCTGATACTCTGGAGTAAGTGCCAGATAATTTTCAAAAACTTCCTGCTCTTTCACGGTTAAAGCTCTTCTTTTCATAATATCACGTTCCCTTGCTTTTTTCAATTCTTTCAATGCTCCGTCTGACGGATTGAACCTCATGTATTCGTCTTCTACACCAAGTTCCAGAACCTGATGCAGGACTGTGTGTACACTGTCCACCGTACTGACTTTCAAGCTTCTTGTTTCTGCAAGGTAGTTGTAAAAAGCTCTGACATCTGACTTTCGCAGGTCGTCAATTTTTGTGTTTCCGAAGTCTGGTTCAACAAACTGTTCGTACATATAGCAATAGTTCGTGAAGGTGTTGACTTTCAATCCACGCTTCACCTGTTTCCATCTGCAATATAAATCGTTGATAGTCATATTCTTGCTATCCGGATTTATGCCGTCCAGCATATCCCTCAGAACATCGGTTTCTTTCTCTCGCAAATCTTCAAGCGTCTTTCCATACACTGTTCTTCGCCTGCCTGTTTTATCACGCCAGCGAAATTCATATGTGCCGTTTGGACGCTCGTATTCTCCTTCTTTGAGAACACGTCTTTTGCTGTCTTTTCTTCTCTCTACTGCCATTTTTTCTTTCTCCTTATTGACAATGAGAGAACAAAATATGAGCTGTTATCCGAGATGTCTCTGTTCTCTGATAACAAGTAAATCATACCATATTTTGCTCCATATGTCTATGCAACTCTTTGTTAAATCGAATACGCTTTCGCAAGGTATTCGTCCAGCTTCTTTCGCTTTATCAGACGTTTGCTTCCGTTCCAAAGTACAAAAGAGCAGTTATCATCATTTGACATTTCCCTCAGTTTGTTGATGCCGATACCGCAATATGCACTCGCCTCTTCCAGTGTCAGATTTGTTTTTTCCCATAGTGGAATTTGAATTGCCATAGCAAGTCTCCTTTCTATTTACTCTGTATTATATCCGTTATTTTCATTTACAATATATCAATTTCCCGAAGCACTGTCAAGAAGTAATTTACATAAGTCTTTATAACAGAAAAAATCCCCCGAAACGAACAGTTCCGAAGGCTTATGTGACTGCAAAAAAATAAAACCGCTGCCAGCGAGACAACGGTTCTACTTCTTACAAATATAACGATGAATAGCACACAAGAGGTGATTAACTTGTATACTTCCATGTTTGTATTATACCACTTTTGCGAACACAAGTCAAGCACAGTAGTGTACATTCTACCTTTTGCACAAAATGACGACTTTCTTTTTCATCTTTCTTACAAGTGTTGCATTAAAGATAAATCTCAGAATCAATAATATAACCACATTTACATTTTACAACGGTTCTGTTATCTTCCAAAATCACTTTCGGGGTCATATTGCACTTCGGACACGTTGTCGTTACATATCCGTTTTTCTTCATCTCCGCTACAGCTTGATTTGCAAGCATAATGGGTTCTGTTAAATTCTGTTTCTTCATCTGAGTATCCATAAAGAACTCCTTTCATAAAACTATCTGTTTCTTTATCTGTTTCCAAAATATTTCCGCTTTCTCTTGCTCTCTCTTTTGCATCATTGATAAGGTCTGCACGTTCTTGTTGGGAAAGGTTTGGAGCGTTTTTTGCTGCGGTAATACTTGCCCTGCACTCATCTGCCCACTGGGGCGTAGTTCTGTCTGCATCTTCCTTTCCCAAATCTGCTAAATATTCATTTCTAAACACTCGATGACCATAATATTCATGAGCAAGAACAGCAGCTACACTCATTACATCTCTTGGGTGTGTTGAACCGTGGTCATTATCTGGGAAAACATTTCTTGTCACATATATTTTATCCTGAACACAATTGTAACAGGTGCTTCTATCCATATGTGCTTCATCATTAAAGATGAATACAGATTCATCAGCTCCAATTCTTCTTATTTCTAATTTTACAAAATCAATTTCTTCATTTGTCAATGGCTCTCTTGACAAATTACGCATTCCAGATGACATTAGTTTGTCATCTGAATGAAAATGTTCAAATAGCTTTTCTTCATTTTTCACACGCCAACTTTGGAAGGGAGCTTTTTTTCGTGGAGCGTTTTTTTCTCCAGATTTTATTTTCCGCTTGACTGGCTCACTACCCTGAATTTTCTTCATCATATCATATTGTTTCCCAATATTTGTGACATCAAATCTGCTTACACATTGAGCAAACCACGGAAATTCGTCTGTCAACTTTTCAACAAAGCGTTCTACCTGCGTTTTACTCATTGGCTTATCAGAAGAATAACCAGACAATTGCCTGTGTGAAAATCCGTTTTCTTTCATGAAAGTTTTTATTTCTTTGTAAGCTTTCAAATATTCCAACGGATTGTTTGTGGTGCAATAAACTTCTTTCAGCTTTTTTGTATCGAGGTCGAAGTTAATAGCCTTTCTCATTTTACCTACCATGATTATTTACCATATTGGGTATCGAAATCTTTGATTTCTTTGAGAATATCTTCTGTACTGTTATCGCTTGCATCATACCATTCCATTTTTTTCAGGTACTTGGCAAGCCAGCTATCATACAGGGAATTTGCAACAATGCCGACCTCACTGAAAGAATCTTTTCCTTCTTCAATGACAAAAACAAGCTCTTTGTCTGTATCTGATACTTCCTTGAAGTTGCAATTTTTGAAAGCATCTCTTACAGTTTTGTATATTGCGTTTAGGTCATGCTGTTGAAACCGTAGTACCTTATCATCATCAATCACAACTGTGATTTTGTATAAGTATTTCATACTATCTCTGCCTTTCATTCGCCACTTTTGATTTCTGCTCGTATCTGCATCAAAATGAAGCCCAGTCGATTCGCCCCAGAACCGTTCACTGTTCCCCAAATCCTATCGCCCCATGTGTTGCCTTCTTCCAAATACGCATCACCTGTGGCAAGCAATTTGTCTGCAAGTTCTGTGTTTTGCGTGAACTTTGCTCTGACGATTTCTTCCATGATTCTGACTTTGACAGCTTCCCAATCCTTCCGCAAATTTACTTTCCTACCAAGCTTCTTTGCTTCGGTTGGATTCAGTTTCGTGAACTGAATTTTTTCAGAATCGCTCGTGCATTTCTGTGCCTGAAAAGCTGCTTCGTTGTTGGTGTAAGTCAGTTGCTTATATGTTACCGGACATTCGTAGAAATTACTCAAAAAGAAAAAATCTCCACGAAATTGTTTGATTGCTTGTTCCATAAGGATTCACCTCATTTCCGTTACAAGTATTTCTTATATATTTTTTCACAAGCGTTTGGATAAGATGTTTCATGCAACGGATTATATAACTTCATCATCAGCTCTGCCGGAACTTTTTGGCTTATGGTTTTAGAAGGAATATTATACTTCCATTGCAACATAACATAAACGTGTGCAACCCACTCCAGCAGGATATTGTCATATTCTGTATTATCAGCCTTCGGCTTGCATCTTGTAAAGTCAATAGAGTGCAGCAATTGTTTATAGCCCTTGTTTAACGCACTCCAATTGCCTTTATCCATTTTCTTTCGTATTTCTGAATGTTGCATATACTCATCAATCATCGAACACAAACTGTACTGTTCGATTTCATTAAGCTTCAAAAATAGCAGTGTGTGAACATCTTCAACATCTTCCAGATACGAGGAATCATACGCTTTATTATCTGTCATCAATTTCAAACTCATTCCTTTCGTTAGCACGTTCTTCCTGTAAATAGCACCCATATTCCTTGTTGTATTCATATTGAGTGCTGATTACATCTTTCACAGTCAAACCAGCTGGTTTGAACCCATCAATCTGAATGGCGTACTCTCTGTTGTGCAAGAATTTTCCGACTTCTCTTCTCGCCTTTGCGTCAGCTTCACCATAATGAGAATCTTTGTTCATTGAGACATTTTCATAGTCTTCAAAACAAATCCGGTCAAATGCTTTTTCACTTTTTATAAACACCTGTTGCCCAAGATTGCCATTACGGAACATTCTATCAACTTCGTCAACAGACAACTGATTTCGCAAAAAAGACTTCACTACATTCATGTAGCTGTCGTCTGCACGATACCCAATTATTACATCGGCTTTTGAAGTGTCAATCTTATACATTTCCACAAGTTTGTCTGCAACTGCCTGTGTAAATTCGTCTGATGCACCTCGATGATTCGTTACCTCTGCAATCCATGCGAGTGTTCCGTGTTCATCAAGATTCAGGACGTTCAGTCCATCAAGGTCTATCGAATATTGATTACACACCGCAGATTTATCAGAGCCGTTTACCCAAGCCCATTCTCTTGCTTTTTCAATATCCTCTGTTGTGTAAAATCCGCTTCCGTAGTCGTTATCCTCTTTTCCAACTCCGTACAGTGGTTTCTTTAAGATAACATCACTTCCGTGATATAAAATCTTTCTCATACGTTATCCTTTCTGTTTCAAAAAAACGGAATCTCACAAATGACTTTCGCTTGAATCTGGTCTTTCTTAATATATCCAACTGCTTTATCTCGACTGTCCGAACTGTAATTGCGATTATCGCCCATAACAAAATAGCAGTTGTCTGGAACAGTTATCGGATATTCAAAAGCACCCTCATCAAGATGCGTCATTTCTTTGATGTAAGGCTCTACAAGCGTTTCACCGTTCACTTTTACTGCTCCAGAATCAAAATCAATATCCACGGTATCGCCTTCTGTGGCAATCACACGTTTAATCAATACGATTCCGGCATCACAGTCTGTAATAATGACATCGCCTTTCTCCGGCTCTGCATGGCGTAAACACAGCAGTTTCTCACCATCAAAATAAGTATCGTTCATCGAATTGCCACTGACGGTTGCAATTTTCAACACGCCAAAGAATAAGAATGCTGACACGCCGATGATTGCACCGTAAATTGCAGTATTCTTAATCAGAATTTTTGCTTTGCTGTTCAAAAATAACACTCCTTTAAGTTACAAGGATTTCTCAGCTTCTGCGATTTTATCCAGTTTTTGATTGATTTCATCAACCTTATTCGCAATATCCATAATGTCAAAATGTGTGGTTGTGAATACGATATAATCACTGACACGCATCGAAAGAGCTGCTGCTCTCTTCTTGATTTCTTCAAATGCCTCTGGCGTAATTCTGATATTCAGCTGAGTGCTTCCTGCTTTTTCTATTTCTGGTTCTGAGTAGCTTGCTTTACTCATTGTTTTTTCTCCTTTGCCTTTGATATTGCTTACGTCTACGCCTCGGCACTTTGCCAGTGCATTGGTTTTGTTCAAGGCATCATTCAGTAAGCCGGACACGTTGTTCAGGTCAAACGAAAGTGCCGTATACAGCACATATTCGCTGATTGTAATGCCGTATTTTTCACATGATGTGCGAATTTTTTCATTGGAAACAGCATCAACATAGACGTGCATACGTTTTGTCTTTGCTCCTTCCAAGTAGCGGATATTTTCTCCAAAAAGAGCATAAGCCCTTTCCATTCTGTTTCCTACTGCCATTCGTTTTACCCATCTTTCTGCTATGATAGCTTATTGTTATGTTAAGTAATTATAGCCAATCGTGTACATAAAAGCAAGCGACCATATACACGACTGAATGTTCGCTATTTTTCCAGAAACGCTTCTGCTTCCTGATATGCTTCTGGATTATTCCAGATTTCCAAAACTCTACTCATAAACTTCTCTCGGCTCTCTTTGATGCCAAACTGCTTATTTACATCATACACCAACCGAAAGCAAGCAAAGAAGTCATGCGATTTTTCATAAGTTTCCCTTGTAATAGCCATTGTATTCACCATATCATTTGATTCCTTTCATGTATTTGTTTACAGTGTCCAGCATTCCTTTTCGTTCTACAACACATCGGTAAAACATACTGTTTTTATTTCCGGATTCTGATTCATACCAGTTTGCAAGGAACACTGCATCTTTCAAAACACCGCAGAAGTCGTTCTGATTCAGATTGCAGATAGAATCTCCATTTGCATTATTCACAATAACACAAAACTCTGGAGCAGGCTTTTTCACTTCTGTGGTTTCCATTTCAACTGTTTTCTTCTTGAACGGATTCCGGAGCGTGACCTGTTCTTCCGTTTGTCCTTGCAAAATCGTCATCATGATTTGCTTCATTGCATCAGGTATTTGAAGTTGAAACGAAATTTCCTGCTCGTTCCGGCGTTTTTTTAAGTATGTTAAAAAATCTTTTGCTCGTTTGGAAATAGCCTTTTGTGTTCCATTTCCCCAACGAACAATGTCATTGAAGTCTGTGTACACAAAAATTGGCAGTGTGCGGTCTTTTACAAAATTGAGCAGGATTCCCATTGCGTTCACTCTGCATTCCGTTTCGTTTCCGGAAATTATTTTGTGAATTGCTTTTGGTGTACCCTGTCCAGACACTAGCAATCCTACGAAGTGCATTTTGTGGGTGTCCTCGGTGTAAATACCTGTAAGATAGATTGCAGCACCTGCTATCATGTTGTATCACTCCATAATGATTCGATTAAATTCGTCAGCACTGTCAATGTTGCAAACATGACCGCTATGCTTTAGAATTACGATTTTTGCACACGTTGCTCTTGCTTCATGCACAGCTCCTTTCAGGAAGCATTTGTCCCATTCACCAAGAATATATTGGTTTTCCTGATGACGTTGACTTGAAAATTTCGACACCAGCGAGAAATGTTCCTTAAAAACATTCATATACGCTTTGAACTCATATTTGTTGAGTGCTTTTGCACATTCACAAAAAAGCTTCCGGCTTTTCTTGCTGCATCGCATAGGCATCAACACCTTGCTAAACACTCTATACACAAGCGTGAACGGCAGCTTATTCCCGATTATCGAAAAGACATCGACTGTTCTCTTCAAGAAATTTCCAACATCACCAATTGCACCAACAAGCACTGCATTTTTCACATACTGAGGAAAATACATTTCCATGTACTTGATAAATACTGTCCCAAGTGAAACGCCCATAAACGAAGCACTTTTGATTCTGTATTTATCTAATACACAAATGATTTCTTTGGATATTGTTGATAAAGATGGGCTGGACAATTCTGTCAGTTTGATATTCCCATCAAAGTGGCTCGGAAGATTTATCGCAAGAACATTGTATTTTTCTTGCAACACAGGGATTTGCTTTTTCCATACCCTGTGATTCCCACCAAACCCATGAAGCAATACCATGTATTTTTCCACAAACTTGTTGTGACAAGGAAATATAACATGATGTAACATAAAATGTTTTCATTCCCCTCTTTATACAACAGGTTCTGCTTCCAGAACAGGTACGTTCGCACGAATCATCTGTGCAAGCCCCTCTGCACCACCGTAGTAGTCAAAATCAGCTTTTGTCATTTTGATGTTGAGAGAAAACATCACAGGAGCATCATCACGCATAGCTGGCTGTTCGGTCGGTGCATTTCCCTTTGCTTTCAGTCCGGCTTCCATGCCTTGCTTTGCCAGTGCATCTGCTGCCTCGTTCAGCACATTATCAGAATGTGCTTTCACCTTGACAAACCCAATCGGGAAATACTGTCTTGCCATTGCAATTCTTTGCTGATAGTCCTGTGTTGCAGGTTTCTTTGCTTTCCATTCGCTGTCAGCCCATTTCTGCAACCCTTCGTAATCGTGGTACACTGTAACAGATTCCACGTCATGAAGCTTCTGATTCATCTTAAACAGCAGACGCAGAGCTTCCAACACCCCATAGATTTCTCCGGCAATATTGCGGATTCCATCTGTATCTTCGCCGTAAAAAGAAAGCTCCTGAACCGGATTAAATCCAAAGGGAGTTTCTTGCAGAATAACTGCACCAGAACCCCAGACACCATCTTTATAAGAACCGTCCGAATAAATTGCATATTTCATAATTATCGCTCCTTTATATAGCCTTGCGATTTGTTTCTTTGTACTTATAATTATAGCACAGTAGTGTACAAATGTCAAGTCGCTTAGATAATTCTGCATATAAAAATCCATGTGATATTTGTCACTGTTTTTGTGCAAGTATACAAAAGCCTGCTCCGTTACAGAACAGGCAATTATATTACTTCTCTCTCAGCAAAATTTCTGCTGCCTTATTGATTTTCTTTGCATAATCATCTCCAAGCTCAGGGTGAATATCTGGGTGAAACATTCGCATCAGTTTCTTTTGCTGTTTTTTGATTTCTTCTGGAGAGCATTCCGTGTTTTCCAAGAATAAAACGCCTCTTGCCCATTCCATGTCCTGCTTTGATGCAGTCTTCTTTTTCACAGATTCTGCTTCCATTTCCTTTAGCTTTTGAATGTCTTGCAGTTTCTTCAAAATCTGAAATCTGGTATCATCTATCATCTGGTAGAATAAGCTGCGAAACATCGTCAGGCGTTTGGGTTCAGTCACGTCCAGCATTTTATCCTTTTTTGTGAACTCACAAGGCTCGTTCTCAGCTGCAATATATTCCGTTGCAACATTATCTGTCACAACCTTCACTTTAACATTGCAGACAACCTTATTGGTATTCGTACCGATGTTGCGAATATCCGCACAGTAGATGCCTGTTTCTTTCAGCTCTGCAATGCTGAAAATATCTCCAAGGTCTGTCGGTTCGCCATTTTTTTCGTTTTTGCTAAAGCAAAACATACTGTGAACGCTGTCCAGATACATCGTTCCATAAGAAGATGTATTGCTGAATATTTTCGCTTTCTCTTTTGCTTGCTCCACAAGGCGAATCAGATAATCTGCATCACAGGACTTTAAGTCAATGTGCATTGGAAGATACTGACGGCAGGCTTTGCAAACGCAGCCGTTATATGCTTTCTTTGCAAACATTCCAGCGTCCTGCTTGCAGATAATACATTCTTTCATTGGAATCTCCTTTACAGAACATTCTTATTAGGACTGGTGCTGACATCACAACCGCACAGGACAAATTTGTTTTGTGCCTTGTCTGTGATGATTTGTTCCTCTCCGTTGACAGTGATTTTTCTGGAGAGCAGGTTTTGTCCATAGTTCAGAGCGTGACGGTCAAGGCATTCGTCCAGAATGTTTCTGGCAGTTCGACCGTTGCCAAATGAAGAAAGTCTTCGTTCTCTGTCACATCGCACCTCAAAGTTGTCAAGAGCTTCCTGCGATACGATATAGCCCTTTCCGTGAGCCATAGCCTGAAAGATGTCTTTCATTTCTGTTGTGCTGTAGTCTGGGAACTCCAGATATTCTTTGATACGGCTCTTAAAACCTTCGTTGGTGTCCAGCAACCGTTTGATGTCGTTTTTGTAACCAGCCAGAATGACAGTGAACTTGTCACGATTATCTTCCATTTCCTTAATGAGCGTTGCAATGACGGCTTTGCCATATTCCGCTGTACCGTCCATAATAGCATACGCCTCGTCAATGAAGAGGACACCGCCATAGGCTTTCTGAATCAGCAGCTTTGTCTTTGTGTCACTCATTTCTCCGGCTTTCAAGAAGTTACCATCAATCTCGATACACTTGTTCTCTTTTATGTAACCGTACTTATAGAGGAATCCGGTTATAATTCTGGCAACCGTAGTTTTACCAGTACCAGCAGAACCATAGAACACAAAATGTCTGCCGTTCATGCCATACTCACTTCTGGTCTGCTTCTTTTCCTTTTTCTCTTTGGTCATTGCTTCACGTTCAAACTGCATTCTCGCAGCCATTTCAGTGACTTTCTGCTTCACCAGAGGTAGTCCAATCATATCCTGCAAATCTTTTTCCGGATTTCTGCTTCCTTCTTTGACAATCTTATTCATGACACTGGTAGGGAACAGCATTTCCATTTGCTGTAGTTTTTCCTTATCCATCTGTTCACGTTCTTTCCGAGTAAGTGTTGCATAATTGCTTTTCTTACTGTTGCCGAACTCATCGTATTCATTGTCCTGAATTGCTTTCTGGTACATTTTCGCCAAAGGCTTTTTGAATACACCCCACTGAACCAAAGTGATGAAAAATACAATGCAGGAAATCAGCGGAACTTGTATATCATCTACCTGAAACGTACCGCCAAGCGGAATGATTGCAGTGTTCTTCAAGCGAATCATCTGATATAAAAACCAGACAACTGCCACAATCGGGGCGGCGGTACTGAGCGTACTCAACAAAATTGTCAACGGATAACTGGTCTTCTTCTTTTTATTCATTGCTTTACTCCATTTCTGATTGATACTTGCTGTATGCTGGTTGAAGCTTTCCGATAACGCTTTCATAATCCCTGCATTTTCGTATGTCCTGTTCCATGACAACGCTATTGAAATGGTCTGCAATGGTATCACACAGGGAATGAAAAACGCTATCAAGATGTGGCGGTGTCCAGATGTCAGAACGGCACAGGAATACACCGTCAAACGCATAGCTCTTTTCTTCTATCTTTGAGAGATTTTTCTGAACGATGCCACGAAATGCCCTGTTTTCTTTTCTGTCTTTGTCTAAGCCGAACATCTCCAGTGACACCGGATTTGCAACCCAAGTAAGCCCCATATCATATTCTTTCAGAAGATGGGAAATCCAGTTGCCACAGTCAAGTTTTTCATTATCATTTACAATGTCGTGGTGCTTCTGAAATTATCTTATCAAGATATTCAGATACACCTGTTTTTTTGACCTCAGATAATAGCTTTTCAGCTTCTTCACGGTTATCGCTCGCCGTAATAGGTTCGTACTTAAACAAATTGTATTCATCGTTAGTTATAAGCACGATATTCTTTTCTTCCGTGTTCATCTCTTCGGCTATAATATACTTTTTCATATCGGTTCTCCTCCAGTGTAAATTTTTATTGACAAATTAGGAAAAAGCATTGCAGATGTCGATATAACATCATACACCTTTACTTTATCTAATCTGCCAGTACCTGTTCCTAACAGCGGCATTGCTACTGTGCTATATCAATTTATTTCCCAGTTTTTCATACGCTGGTTGGAGCTGTTCTGCAATCGCTTTGTAGTCCCTGCACTGCCGGATTCCCTGTTCTACTTCTATCTCGTCAAAATGCTCTGCAATCATATCACAAAGAAAGCAAAAGTAATTGTCCAGATGTGGTGGTGTCCACATATCGGAACGGCACAAGAAAATGCCGTCATACTTCTCTTCTTTTTCTTCCAGTGTAGCAAGATTCAGTGAAAGCACATTTCTGAGAGCTTTGTCTTCTTTTACTTCTTTGTCCAAGCCGAACATTTCTATGGAGATTGGATTTGCTATCCATCTCAGCTTCATCTTGTACTCGTCCAGAAGGTATGAAATCCAGTTGCCACAATCCAGATGCTTATTGTTATTCGTAAAGTCGTGGTGCATATCTATGTTTACCAGAGAAAGCTTTTCATCTTCTGACACATAGTCATGTACAAAGTCATACACATGGACATGGCTGTTTGCAATCATCACCGGAGTGTCTGGAGATTGCTTCTTTAAGATACGCTTCAAGCATTCCAATTCTTCTTCCAGAATGCCCACAGAACGCACCAGATTGGCTTGTGTGCCACCTAGGTAGTAAGATGCCCATATCAGTGTGGACAGTTCCGTGGAGTGGTCTACGCCGTCCGGAAAGCTTCTCACAGCTTCTTTTGTGATTTTCAGAAAATAATCAAAATCAATAGAAAGGATTCGCTTAATCACGTTCCATATCCTCGCTGGTCTTCTGAGCTTCTTCATATTCATTATGAAGAAACTCGCTGTAGCTTGCGTATACAGAGCCGTCCTCGAATCCGTATTCCTGTACATACTGGTCGAAGGTCATTTCTTTTGCCTCTTCACAGTTCTCATAAGCTGCTTCTGTAGCAGTCATGGTCACGTCATCTATATGGTCTGCAATCCATTCCTTCTTGTATTCTTCATACGCATTGAACTTTGTGGCATCAGCATACGGCGATTTTTCAAAGAAATCCGAAAAGTATACAACTCGCAAGTCGTTCTTTCTTCCAAACTCCAGTGCTGCATTGCCTGCCCAGTTTGGAACGCCCTGCTTCTCCATTTCATTCATCATATCTTTAATAGACAAATCGTCTTGCTTTACTGCGTTTCTCAACTCATTTACATCTTCTTTGGTATATCGGGTAAATCCGCTTGTGTTTGTTCCGTCCTCAATTGCTCTTACTGCCAGTTCTGCATTTTTCAGCTCGATATTGTCCAGCTTCAAGCAGTGTTCCCAGTACATTGCACCTTTCAAAGTCTCCTCAACTTCTGGCGTAACCTCATAACTCTTGTCGCCACAGTACAACATATAGTTTCCGTTCTCGTTTTTCATAAAGCAAGTCCTTTCTCAGGTGTCGGCGGCATTGATACCACTGATTTGTATATTATTACATTGCATAATTCAGCTCTTTTTTGAGCTATCTTACATGAATTATTATAGCACAATAGTGTACAAAAGTCAAGCAATAACTGTTGTTTACTCTGTAAATTATCCGTTATGTTTTTCAAACACATTTGTGCAAGCATACAAAAAAGCCACTCTCTTGCGAAAGTGACTTCAATGTTGAAGAATATGCTATTTTCAATTTTTCAGGAGCATGATGTCGTCAGCAGCATAGCCTGTATCATTTTTTGCATAGCGAATGACAAGCGTATTTGTGCCATTGCTGTATGCAGTGAAGTTGTTTCCAATATCCTCAATTTCTTTTCCGTCACCAAGCAGTGCAATGATTTCTTCCTTGCTCATACCAACATGAATGCCTTCGCAGAACTCCACAACATAGTCATCTTCTTTTGTAAAGAAGTCACTCGTTTTGAATCCTTTGACAAGATACTTGTCTGCATCAGCTTTCCTCTGGTCATTGGCAGGAATCAGCTTACCGTCCTTATCGACTACTTCAATGGAAATGAGCGTCTTGTCTTCTGCTTCGCTTTCATCTTCATACATATTACCGTTGAAGTATAAGAAACTGTAATCACATACAGAACCGCCCAGAGCCACGTTCAGTTTCATTGTCTTTACAAAGTCAGCCAGAGAAATATCATCATTCAGATGAATCTCCACACCGTTGACAACTGCCTTTGACAAATCAACATTCTCGGAAACATTCTTCGGCACATCAGGCACAAGCACAGTTTCTGTAGTTGTAGTAGTTTCCGTGGTCGGTGCAGTGCTTTCTGTGGTAGATGTTGAAGTATTTCCAGACACCGTTGTTGTAGTCTGCTCTGTAGTCTTTACAGGAGCTTCTGTTGCACTCGGCTGTTCTGTCGTTGCAGCCGTGGTCGGCTTCTTTGTAGTAGTGGTAGTCGGTTTCTTCGTTGTCTGCGAAGGCTTTTTCGTTGTTGCTTTTGTAGTGGTCTTTGTGGTAGCCTTCGTGGTCTTCTGCGTAGCCTTTGTTGTCTTTTTTGTGGTCTGAGCAGGTGCGTTGTCTACAGGCTGATTATTGCTTGCAGGCTGTGTCTGAGCTGGCGAATAGTTATTTCCACCATTGTCACTGTTTGTATAAGTCACATTCTCTGCATTCGATTTCGGCTTGTTGTCAGAAACCGGAATTGCCACATACGGCACATTGCTGTTAGATGAACCGCCGGAACTGCTGCCAGCCGAACCTGTTGCAGAACGTGTGGAACGGCTGTGAACAGCGGTTACGTTTGTTCCATCACTCTTAATACCTTTCCCTGTGCCTGTTTTGGTAGTTGTCTTTCTGGTAGAAGAGGTCGTTGCTGTACCGCTGGTTGTCGATGCCTCTGTTGTACTTGTGGAGCTGGTGTCATAGTCACCCTGCTCTGCCACAATTTCCAATTTGTTCTGATTTTCTGCTTCTTTGGCTTTATCTCCGGTAGTGTCACCGCACCCTGTCATAGAAGCACACAGGCAGGCAGCACAAACCATAGATGCAACCGTTTTCCATTTTGCTCGTTTCTTCATTGCTTGATTCTCCTTTACTTTATATTACAATAGACGAAGTGGGAAATACATCTCACTTCGCCTACGGCATTCATTCGTGCAGTGTTCTTTCTTACATCACACTGTCCTTTCTGGTGTGAGGACTTCCTCAATTGCGAATAGATATATGATTTATGGCAAGCATTCTCTTGTTCGTCCACAAGGCAGGATTTCCTGCAACAAGAGTTACTTTGTCATCATGCCAGCAGGCTTTTTCTCAGGCTCAGTTCATTCTGAATAATGCAAAATAATTCATATGCTGCATAGCAGTCTGCCAACGCCGTATGTGCATCATTATGCGTGATGCCGAAGTGTTCCGATAAAGCTGTAAGTTTATAACTTTTCAGCCGGAACAAGCTCTTTGCAAGTGGTAGAGTGTCGATATAAGGATTTGTAAATTCTGCCCTCGAAGAGCGATAGACTTGCTTCTTCTTTGCAGAAACAAATCTGCAATCGAACCCCAGATTGTGTCCAAGCACCACTGTGTCATCTCCGATTGCTTCCAGAAAGCTTTTCAAAGCAACATTGATAGAAGGTGCGTTCTGCACTGCTTCATTCGTGATGCCTGTCAACTGAATGATTTCCTGCGGAATTGCTTTTCTCGGCTTTACAAGCGTGTTAAATTCCTGCGTTACCACGCCGTTCTGCACCAGCAGACCGCCAATGTTGATGATTTCATTATAATCTGGAGATAAGCCAGTTGTTTCAAGGTCAAACACCACATAGTCTTTGATGTTTGCAGCTTCCTGCTCATTGAGCATTTTTCCAATCACGATAATCAGTCCTCGTTTCTCAGTAGGTAAATGTCGTCTGCGACAGGTTCTTCGCTTCCTTCTGGAGCAGTATCATATTCGATTAACAACGTATTTGTGCCGTTATTGTACGCAATCATGTCGTCCAATTCTGTTCCAGCACCAAACTGAGATTCTACAGCACTCTTTTCTGTTCCAGTTGTGATAACTCCGCAGAAATAGACGTTGAAGTCACTTCTTGTAAAGAACTGACTTGCATGGACACCTTTCAGCTTGTAGATGCCGAAGTCTTCCGTTTTCAAGCGGTCACTGTCTACGATTTTTCCATCATAATTTTCCACTTCCAGAGATACTTCTGTGCAGTCATCTGAACCCTGTTGGTTCAAACTGTACATCGCACTGTGAAAGGAAAAGCTGCTCTCAACCGATGTTGCACCAAAGCTGTCACAGGACAGCCCTGTATCGCTTAACACCTTTTCCAGACTGGGAGCTTCATTCAAATTGATAGTTACTCCGTTGATAGTCACACTGCTCATGTCTGCATCTGTGTTGACATCAACCGTAGGTACAACTGGATAGATGGTTTCGTCAGCTGGTGAGTTTTCCTCGACCTCAGCATCTGAACTCACTTCGCTGTCGCTTTTGCTTGCAAGCGTTTCCTGTGAGGCGTTGATGTGAATTTCCGGCTCACTGGAAGAATCATTTTGTTTGCCACAGCCTGTTACCGAAATCATCATGCACAGTGCCAGAATCAATCCGATTTTCTTTCTCATTCTTCAAAGCTCCCTTCGGATTTATATTCGCTGTACGCATCATACATTGCGTTGATACGTCCGCTTACATTCCATGCGTGGTTTGTGCCATTCACAGAACAGTCGCTGTATACCGTTTTCTGTTCGCTGTCTGGTTCGTTGTTGAAGAACCAAAGCAGGAATTTCCCGATATTTTCAATGCTTTCTTTGTTTTCCTGTATTTCAAGCTGGTGACAGAAGTAGATAACATTCACAAGATTTGTTTTCTTGACAGCCCTTTTCAAAACCGCTTTTTTGCCGTTTTCTGCAACATACTCCAGTACGGAATCTGTAAAATCCAGAAGAGCCTGCATTGCTTCTGTCGTATTTGCATCGAAAGCCATGTTTTCATAACTTTCTTTGATATTCTTTGCAGACAGTTCAAACTGCCCGTCATAGATTTGCAGAGCTGTTTTGATGACAACATCTTCATTCTGATAACCTGCTCGTGCCTTATCTGTCATGTACTTCATAAACAGGTCGGACTTTGCAAGCTGAATTACCGCTGGCAGGTTCTTTGCCTTGATTCTGGATTTTTCAATACCAGACAGGACTTTGCCGTTATTCAGTCGGAACATCATCTCTGCCAGTTCATCATCTGTTATATCGGTGAAGAAATACACTGTCATTGTGTAGCTTTCAAATGCTTCTCTCGCTTCTTCCGGCAGTTCCTCGTAAGTCATGCCGTTCAGGTCAACTTCATCACCACACCAGTCGTACCAAGGCAGGGACAGACCAGTCAAAGCAAATTCGTTATGATAGAACGCTCGAATTGCTTCGCATCGTTGTTTGCCATCGAAGCAGTCGAACACCTTGCTGCCTTTCTTGCAACCTGCCGGAGCATCAATATCTGTTTTAATAGTGTACATCGGTGGCACTGGGTAATTATGAATCAACGATTCAATGAGCAGGCTCTGCTGAACCACATTCCAGACGTTTCCTCTCTGAATAGCATTGTCGAATACCATGCTACCCTTTGTGACTGCCTTTGCAATCTGTTTCGCACTCCATGCAATGTTTGCCTTAATCATGGGCTATCTCTCCTTGTCTATTATAACACATTGCAATATTACATTGCAATTTACTCTATCTATTATCCGTTATTTCTTTGCAAAAAATATTCTTAAAATGATTTCAGCAAAGAAAAACCAATGCGTTCCACATAGTACGCTTCATTGTCAACCACAACAACATCGCTGACAGAAAGTGAATGCCCACAAAAATCTTTTGGCAGGTTGACATTAAATCGAATGAAGATTTCTTCTAAAATCGCATTCATGCCACAGGTCAATGCGTCTTTGGGAATCTGAAACGAATAAACGCTGTGGTATACGCTTTTCTCCAGACGGAGCATCTTCTCTTTCCATTCGTTTGAACCTTGGAACATCATTTTATGCTCTGCTGGCAGCTGATAAATTGTTACCTGTACTGTTTCCATTTGATTTACTCTCCTTATCTTTGAATCACTATACTTAGTATAGCACAATAGTGTACAAAAGTCAAGCACAAATCAAATTTTACTCTGTAAATTATTCGTTATCAAAACAAATGATTTTTGTGCAAACATACAAAAAGAGCAGGAACTTGCCCTGCTCTCTTGCTAATATTACATTGCTTCCAGATAATCCGATTCAAAATAGGCATCTTTCACTCTGCCTTTTGTGATTGCTTTTGCGACTGCTCGCATGAACTTTCTTCTGTCCGGAATCACAACGCTGTACTGTTCATTTGTTCTTATGTTCCAGACGATTCCCTTATTCAGTCCGAACGCAATCATATAGCAGGCACATTGCAAGAAATGCTCATGGGACAATTCTTCTACGAATTTCAGTTCGTAGACTGTGTTGTTTTTGATAACGTCTGGTCTGCCAACAATGTCGTACACATTCTCGTTACCATCAATAAACTGCATGGAAAAGTCTTCCTGCACTTCTTCTTTGCCTGTAAACTCTGTTCGCAGACGATTATGAATCAGGGAAAGTTGTTCCTCTGTGAGAAACGGCGGCTTTACCTGATAGTAATAACGGTTCTGGTATGTTTCGTATGCTGTCAGATACAGTACCTTTTCTTCCAGTGTTGCATCTTTTTTCAAGTTCAGAGGCGGTCTGTCGTCAGCAATATCCATTGCATACCGAATCTGTGCATCAATATCATAGTTTTCAAAGAAGCTTGCTTCCTGATAGATGCCGATGCAAGGAGAAAGGTCAATCATGAAGTCTTCCGAATCCACATCAATCATGGACTTATCTGTTCTTGCTTTCTTTCTTTTGCGAATCAGCTGATAGCACTCTTCCACATCTTCTTTGTATTTGAAATCGAACATTTCACTTACCTGAAAAGGACGCTTGTACTCTCCGTTTGTCGGAACAGGTGTCGCAACGATTTCGTCCGGAAGCACATCGCTGAACGGTTCTTTTACAATGATGATTTTTTCTTTGCCTCGGCTCATAGCAACACAGAAGATGTTCCGCAGAATCTCATACTTTACGTCCGGATAGCCCATTCTGACAGACCAGTAGTCCAGTGTATAGTCAAAGACAACACAAATCTTTCGTTCCAGCCCCTTGCTGCTGTCAAAGGTTGTGAAGATGGCTGTAGACTTATCCGGAATCGTTCTGCCTGCATTGTCATCAGAAATGCTGGCGTAAACGGTTTTCTTGTTGAACTTTTCCGGATATTTGTCCTCTAAGTCGTTCAGGACACTTGCCATTTTTCCTGTTCTTGCCCCCAAGCACAGAATGTCAGACGGCTTCTGCTTTGCCAAATACTCAATCACATCGCACAGCTCCATTGTTTCCAGCTTGCAGTCTTTGTTCACACCATTGATTTGCTTTCCCCAGATGTCCCCAAGACGGCTTGCAAGGTCACTACAAAGACGGAAGCACTTTGTAAAAGTAACTGTATCATACCTTCCAAGAAACTGATTGATAAAGATAGGCACATTCAGTGTTGTTTTATCGTAAATCTTCTGCTTCATATCACCAACAGCAACAATCTGCACCGCTGGATTGCTCTTCTTGACGCATTCCAGCATCTCTGCGATTTCCTGTTCGATGTCCTGATATTCGTCAATCACCAGCAAGTCATACTTCGGGACTTCGATTTTTGTCTTGTTCTTCAAGAAAATCTGAATCAAATCAGAAATGCCAGCAGATAAGTGTGCGTTTTTCAAGCACATATATGCAAATCCGTGATAGTTGGTAACAGTTACGTTCTTTCCTCGAATTTTATCTCTTGCGTCAATCTTCAAAAGTGTGTTGTAAGTCAAATACAGCACCTTTTTGTCCGGTATCTCATTGCACAGCACCTGAATTGTTGTAGTTTTACCACTACCGATGCAGGCATCTACCAGAACATTCTTTCCTGACTTTGCAAGAGCAATCATAGATTGCTGCTCTTCGGAAAGGTCAGACAGTTGCATAACTGGCGTTGGTGTCCACTTGTCGAAACGGCTGTCGGCAGTTCCTTTATAGTACCACTGCTTTTGTCTAGCGTCCCATTTCGCTCCAAGAGCCTTTACCTCATCTTTTTCTACATAAGGCACTTGCAGATAATGAATTGTATTTTCCCATGCCATATGCTGTGCCACCTTTCCTTTCAAGAATATTATAATATCATTATAGCATAATAGTGTACAAATGTCAAGGTATATTAAGGTGTTACTCTGTAGATTATTCGTTATGTTTTTCGTAATTATTTGTGCAAGCATACAAAAAGAGCAGGTTATCTGCCTGCTCCTTACAATTCCTGTTTCAAAGAGATGCCGAGCTTGTGAAACCGCATTTTGATTTCCTGCACACACGCTATGCCGATGCCTGTACAGTTCAAAAGTTCTTTTTCACTGTATTGTTTCAGAATCCCGATGGTATCAATATCGTTGGATTTTAATGCTGTCGATGTCCGGAAAGAAAATCCAGCTTTCAAAACCGATGTATTTAGCAGCGGATTGGTTTCTGTCGGATTTCTTCTGCATCGGACTGAAAAGTATTCATCTTCCATAACACCGCCAAAATCCCGAACTACTTGTCGGATTCGCTCTTTTGTTACGCCGTACTCGTCAGCCAATCGTTCCAACGTATAGAAGTTGATATATCTTTTTTGAATGATTTCAGCATTTCTCTCATCGGTTCTGTAGAAGGCAGATTCTATCACTTCAACAAGCACATTATGTTTTTCCTCGTCCAAGTCAATTCCGATTCGTTCCAGCATATCCTTCTGGAACGCTTTTCTACACAGCAGAGTGTTAATCTGCTCTTTACCTGTCATGTCAATTACCTCATTTCTCTTTGCTTTTGCGTATAAGGTTATATTTAATTATAGCACAGTAGTGTACATTTGTCAAGGTGGTGTGTGCATCTGCTTGTGTAAAAGATTTGAGAACAGGATATGTCGTCTTTTGTACAGGTACACAAAAAAGAGCAGCGAAAAAATCCACTGCTCTTCTGCGAGATTGCGATTGATGTAAACTTAATTCCGAAGCAAGAGAATTGTCTGAGCGTAATCCAGTGTGTCCGGTTCTCCGTCCAGAACAATAATCGACTTCACAGTTTCGTAGGTAACGACCATCGTTGCTTCCGAAGTCTTGTAAATGACAACTGGGTGTTCATCATCTTCTGCCTGTCCAGCTGTGCCTGCTCCCAGTTTCTTTTCAATTTCTCTTCGTTCTGTTCCAACAGTGATGCCGCCGCAAAACGTGATGTATTCCGGCTCTTCTTCGTTATATTCGCTGAATGCAGAATCATTTGTGTAGCCGATTCCCTTTATCAGCATATCATCGGTAATATCCGGATTGGAAACCTTCGGAACGATTACGTTGCCTGCTCTGTCCAGCAGTTCCATGACGTAAATTGGAGATGTCGGTGAACCATAGAAGGATAGTCCGTAGAAGTAAAAGTCCTGATTTCTCTCAACCTTCTTTGAGAAGCGATAAGATGTTCCTGTATCGGAGAGAATCATTTCTGGTGTAACCTCTCTGATGTTATATTCATTGCCATCAATTGTGAAGTCGCCCAGACCTGCTTTCACATCATTTGTTTCGTCCACATCAGGCACAAGAGGCAGGGAAGCCTGCTCAGAACTGTATTGTGTGTTTTCACTGGACGAGTTGCCAGCTCCTGTGCCAGAGCTATTAGAACCAGCAGTGGACTGCTGATTGCTTTCTGTTGTAGATTCCATTGTTGTGACAGTCTCTGTTGTAGATTCCAAAGACTGTGTTGTTGCATCTGGAGTTTCCGTATCATACGGATTGACTTCCATTTCCTTTTCATAAGCATTGATGCCGAGCTGTTCGTCCGTAGCACCAATACTGGAATCATCATTGTTTGCTCCACACCCAGATAGTGATGCGACTGCAAGAAGCATTGCAAAGACGATTGCAAATCTTCTATGTTTGGGTTTATTGCTGTGTCTGTTCATGAGATAGCTCTCCTTTCTCTTATGCTTTCATTTAGTTTTCGGTATTTTCAGCATCGCCGATGGTGATTTCTTCATCAAAATCATCAGCATTGTCATTGCTGCTGTTACTGAATGAAATGTCGCCATTATCAAAGGCGTTGTACATTGCCTGCATAGTGGTCATCATAATGTCTGCTTTCCATGTGTCGCCGACCTTTACTGCAAGCATAGTTGGTGCATAATCTGTCAGACCTGTTTCATCGGAATCTGTTTCCTTAAATTCCAGCGGAACAACGTATGCGGCATCAACTATATAATCAACCGGATTGCCGTCATCGTCCATTTCCTGAATGAAGTCGTTCAGTTCCTGCAATTCTTCTTCATTCATCAGAACAGCTTCGCCGTAAGTGAAACTATCAGGATTGCCATACATATAGCCCTCTCCGCTTTCTGCTTCGCTGTCCTGTTCTGCTGCCATTGCCAGAATCTCATCTTTGGTCAGCCACTTTCCTTCATCGAGATAAGCATACAGGTCAATGTTGGTGTAATCGCAAACTGCGTTCCAATCCATCTGTCCATATGCTTCGTAGCCTTTACTTACAAGCTCAATAGCCTGCTCCGGTGTGATGTCTCCTGTGTACACAGTCACCTCAGCCGAAGTGGATTCTTCCGCAGAAGATTCCTGCGAACTGTTTTCTGCCTCGCTGTCAGAATCAGTCTGAGATTCCAATTCATCGTCCTGAATCGCTCTTACAGATACCTCAGAACTGGAAGTCGATGAATCCTTGCCACCGGAACAGCCAGTCAGTATTGTTGCACCCATGCTGGCAGCAGTGATGCAGGTCAGAAAAATTGCGATTGCTCTTGTTTTCTTCATGTACAAAAGTCCTTTCTGTGTTAATAGGTAATCGTGTTACCGTAATCTATTTTCTTGACGGAGCTGATGTTTGCTCCGAGGTCAAGCCCATTCCAGTTGTAGTAGCCCCAGCTTCCGCTGTAAGCCACACAAGAAGGCAATTCTTTGTCACTGTTATAGATAAATTCTACAACAGATTTTCCGTTGCCAGTTCCACCAAACCAATGGAATCTGCCGTCCAGAATACCGTCACCGTCAGCGTCTGATGCCCAGCCTTTGCTGTCACAAATGGACACAGTAAACTGTGTTCCGTTTTCCAGTTCAATCAGAAATCTGTCGCCAACAACGCCGTACCAAAGTCCCATTGCTACACAATAATCGCCATATTCATTTCGGCGAATTGTGGTGTCTGTGATAGGGTCTTTTACTGAACCTGCAATTGCTCCAGAAGACGGCATTGCAGTCAGTCCGGAAGCACGTTCTCCAGTGAAACAATTTGTCCAGCCCTCTTCGGTCTGATACGTCTGAATCACATTGACTTGTTCCGTTTTTCCAAGAACCGTTGCAGGTGTAACACAAACATCGTTCTCTGTTTCACCGTCATTCAAAAGAGGCGTAACGGAAATTTCGTACTCAGAATTTTCCCGAAGTCCGGTCAAATACCAAGTGTCATTTGCCTTTTCAAGGAACGTGATGTTTTCTGTGTATGGAGCGTAGGTAGAAACATCAATCTTGTAGTTTCTTCCATCTTCTCCGTCCCACGTCAGTTTCAAACAGGAAACTGAAATTGTGCTTACGGTCAAGTTGGGAATATCCGGATTTTGTGTCGGTGTAAAGTTAGCTTCAATTGTGCTGGCTTCTGTTTCCGCTGTCGTAGTTTCTGTTGTTGTCTGTGTTGTGGCAGCAGTCGTTTCATGAGTGGTCTGCTTTGTTGTTATGGTTGCTTTTGCCGTTGCTCTTGTCGTCTTTTTGGTTGTGGAAGTACAAGTTGCTGTTGGTACTGTTGCAGTCTGAGTAGCAGTGATTTCTATTGCATCATCTCTGTCTGTCTGAGCAGCTACATTCGTGCCAAGTGCAGAATGGATTCCGACACCAAGCATGGCACAGCAACCGATTGCTCCGATTGCAACTCCTGTATAAATCATCTTACGCTTCATCGGTATTTACTCCTTTCTCATTGCTTGTCTTTCATATGAGTGTTTCCCCTCTGTGCTGTTCAATCCAGTGTTCCAGTTCAACAGAATCTACACGATAAATGCGACCAAACCGAATTACCGGAAAGCCGTCAGAGTTCATCAGCTCAATTGCTTTTTTTCTCCCGATATTGAAGATTTTCTGAACATCTTCCACACTATAAAATCGTCTTTTTACATCTGTTTCTTGCAAAGCTTTTTCACCTCTTTCAGCATACAGTCAGCAGGATTTTTGCAATTGCCAGAACCGCCAGATGTGCAGGATAAAAATATCTGCAAGTGACAATACAGGCTTTACTTTTCAGAATCTTTGTCAGCCATTTCGGAAGAATAAAGCACTTATGCTTTTCACTGCACTGTGCAAAGAAAAACAGAATCAGCAACAAAAATGTTGCCAGATAAACTGTAATATTACTTCCCATTGACAAGATGAAAATTCCCATCGCAACAATCTGCCACAGCCACTTGCAATGCTTTCTGTTTCTTGCAAAATTGAACAGACCAACGAGCAGGATTCCTCTCCAGCTGTAATCAACTTTGAAATAATATGCCAGTGCAAAAATCACACCAAAAACAATTCCTGTTCCGCAATTCACAGCAAGCTTTCTTACTTTTCCAGTTCCAAAAAACTTGCTCCAGCATTTCTGATTACTCTGCAAATTATCCGTTATTGTCAGCATTAAAAAGCAAAGGAAGAATGTGAAAATCGTATTCTGCCCTTTGAAAATGTCCATGCTGATTTCGGTCGGGTTTTGCAAAGTTAATGCGAGGTCAAAAGGAATTTCAGATACCAACGCAAGCACTATCAAGCGTATCAGATGTCGCATTGGATTTTGTGTGTGATAGAAGCTTTCTACAAACAGAAAAGCAAAGATAGGAAATGCAAATCTTCCGACAATGAGACACCACAGTTCTGCATTGTCGCCGATTACTCCGGTACTATACAATACCTTTCCCAAGTGGTCTGTTACCATTGTCAGAACCGCAATGATTCTGAGCAGGTAATACCATTCTGTTGAGATGCGTTCTGGACGAGTGGCAGTAATCGCTTTCTGCTCTGTCAAACGATGCTGCTTTTTCTCCATACGGATTGAACTTCTTTTTCCCATATGATGATACACTCCTTTTTATAGTACATTATTTATTATAGCCGTTTCATCAATCTATGTCAACCGTTACTGAATGTTTATATCCGTTATTATCAAGAAAGAACTATAAAAGCACATAAATGCACAATAAAGCTCAGTAAGCAGAAGAAACCGTGTAACGCAGTGATTCAGGCAAAGGAATAGACTATAAGTATACCTTGCTATACCTATAGCCTATCTCATACTACAGCTTATCACCTTTACCGTGTTGAGTATCTGGAGATTTCACAACGCTTTTCCACGATACAGTGTTGTTCTATGCGACTTTACTACCTGTTTTCACGATTTGTCCAGCACTCGAAGCACATCTTTCCCTTCGATGCAATTATCCCCAGTTCTTTATATTCTCCGCACACACAGCACTTGCCCAGCAAGCTTTCCCGATACCATTTGCCGTCTTCCTTCTGGATAAACTTGTGCTTATAGTTCCGCATGATTTCCGGAACATTTCCGATGTACGTTACCACTCTTGCTTCGTAAATTATCCCACTGGAACAGTCCACGAAAACCACATTTTTGTTCTGTGCCTGAACTTCTTCCTGCACTTTACTCAGAAGCTGTTCCAGCTCTTGTCTTGACATTGCGGAAATGATTCTGTCATTGCTCTCACAGTTCTCGTAAATGCTTCTGCCATTGCAGCTTGATTTCTTCATAATTGCTCTCCTTTATCGGTCAAATGAACGCTTACAAGGTTCGGTTTTTTCTGCGGATTCTTCTGCAAAGTCACGGACTTTTTCTCGGAGTTCTCTCTCATGGCTGTTGTCACAAACCAGAATTGTGATGTTCTCATCGTTGAACACTTCGATGATAATGGAAAGCACAACTTTCCACGGCATTTTGTCAAGTCCTGCTCCGATTTTCGGCATAGCCAACATCTTGATTCTCTGCTCTTTCGCCTGCTCTCTCAAATCGAATAAAGCGTTTCTCATGGTTTCCTCAGTCGGCTTGTGGAAGTAGTTTCGTTTCGTTACCAGATTGAACACTCTGCCGTCCTGCACACAGAAGCCCTTTGTCCAAGAGCCGTCCCATTCTGCAACCACGTTGCCGTATCTCTTTTTCAAATTTTCCTTTATATTGAAGTGCTTATTGAACTGAACCGCAATGCCTGCTCCCATAGCAAAATCAGCACTGATGCACTGCACCAGATAGTAGCTGCTTGGCACACAAAACAAGTCACATTCTTCATATTTGTAAATCATGTTTTCTCCTTTCAAGAATCAATCGTACTTCCACTCTTTTGACAGACATCTGTACCAGTAGTAAGAGCTGCTTTCCTCTGGAATCGACTTTGGCATAGAAGTTGCAAATCCATCGTCTGAACAATAAATTTCCGGATTGTCTGATACCTTAACAGCCAATCCGACCAGCTCCAAATCGCCCTGAATCATGTTCAGAAAATGGCACAGCTGCAAGTCGTTCAAATTTCGGATTTTATCTAAAATTGTCATAATTATCACCTCTCATTTTTCGACAAAATCAAACTTTTTGTATGTCATGTAGTTTCAGGCATATCAATTTCAATGTCATTCAATATCGTTTTTTGTTCAGCTTGAAGTGCATCATATAATTTATTGAATGCCAAAACTGCATCGAGTGATAATTCGGATATTGTTCTGTCCTGAGAACGACAGATTTGAGAATGAAGTTCACTGACATTGCGATACAATGTTTTTGCAGTGTACATTAACTCTGTGATTGCTTGTAAATTCTGAAAGTCTTCGTTATCCATACCGTAAAAAATATCAAAATGTTTCATAACAAGCACTTCCAATCAATAATCAATGTTTCATACCGCTGGCTCTGCATCAACAGGCGGTTCTGCATCAGCCACGCCCTGCATTGCCTGCTCCATCTTCTGCCGCAGATAATATCGCATATCTTCTCTGATTGCCTTTGTTGCAACGATATGCTTTACGTCTGATGCAACCTCAGTCATCATGCTGTCCACGATTTTCTTTGCAATCAGCTGTTCGATATTTTCAGTCAGATACCGCTTGATTTTTTCCATATCAACGTGCTTGTAAACGTCTTCGATAACCTCGTCAGGCAGCATAAACTTTTTGAACTGCACAGTGTTATACCGTCCGATGTCATGGATAACAGCATTCTCCACTGCTTCTACGATTCTTTCTTCAAATGTCATAATCATCGCTCCTTTGTTTTACTTCTGGTCAATGGTCGGTCTTTCTTCATAAGCGGAGCAGGTCATCTTCATTTCTCCGCTTGTCATATCAATGTTTGTGGTCTTCGGGATTGTACAAAGGCACATTACATTGTTCTTTCCATGTTGCGAAATAACCATTCCGTTGTTCATGAGAAGAACCGTGTCGCCACTTGAAACATTCGCCCACTTACATTTTTTACAATTCATATTGAACACCCCTTATATTCATTTTCGCACCGCAGTACGGGCAATACGCAGTTTCCAAGGTTGCAAAGAAAAAGCTTCCGCAATTTCCACACACCAGAAAGCTTCCCATGAGTGTTTCACGCCGTTCCCATTTTGCATGAATCACAGGCTGAATATCTTCCACTGCTGCATTGTCTATCTGTTCCAATATTTCCAAATCATTGGGGTAAGACTTGCGTATCACAGCTTTCAGCTTGTCAACGTCAATATACCGGATAGTCTTGTCTTCATACGGTTCAAGGATTTTAGCAAACGGAGAATTTTCAAGAAAAGAATTGTCGTCATCTTCGTCCTCTGGTAGCACTTCACCAGAAACGACTTCATAATAGCAGTCTGCCCTGCCATAAAGGTCTGCCTTTCGTGTAATCTTGATTACATTTCCAGTGTATCGGCAGTTGCCACCAACCCTATACTTTTTGCCAACCTCAATTTTCATGTGCTTTCTCCCTTACTGCTTTCTTTAGTTCGCTTCATCTTCCGAGACACTTACAGCTGGAGCGTTAGCAATATCATCAATCACCTTTTCCAGCAGCTTTATTCGTGCATCTGCACACTTCGCTTCTTCTTCTGCTAAAGCATTACGGAACGCCATCAGCCGTTTCAGCAATGCCTTTTCCTTTTCCAGCAGCTTTTCTGCATCAATATACTTACTCATTTTTCTTTCTCCTTTAATGTTACTTTACGCATTCGCTACAGCTTTCGCCCAGCTTGTCACATCTGCGATGCACAAGTTTGCTTCTCTCAGTGAGAACTCTGCATGGTATGCAGGAGCATTTGCTTTTGTTTCTCCACCGAAGAAGTGTTCCTTTGCAAACAGGCGGTAAACGTCATCTCGCTTCTCAACGTGACACAGAAACATCTTCCTCTCTGCATCTACGTCCATGTAAATCATGATGTCCTCGCACCGTCTGACAGCATCTTCAATTCGCTTGCTGTTGCTTTTTGTGATAACGAATTTTCCCAGAGTGTTCCGGTACATATACGATACATTTTTCACACGATTGCTCATACGATTCACGCCTTTCTCTCGGTGTCTTAACGACCTTACATATACTATTTTATCATATCTTACAGTAGATATATTGTGCTTTACTTTTCTGATTGGTAAACCTTTTGTAAACATCGGAAGTTGCAGTGTAATTATGATTCGCTGTACCCATTGTTTTTCAAGAAAGAGTTTGCAACGTCTTCCTGATTCTCAAATAACAAATGCGGTCTTAGACAAGGCTCTGTATAAGGGACATTGAGTTCGATTGTTGTATCTTCGTCCACTTTCTTTATCTTTGAAATGATAAAATCGAAATCGTCATAACAGCAATCTCTGAACAAAAGAGATGGTTCTCCTTGAAACAATTCCATACAGCCAGCATTCACCAAGCCATAATCACTATCCATGTGTACCCCATATATCTTTGACTTTTTAATGTCTGGATATAGCAACAGAATACGATTATGCTTCTTTTCAGCATAATGCGTTTTATATCCATTTTCTCGGTAAAGGCTTTCTATTCTTCTGAACGTATTCATGTTTTTCCTTTCTGAACGATGCAATGTGTGCTGGCAAATAAAAAGTGGAATAAATGCTATGTGCATCACTCCACTTCTCGTGCTTTCGTATTCTCAAAAAAGTTGAATGTGTTTCAGTCCTTTTTCAAGGTCAAAGTCCGGATAAGGTTCTCTCTTACTCAGATTCCGGAGCAGGTTTTCATATTCCAGAATGTTATTCATAAGAGCCGACATATCTTCTTTCAGTTCTGTCAGTAACTGATTGTGAGATACTTCTCCCCATTCGCCCCACTGTTGACAGGGGTTATGGTCGATTTCAGAATGGTCTTTTCTGCCGTAGGTGTCTGTCGCAATAGTGATTCTCTCAGCAATTTCAGCAACAGTCTTATCGCCCTCATTGGCTACAGAATAATTGACTGCAAAGCTATTTGTCTGTGCTGTGTTCTCCGCAGAGAATGCAAGACGGTCTGCTGCCAGTCTGCGTTCCCATTCGTCTTTATCAAATGAGCCACGCTTTTTTGCTCTCTTGGTACGAACTTCTTCTGATGCGTTTACTTGTACTACAAAGCAATCATATTTTCCGAAGTAAGAAACATAGTCCTTTGCTCCCTGCACATCTACGATAGCCACATAGTCCTGCTCTGGGTTTAACTGCATCTTTGGAGTGCCATAATACCAGACATCTTCCTTGCCGTTCCAGATAGTGTTGTAAGAACGATACTCAAAGAATCGTCCCTCAGAGATGCCCTTTTCAAATTCCTTTCTGGAGATAAAGTTGTAGTCCTTGCCGTTGACCTCTCCCTTACGCATCGGACGTGTAGTGGTTGTCACGATTTCACGGAATCCGTGATTCGCAACCAGTTCTCTCAGAATTGCATCTTTGCCACTTGCAGACATTCCTATCAGTATCGTCAACATAAATCATTCCACCTTTCTATTTGTTCCTTACTGTTAGTTTTCGTTTGTTTTCGTTTCTTTCAGACATGAAACTCGGTCTTTACAAGCCAGTATGTTTCAGCCTTTTTCAAATTTTTCTCACGCTCTGCACGTTCCATGCTACGACGCTTATCAATCAAGACAATTGCTTTTTCTTTCAATGCCTTGATTCTTTTCTGTGTTGTTTCCGGTCTGAGGTCTTTTCTGCATACCGGACAAATATTCGGACAAATATTCGACCGCAGATATTTCAGTGCAATTTTTGAACCGCAGTTCTTACAGCCAACAGTTGCACTCTTATGATTTCCAAAATGAAACGCTTCGTTCAATGTACGATAAGCCACAATTGCCTGTCTTGCCTTTTCTGTAGTGTTTTCCAGAGCCTTGGAAGGCACGAAGTCATTCTGATACTTGAACTGAACCGCAACCTGTCTGTAAAAGCCACCCAGATTATTCAGATATTTCTCTGCATCTTCTCTGCTGTCAAAGCAACGATTCTGCCACTCGATGCTTGTGATTGGTGTATGATAATCACCGTCACGTTCTGCACGAGCAGAAACCATCGCAAGAATCCGTTCTTTGCTTGTTGTCACCTTAAAATCGTCATGATGAATTTCGTGTCCCATAATTCAAAACTCCTTATTTTTTGTTTGGTTTCTTGTACCTTACATATATTATTATAGCACAGTAGTGTACAAATGTCAAGTGCTTTTAGATGTTTACTCTGTAAAATATCCGTTATGTAAGTATCAGAATATTTGTACACCATGCCGAATAAAACAATAAAAAAGCCAGTACCAAAACGATACTGACTTATAGCGGTTATAAATCTATTTCATAGCTGTCTTTTTCGGCTGTAAGAGAATGTTCAGTAGGTTCTTCTTTGGGTTCAGCTGCTTTTGGAGCAGGCTCTGACTTGTGCTGAGGTTTAGCTTGATTGACGATATTTTTTTGATACAGTTCTTTTACCTGCTCAAAAAGTTGTTCAAAAAGCTGTGGTGACATTTCCTCTGCTTTCTTACCTGTTGCCTGCTCAATGATTGTGCGTACAGCTTTGTCTTCTTCTGAGAGAGAATTGTTTGGAATATCCGTCTGAACTGACGGTTGAGAAGGAATTGTTTGAGATATATCCTGCTTTTGCTCTGGCTTTTTTGTCAATGGTAGCTATAGCAAACACAACCTTTATATAAAATTTAAGAGGGTGGTGAATTACCGCAGTAATACTACCACCCTCTAGTGACTGATTTTACCGTTGTCCGAACCAACAACATCGACCCTTATGTTCGACAGTAGAGCGAAGATTATTTCGTTGCTTCGCCAACGCTCTGTATCTTTCGCAACAGAGTTGGTCACAACTGTAACCACCGGATTGAATCGTGTCAGCCCACGCTGTTATTCTTATTATACGCTAAACCACAAGAAAAATCAATAAATCTTCATTGTATTTTTAAGAATATTTCGTGAATCAAGATGATGAATAAAAGAAAAAACCACCAGCAGGATTGCCAGTGGTCTTTCCTCTATTGAATTTTTGAAGGATATGTCTTAGATTACTTTGTCACAGGCAGGGTGTCGATATAGCGAACCAAGAACTGCAACAGTGTGGTTGCATCGTTGGCATCAATCTTGTCATCAGAGAAGGTGTTTGCATTGATTGCTGCCTGTCCCTTCAAAGTGACAGTGCCAATTACGGTCTTGTTGAGCATAACTGCATCTGCAAGGTCTACCTTGCCGTCCAAGTTCAAATCGCCATACAGCGTTTCCTTCGGAACACCAGTGCCTGTTGCTGTGGTGGTTGTACCAGAGCCTGTTCCGTCAGTAGTGTCACTTACAGTAGTCACGCTTTCGCTTGCGGTGGTAGTTGCACTGACGTTTTCAGAAGTCTGGTCTGTGCCTGCTCCTGTAGAGGTGCTGTTGCTGTCCACAGTGGACGAAGTGACATCGGTCGTAGAAACAGTTGTCTCTGTTTCAGAACCGCTTACAGAGGATTCTGAGCCGTCTGTGGTGGTTGTCACAGCAGTGGTAGTTGTCTGCTTCGCAGAAGCGTTGATTACCAGTGTGCCAGTCACCTTGTCGTAGTTTTCATCATCGGGAGTATATTCCCATGTCAGAGTATTATCGCCTTCGGTCAGCTTCTTTACTTCATCGACTACCCATGAAACAGAACCACTCGGTGTGTCCTTGCCCAGAATCGGGTCAGGCAGGTCATCTCCAGCTTCGTAGTCCTTGTCCGGAACGCTGACTTCCACATTCTTGACAGTTCCCTTTGCGATTCGGAATGTCAGGAGCAGGTCAGCTGTAGTGCCGTTTTCTGCGGTTACGGTGTAAGTTACCTTCTTTTCTCCGGATTCCATCGGAGTACCGTTCAGCTTTGTGTCGTCCAGTTCGATGCCCTTAACAGCTTCACTGCCCTCAGCCAGAGCAACAGACTTCACACCGCCGACCTTGCCGGAGTTCTTCACATACCCAGCAATGTTGATAGGATTCATCTTTTCTCCGTATGTCAGGTCGATTGTGCTGTTTTCTGCGGTCACGTCCAGAACAATATCTGTTACAGTACCCTTTTTCAGGTCGTTCATATCAACATCTCTGTAGCCGTCCGTGATTTCACCGACATTTATAGGGTGTTCCACAACATTACCGTAACTGTCGTCTTCCTCTGCAAGGAAAGTCAGTCTGTAGTTGCCAGTAGGCAGCAGAACATCATACTTGCCTTCCTTAACAGCATAGCAGGCTGCACCAGCTGCATAAGCTTCTGCCGGAGAGCTGTACTTGCTGTCGTAGATGTAAATTTTGCCGTCTGTTGCGTTGTTATCTTCCACATAAGAAGGGTACATTCCTTTGAACGTATTCAGGCGAATCCGCACAAGGTCTGTGCCATTCGTCAGCTCATAGGTGCAGTCAGGCAGGAACAGCTTCTTGGAATTGTCTGCATCGGTGGAGACCTTTACTGCCGGAGCATCTTCCTTGCAGTCACGCAGTTCCTCGGACTGGATATTGTAAGAGCCGTTGCCATTCAGATATGCAGTGGAAACTTCCCGAATATCCTGTGTCCCTTCCGGAGCTGTCAGCTTGTAGTCAGAATCGTGTGTCGCAAATGCCAGCTTTCCATTCAGGAACATGGCGAAGTAATCGCTGCCTGCATCGTCAAACATCTTCTGCACATCTTCTGCTCCATACTTGGAATCGGAATCGACCAGCAAATTGCCGTCCTTATCGAAAGAACTGTTCACTGTGAACTTGTAATCGCCCTTTGCAGTATACAGTTCCTGCAAGCCAGTGCTGTACACGCCGTCCTGCTCTGTAGACTGGTCGAAGCTGTTCGCAGAATCTTTGTTTTTCAGCTGGTCAGTAATCAGGCTGAAATCCTTTTCAGAATCAACCTTTCCGGTTTCTGCATTTGTAATGCCGCTGATGTCATTTGTGTCGAAAATCGTATCGTACTCAGTCTGGTCATCTGTTACCGGAGAAGTCAGTCCCAATTCAGTGTAATACTTGGAATAGCCATAGCTCTTGATGAACTTTCCGATATAGTCTCTGTCGTACTCTGTGTTCGGCATCATGGTGTAGCCATACGGCTGTCCATTAGAAGTGAATCCTGCAATGTAGAAGCCACTGCTTTCCAGACTGTCGTTTGCGTAGCCAGCATTGAACTCAGCCCCTACTGGAGCACCGCCCTTATATGCAGCCACGATTTCCGGCTTGAACTTGTAATACATGGTGTAATCGGTCTCATCGTTCAGATTGATTGCAAACGCATAGCCGCCCTTGACGGTATAGTCAATATTTCCAGTGTCTGCGTTCTTAAAGTACAACCCCTCAAACTTCGGTGCTGCATATGCAACAGAAAAATTCTTTTTGCCAATGCTGGAGATGCTGTCCCCAGCGTTGTTCAGACGATAAATCTCCATATACGCACCATTTGCACCACTTGCATCACGAATGTCATCAACAGCCATCAGCAGTCCGGTGTCGTTCGGCACATAAGTGACTGGCTGTCCGTTGTACATTGTCATCATGCAGTCTGCATTGCTGGTAAAGTAGCCTGTCAGAGAATTGCCGTCTTCATCGAACACACGATAAAACTCATTGGTCTTGGTCTTGCTTGTTACCATAGACAAATCCAGAGGAACAGCATTTGTGAACAGGTCTGCAATCGGAGTGTAACTGCTGCCACTCTTAGCAATGCGAATCGGAATCAGCATACCGCCAATCTTAGAGCCACCATGAACCTCAGCAAACACAGTAGTGTAGCCTGCCTCGTACATCTCACCCAGAATGGTGTCGCAGATAACACGGTTTGTGACCTTTGCTGTGTACTTTGAGAAGTTCTCTGTGGCAATAATAGAAAAACCGATGCTGAACTTGTTGTCCTTGACATTGGTGTCCTCGTAAGAATACTTTGTCAGGCTGTTTTCAAATGCCATGTACGGCAGGACAATGTTCATGTCCGTGTCCTTGACTACATACACACCCTTGGAAAGCGTGGCTTCTGCCGCCATTGACTTGTCCGTACCTGTGGTTGTATAGTTCACTGCACTTGCTGTCATTCCAGCAAGCGAGGTTGCCATACAAGTAACGGCAGTCAGCACCGCTACGCAGGTCTTCAATTTGTTGTGATTTGTTCTCATTGGAAAAATCTCCTTTGCAAAAAAGATATTTCGGCTTGTTTCAGCCGTTCGTTTGATTGGAACGATGTGGACTTGAACCACTTCGAGGCAGCTACCCTCACGTTCCGTCTATCAAAGGAGAGTTTTCGCTTATAGAAAAATCATGTTACGTTTATCACTTCCTTTCAAGCCATTTTCTTCTTGCCGTCAATGCTTCTGCTTCCGAGAAAAACACTATCACCTCTTTTTCTCATTGTCTTTTTTTCTATCAAGAATCTGGCAGACCTTTGTTGCGACTTCGCTTGAACCAAACTTTGCAACGATAAGCACATCAGGTGTTTCTTGGGGCATATATGGCACATATACAAACTCATGGTATTTTAGGCTAAGCCCTACATAGTATGCGTTTTCTTCTGTGCCATCGACAAGTTCCGGACAAAAAGCATCGTGCATTCTTTCTACCTTTAGCACAGCGTCTATTTTTTCCGCAACCTGCTCTGCTCTTTCTTTGGACAAGAAATAGTTGCTGTTCCGGAACAGTCTTGTCCCGATTGTTTCTGTGATGTCATAGCAACTTCTTCCTGTCGGCTCATTGCATTGAATGACATTTACACCATAGTCTCCAAGCTGGATATACCAGAACGGCTCTCCAGCACCAACACGTTGAATATCCGGTTCATCTTCAATCTCCTGCAAACGCTTTATTTCTTCTTGCAACTTGGCAATCTCATTGTTTGCCTGTTCGATTCTTTCATGTGCTTCCTGCATTGTCATACCGCATTCTCCTTACTTGAAAATTGTTCCTTTGCATACCTGCGAATTGTCGGTTATTTCGATAGTGCTGGTTTCTCCCAACTCTATCACAACAGAAGCTGATTCACCGCCAAACGGCACAATGCCTTTGAAGTTATCGCAGTAAATCTTTCCGTCTTTCAAAACGCCGACATTTCCACGACCATCATGAATTGTACAGCCGTCACGCAGTGTTCTGGTATAGGCGAGCCTGCCAACGTAGTTCGGAATATACTTCTCGCTTTTGTACTCCGGATATTTCTCTGTCAGCTCTTGATACATCTCCGGTGCGATTTCCTGCATCTCCTTCAAAATATCAGCCACATATTCAAGATAATATTTTTCTAAGCTTTCTCCAAATATATTTCGTGGTGAATATGAAAGAATGGCGTTTAGCAGCTGTATATTCATATCGACAATTGGAATACAAAATTCCGATGTCACGATGTTACTCCATAACACATATCCGGACACCACTTCTCTGGGAGAATCATCTTCTTTTGCTTTTCTTGCTCTTACGCAGCCAGTGCTAAACCAATAATTATCTCCAACAACTGCAAATCGGTTATATAAAGGGCTTTTTAACCTAGCATATGTTTCATCGCTTATGTATTTCTGGCGGAACGCTCCATACTTCTTTGCTCGGCTAGTGTAGCCTTTTTCCGTTGTCACTGTTCCGTTAGGGCATTTAATGCCCAGTCTTCTCACACACAGGCACTTTCCTTCTTTGTAAAGAGAACATTTGTCCGGACACTCACAGTAAATTGTGTCGCCTTGTAACGGAACTTCTTTCCCTTTGAATATTGATTTACCACCATACAAACCCACACAAATTTTTCCCATAGTTCTCATCTCCTACGACAAAACAATACATTTATATCCGTCCATTTTTTCTGCTTCTTCAAAAGCAATGTCTTCGTATAACACGTTATCTGTACCAGACACTTCCACATAAGCGTTGTCAACGCTAACAGCATACTTACAACAACCATTGTATTGTCGCATTACAACCTCGCAATTTTTCAAGCCGTCCGGAATCTCCTGCAACTGTTGAATCAACTCATTCACAGTCATTTGTTTCATCTCCTAACACGTTTATAACTTCGTACTTGCACCAGAAAAAGCCCTTCTTTGCATATCTTACGATTGCTTCTCTCGCTTCTTCTTTGGAGTAGCAGAAACCGAATCGAACTGTCTGTCCTCTGTTGTCCTCTCCAGAAATAAGATAAATCTCTTCTGGTAGCATTACATTATTCACTTGTCCATACACCTCTTGTGGAAACTTTGCAGGATTCTGCATAGATTTACGATTGTTCGTGTTTCTTACAATATCTATTATAGCACAGTAGTGTACAAATGTCAAGCGTTTTGCTCGTTTTACTCTGTAAATTATTCGTTATGAAACAGATGACATTTTATATACATTGCACAATTCACTGCAAACAAAATCAGCCCATGCCGAAGCACAGACTGACTGTTTTGAGATAGATATGTAGGCAATTACTCTCTTACTGGAAGAGAAGCGATTGTGTGAACCAAGAACTGCAACAGAGCAGTGGAATCGTTGGCATCAATGTTACCGTCCGCATAGCACTCTGCATTGTCCTTTGCCTGCTCGTTCAGCATAACAGAACCTGCGGTTGCCTTGTTCAGCAGAACAGCATCGGAGATGTCCACTCTGCCGTCCAGCGTAACATCGCCCAGCAGAATTGTACCACTGCTGCCCTGTGTGGTTACTGTAGTGGTGGTTGTGGAAGAACCCTGTCCTGTGGTGCTGGTGGTCGTTGTGCCACCGTCCAGAGCAACGAACGGAATGTTGTTCGCAGTAGCATATGCTTCTACAGTAGAACCTGTATAACCATACAGTGTCAGGTTATCGCAACTACCAAATGCTTTGTTCTCAATCATAATATCTGTTCTGGTAATCTTAGCTTCTCGCAATCCGGTATTCACAAATGCGTATTTTCCAATGAATGTAACATTAGAAAAATCAAAAGATTCCAGCTGTCGGCAGCTGGAAAACTGACCGCCGTTCAATCTGAGTTCTCCGTCTCCATAGGTCTTTACAGTTGTGAGATTGTACATACTTGTAAATTCTATATTTGCAGAACAGTTTACGCCCTTTTTCCCAAGCTCGAACGGTCGTTCTGTGTTGTTCATGTACAGCTCCAATGTTGAAGAAATTTTATTTCCATCTTCATCAGAAGTTGCTGTCATAATATCATCAAAAGCACCTTCATACCATTGGCTATCGTCATATACACCCAGCTTCAAGGATTCCAGTTCGGCACAATTCTTGAAAGCTTCGTTGTCAAAAAGGTGTGCAGAAGTTAAGTCCAAGCTTTTCAATTTATAGCAATTCACGAAAGCTTCTCTGCCGAAGCCAAGAGCGTTGCCAACATTGACCTTCGTCAGGTTTTCACAATAAGAGAAGTTTCCGTCACTATAATACAGCTCACCATTTCCGACTACTTCAAAAGTGTTCAGCAATCTATCTTCACGTTCAAAGTCATCAGGGAGAACATAAGCGTCCTCATTGTTGGTGTAAATCGTCATCGAATACGGCTTGACGTTTCCTTCACTTTTTTGTCTTCGCCCAAACGCATATTCTCCTATTTCCAGCTTATCGTTCAGGGCAATTTGAATATCGTTTGCACTTGTACAACCAAGAAAAGCAGCATCGCCAATGTACCGCAGATTTTTGTTCTTCAACTGAATCTCTGACAGCTGTGTACAGCCTTCAAACGCATCATCAGCAACAACAACGACATGAGAGAAATCAAAATTTCTCAGCATAGTGTTGTTCCGAAACGCCATGTTTCCGATGCCAACTTCTCCGTCACCTTCAAAGCGTACTTCACGGATTCTGTTGCTGTCATAAAATCCGCTAGAAATTGTCATCATGTTGCTCTTATCCATATTGAGCTGGAAGGTCAAAGTGAACGCCGTTCCAAAAGCTTTGCTCTCACCAAAAATATGCTGACCTATGCCGTTAAGCTGTGCTGCTTCACAGTTTTTATCAGTAATACTGATTGTGACTTCTTCCAGAGAAGAACAGCCACTGAACGCTTCGTTGCCAACACGCCCCAGTTTCGTATTTGTCAGATTTACAGTCGTCAGCTTTTCACAACCCATAAATGCGTAGTCCAACATATCTACGATTTTCTCAAAAGCCACCGTCTTCATGCGAGAACAGCCGTGAAATGCGTCCTTGTAGAGTACCATTTCTTCATTTTCAAAGTCCACAGACTTCAAATTGGTGCAGTTTGCAAATGCGGCTTCGCCAATAAATTTCACATCTTCTGCCAGTGTCAGGCTGACGTTTTCCAGTTCACGGAATGCTTCTGTAGTGCCAGTCACAGTATAATTACCGTCACCATTATCTTCAAACGTAAAGTAATCTGTCTGACTGGTATCACACTGTACCTCTACAGGAACATTTGTAGTGGCTTCTACAAGCACAGGTGCTGTATCAGATACAATAGTGTCGCTGTCTGTTACAACAACATCACTTGCAGGAAGGTCTACCGCCCACGCAGTCATCGGCAGTGCCTGTATACACATGACACCAGCCAACAGCAAACCTGCTGCCGTTCGTTTTAATTTCTTCATGTTTCCTTGTCCTTTCAAAATATCTATCTGATTTGCTTTTTTATAAAAGCTGGAGAATGGTGCATCATTTCCAGCGTTTTACCTCAGCTGATTTGTCAGTAAATATGCTGACTTTTTTACTGCTTGTTTTTGATGTCAATGCGAACATTCACATCTGCCTTTGGTTTGTAGACAATTACGCCGTCCTTCTCCAAGCATTCAGCTTCGCCAGCTTTTACAGCTTCGATTGCCTTCATAAGCCAAACCATGTCAATCATACTCCACACTTCCTTTCCAAATAGATTGATTGAATTTCTATGCCTTTTTCCAGTCTCGGCAGCAGGACGTTCTTCACTTCCTGCACAGCCTCTCTTGCCAGCTTTTCAGCCTCTTCCTTTCGTGAGAGCGTATCTGTATGTTTTCCCAGCTTGCTGACAGGAAACGGAACGAGTTCTCCGTTTGTCAACTGTACATTGATAAAGAAAATGTACTGAATCGCCACGCTGTCGAAAATCATGCCTTCCTGAATCTGTTCCTCAAAAGAAAGTGTTTCTCTCCAAGGGAACGATTTTACAAGGCGATATATGCCATATTTCCAATACGATTTCGGGCTGTACGGTTCAAACATGAAAACGCCTTCACTTTCCAGCCGATGCAATTCTGCCCGAACTTTCTTCGGATTCAGACTGCTTCGAGCAGATGCGATTTTCTTGACGGTTTTGTCATCTGCATCGTCTATCAGATAAATCGTGCCGTCTTCATTTCTGGAACAATTCCGGAAAATTTCTGCTGTTACCTGAAAGCAAAACTTGCCGTCACAGCTGTCGTGCATGGCTTCTGTAATATCCAGATAACCGCCGTCCTTCATGGCAACATACTTTCCTTCAAACCAGTTTGATGATTTCTTTTTCATGCTTAACCTCTTATTTGTGTGCTTGTGGGATTTGCGAATGATTGGAGCAGTCAGACAATGTAACGTCCTTTGGAATTTTCATGATATAAGATATATAGCAAATCAATTGAACAATATGATAACTCTTTGCGAACAGCAAAAACCCCTTGTAAGTTATCATTTTGCCGTTGATTATTCGCTCGTCCGCAGGAAATGCCACGTTTTATTTTGCGGAATACAGCTTATGCTTGTCCGAAAAATTCATGAGCCATTCATGAGCCATTTTTTCTGCTTCATCAAACGTGTTGCCTGTTACTTTAAGGAAAATTGCTCGCTTGTGAAGTAGTGTACTCAGCAGAACATTATCTCTGTCTGCATCGTTGCTGACAGTATACCACTGTCCGGATTTACCGAAATACACAATGTATTCTCGCTTTTCCACTCCGTTATCAGAAGTTGTTTCCACAGAAAGAATGTCGTTCTCAAAGATTGGATTGTCGCTCCGGTCTTGAAATCCGGTATACTGGCTCACGGTTTCTCCGCAAACCACATAATCGGTGTCGTCCTTGCCACGAATGAAGTGCTGTACAGACTTTCCGGTTAAAAAGTTCTCCTTGTAATAGTAGCCTTCTACCCATTTTCTGTTGCTTTCTCGCTTTGCCTTAAATAAAATCTCTCTCATGACAGGTCAGCTCCTTTGGTTTCTTATTGCCTTTACCTTACATATACTATTTTATCATATCTGCTGTAAGATATATTGTGCTTTGTCTGTCTGAATCGTAAACCTTTTGTAAATATCGAAATTTACTTGGTTTTCCGTTTGGTACTTTCAAATCCGTATTGGCAATATGTACAAGTGAACTGCAAGAACAACTCTCGCAGCAGTGAAGCCGGAGTATCTGCAAAACCTTTTTCACGGCTCATTTTGTAAAGCGTTCTGGACAGTTCAAACAAATCGCAAGAAGCTTCTGTATCTCCCAGAATCTTTTTTGCCCAAGAAATTTTATTTCCGTCATGTCCTCTGAATGGTTCACACCATTTCAAATAAAACTCTCTGTCATCAATATTCTTTGTGGCGTGGTTATAAATGCTCACCATTCTATTGTATGCCTCGAAGCATAGCTGACTTACCAGAGCGTTCCAGTTATTGTAACTGATAGTTTCTGTGCATTGACGCATCAGCTTATAGATGAAATCGTCCTTCGGGTTCTGAGCTGGAGCAGACTGTTCCTGATTCTTCTGATAAGAGCAGGAATCATCGCTGGCATTCTCAAATGCCATGACCAGTTTCAGGTCATTGCCGTCTTTCCGGTAAAATCCTGTACTGATGCCCTCGCAGTCCAGATAAAGCAGCAGTTCGCACTCAATACCTTTGCCGTTCAGAGATTTTCTCTGATACCACTTGCCACTTTCCAGCTTTACCTTGCTTGTTACTTTACAAATCATACTGTACCTCTTCTTTCTGCTTGTTTTGCTTCGTGATAACTTATCGTCAGATTATTCCAACTGTCCACTATGGGGCAGCCTTTTGGACAACTTCCGATTGTGGTTTCTGTCATCACCGGAGAGATGCACTCTGGATTCCGGCAGAACAACCAATCGTCATATTCACAAGGCTCATCATCAAAATTTATGCCTTTGCAGGCTGCTTCAAGCATTGAGCATCACCTCAGAGATTTTTTCCATATTATCAAATGCGTTGTCAACGACCTCATAGCGAACCGCCAACGTCAGCTTAAACAAGTCATACACTTCCTGTTCTTTGTTTATGCTGACAGCAACCCAGTTTCCAGTAGGCTCGCAGAAATACACAAGAAAGTCGGTGAAATCTTCTGGCTTTTCCGAGTGCCACACACGGAGAATATCGCTTTCAAAGATTCTCCGGACGTTTGCATCATAGAATCCGGTAAATTCGCATAACGTCTCCGGATAGACGTGATAATCTGTATCGCCCTGTCGGATATAACAGCTTTTCTCACCGTCTTTGAAGAAATACCCTTCTACCCACCGTGCATTGCTTGTTCGCTTTGCTCTGAACAAAATTTCTCTCATGGTTACTCCTTTTGGTCAATGAACAATCATTTGTGGGCTGGTTTTTCTTTTAAGTCGCACCAGCGGACGACATACTATGTCAATGATTCGTACTTCGGTATCTTTATCAAATCTCTGTAACTGTTCAATAAGTTCTTTTACTTGTATTTTATAGCACCCTCGTGTTCCAAGCCTCTGTTACTTGTAATTCACAAAGTTCACGCTCATTGTACTGATTATTGTCCAAATTGATTCCAACAACTGGACTTCTTGCATGACATTTCATACATCTTACTGTAACAGAACAATGTTTTTTACCGTAATTAAAAGTACGCTTACTTTCAATCTTTAGTTTTGTGCTACCACAGAACGGACAAGGTTTTAATTTATTTTCACTCATTATTTCACCTCGCAGTTTCTTTGCTATTTCCCTTAGACGTTGCACCATACTATTCTTCAACTATTTCTTTTTCATCATCTTTGGCAACAATTTTATATTTAACTCTCCGCACATCTATTGATTCGGAATCGCCAATGTAAAAAGAATCAAAGACAGTTAAGTCAATCACAATTCTTTCACCAACATAGTTTTCGTCCACGCACATATAAATATGGTCTGTGAAACGATGCTCTCTATCACCATATCTGAATGTAAACGTCTCTCCGTCTTTGATTTCTGAAAATGAAATGTACGCCGAAGGTGGAAAATTCTTATGTTCGCTCATCGTGTTACACCTCTGTATCAAGGACAGATTAGTTGTCAAAGACGTGTTCTTCGCAGTAATCACACCATTCCTTCTTCATGTCAGTGATAGCTTGTTTGTAGTCTTCTCCGTTCAGGATTCGCTCCAACGCCTTCTTTCCGGCAGCGGCTCTCGCATTATTGCTGGAAGAATAAGCGTAGCTCTCAGCTTTCATGTAAGCATTTGCTCTGTGGTACTTCCGCACCAGTTCTTCCAGACTTGCTTCCGGCTTCTTCGGTGCTTTTCCCTCTGCATCATCTTCGATGAAACGGCGGTAAGCAATATAGTATTCCTTCCATGCAATCGAGGCATCTTCCAGCTCCTGCAATCCTTCGATTGCATTCATCTTTTTCAGACGCTCCAGATGCTGTTGTTCTTCGATTGCCTTCTGTTCTTCAATGTAGGCAATGATTTCATCTCTATGTTCTTTGATGTATGCCTTGTCATCTTCGTGTTTCAGGATTTCTCTCCTTACGCAAAGGTTTTTGTTCGGGTTTGCTCTGATAGTGTACTTCTCCACAATTTCCGGAATAGTCATATAAGCTCCTTATCAGTTTTGGATTCCAGTTCTTTCATCAACAGCAAGATAAGAGCGTTGATTTCATCGACAGTTAGCCAGTATATTTCACCGCCATATCCACCCCTTTTCAGCACCTTATCAGCCAGCGTGTCTATGTGTACTTGCAGAAAGTATTCCCTCAATGAAAAGCGGTTGTCCCACGCTTTCTGCACAATCTTTTGCATTTGCTGATTGTGTTCTGCCATGAAGCATATCTGCATTTTTCGTTGCATTTACTTACACGTCCTCTCAGTTGTCCCAAACGGTCTTATCACAATAATCTTTCCATTCCTGCTCCATGTCTGTGATAACTTGCTGATAGTCTTCACCGTTCAGGATTCTCTTCGCAGCCTTTCGCCCGATAGCAGCTTTGTGATAGTTGCTGGCAAAAGAAAACGCCTCGGCATTCAGGTAAGCATTGGTTCTCGGATATTTCTGAACCAGCTCTTTTAGGTTGGCTTCTGGCTTTTTGGGTGCTTTTCCCTCAGCTCCACGCTCAATAAATCTGTTATACCAGTAATAGTAATATTCCCACGCATCTTTTGCATCTTCCAGCTCACGCAAACCTTCCAGTGCATTCAGTTTTGCCTGTTGTTCCTCAGCTTCACGCTTCATGCTTTCTTCATGTTCTTTCAGATAGTCAACGATTTCTGTCTTGTGACTTCTCACGAAGTCAAGATGCTCCTGATTCTCTGTAACGCTTCTGTTAAGGAAAATCCTATCGTTATTTTCTATTCTGTGAATTTGATATATCTCAACAGCTTTTTCGATTGTCAGCATATTAACCACTCCTTTGGCTTCTGCTTGTCTTTGCCTTACATATACTATTATATAGTATCTACTGTAAGATATATTGCAGTTTGTTTTGCTAACCTGTAAACCTTTTGTAAAGGTTGAAAAATGCAAAAATCAGCCCATACCACAGTACAGACTGACTTCTGCTTTACGCTTCCTTGATTCCCTTCTTGATTTTGACAAGCATCGAAAGATGAGCAAGAAAATCTTCATTGTTTGGCACTACAAGAAAACGGCACATGAAATTTGACAGCTTCAAAGTATGCAGAGTATTTGTTTCATCATCAACAAAAATGCAGTTCTTCGGCTCTTCATGTACCATTTCCTGCAACAGCTTGTGGGACAGTTCTTCTGGAACTGCACTGCTGCCACCAGCAGAGAACAGAAAGATAATCTCTGCCATGAGTTTTGCTGCCTGCATTGTTATCGCTACAGAACTGGTTTCCTTCATGCCGTAGTTGAATCTTGCAACGCAGATAGCTTCGGGAATGCCTGCCAGAGAGATGTACACGCCTGCACTGTGTGCTTCCTGCTTGGCATATACCTCAGCGATTGAATTGCCGTTGATGTACCGGACAACTTTATTGCTTTCTTCAACGATACGATTCACTTTAGTCATTGTTTCTCCCTTTTCTTCGCTCATAAAGTTCTGCCTTATACACGATTTCCTCAGCCGTATAATTGTCAAATACGGAGTGAATATCGCCGTCTTCTCCGGTGTCGAATGCGTCAGCAAATCTGCTGTCAAAGCAGCCGTCTTTCAGCCACTGAACCAGTTCAATACTGGTCATTGGAGTATTCTTCACTTTTTGTCCCTCTTTTCTCGTTTGTCTGCCAAAATCAGCTCCACAATCAAATTCGCAAAGAACACGAATACAATGATGCCGATTACCAGCAGAACAGCTCCGGCTTTACTCATCAGGTACACTCCTTTTTTATTGCGGACAATATACCAGTTTGTTTTCTCTTTTATTCCAGTACCAGTTTTCGCATTCTGCCGGAAAGCCTTTCTCATAGTGTGCATAAGCATACTGCTCTATGGCAGTATGGATTGCTCTGTCAGGAACAGCGTTCAGAACAGCCATGCGATAACTCTGGGTATTATCCCACACAAAGATTGTCACCTTTTTTATTTCTGCTTTTTGATACGTTACATTTGCTCCTGCAACTTCAAAGTGCCACCGCTTGCAGTCACGGCAGATAGTCAGTTCATTGGTTTCTTTCACATAATAGTGATATTCTTTCGGTAAACTCGCAAAAGCAAGCTGAAAGCGTTTCTTTTTCACTATCTGATTTTTCATGCCAAGTCCTTTTCTTCTGGAGAACTTGCATTGAACTCTGCTACTCGCAGGAGCTTCTTTGCAATTTCATAGTCCTGCTCCCAGACGCTCTTCTGAATTGGCTGCACGTCCATAACGCCAAGCAAAGCCAGTAATTTCTTCCAGAGGTCTGCTTCTGCGACAGGTCTGCCTTGTTCCGTTTCCCAGCCATTGTTCTGCCACTGCTGATACCGTTTCTGAATCAACACATTTCTGACATATCCGCAATTGATGTACAAAGAGACCTTTGAACCGGATTCGACTGATTCAGAAAGTGTGCGGTTCAGAGCTGCCAGTGTTGCTGTCCGCAGCATTTCTGCCTGATTACCGTCTTTCTTTCCGAATGTAAAAGTAGTTATCATTCCGCAACAACCAATTGCTCTGTCCAGCAGATACACGCTGGAGCAGGCTTTTGAAGATGCACAGTTCCAGACGCTTTCTACATAGATGTCATAGTGTCTCTGTGTCATGCAATTGCACACTCCTTTTCCAGCTCCTGAGCAGGCTTCTTTGCCAAAATCTCATCGCAGGAACGCTCACGCTGATACTTCTTGTCCAGTTCTTCCAGCTTGGCAGCAAGCTGTTCCTTTGTGAAATTCATGAAATAATGTTCTTTCGTCATTTGCTATCTTCTCCTTTTAACAACATAATAAAAGCCCTCTGTTTCATCAGAAGGCTGTTGGTGTCCCCAATCGGGCTTTCACCGATACGCTTGCGGTGCATTCACCAAACCGCTTGTTCTACTTAAACTACAGGGACGCAGTAAGGAAACGCTATGGCGAACGCTTCCTCGTTATGAATTGACTGTTGCAAAGCAAACGGAGATACTTTGCAAATGGTGTCTGAGGCAGGATTTGCACCAGCATCATTCGCATTGAAAATAATTTCAACTGCAATGATTTACTCGAACTCAGGCATTGAGGGAGAGACAAAATCAAGGAGATAAAGAAAAACTCTCCCTCGTGATAAGGTATATGGTTTGTTATGACGCTGTTGGTGTCTGAGGCAGGACTTGCACCCACATTCTGTATCGTTTATCACTACATAGCTTCTCTCTGGTGTTGCAAATGGCTTTTTGCTCCAGCTACAGTGTTTTACTTAAACTACTCAGACACAAGACGGAGAAATGGATAAACTCCGTCTTGCAAATTTATAATAAGGAGATGATACGCACCACAAAGTCAAATGGGTAAAACATTGTGATACGCTGAGGATTGTTGTGCCAAATCGCAGGAGCGACCTGCTTTTCGGCATATGACAGGCTTTCACTGTCTCGCTGTGATTTCCACACATAAAAATAAGGAGTAAGCCCCATGGTGGGGTTGAAGAAAAATAATATAGGGGTAATGGGAAAAAATAAAAATGTTTCAGTACGCAGTTTTCACCGCAATACCATTGGGAAAAAATAGAGGAATGTGTAAGGTAGCGTTCCTTACATTGTTTATTATAGCACAATGGTGTACGAATGTCAAGTGTTTTTGTGGATTTACTCTGTAAATTATCCGTTACAAAAACTGTTGAATCTTGTGGATAACGCACAAATACGCATTATTCCCCATTCAATTTCAGCTCTTTGCGAATCACGCCAGTGATGGTCGTGTGCTGGGCTTTTGCCATTTCGCACAGTTTCGCATACTCTTCGTTTGTGAACAGCAGGGACAGTCTTTTTCTGGAAGCAACATACTTCTTCTGTGCCTTTTTCGCTGCTATTGTCTTCGGCATCTGATGATACTCCTTTCGCATAGATTTATCACCTTTTATCTGATTTATTCTGGTAAGCGGATAATGTTGTGATATACCATTGTGTGCTTGTTGTCACTCATAACTATATCATCATGATAATGTCCGCAGAACCATTGCTGATAGGAAAGCTTTTGTTCGATTTTCTGAAAGAAGTCTGACAGCTGGTTTGTTTTATATTGCCAGCCAAATTCCGCATATAAGAAAAACAGCTGTTTCAGAACGTCATTGCAAATCGTGTGTGTCAAAACGTAGTCCACGTTCCAGTTTGCCTGCTCCAGCGTCTGTATCGCATGAGCCATTTCTTCATCTGACGGCATTTCCTCTTTCCACCAAGAAAGTCCTTCTTTGCGGAACACCTTGTCTGTGCTTTCTGCACCGCCCATTGCAAAGAAAGTCTTTCCTTGCAAATTGAAGATTTCTCCACGACAAAGATGAATGACATGAGGCGTGATTTTCTGCACCACACCGCTATTCCACTGCTCTTTCGGATATTTCCGGAGCAGGTCGAAATTCTCGTGGTTTCCATCTATCCAAAGCGTTGTCCACGGCTTATTCTCCAGCCACTCCAACCAATACCTGTCACAAGCATCATCGTTCCACACAACGCCGAAATCTCCGCAGATAATGACATAATCATCTCGTGTTAAGCCTTTTTGTTCCGGAAAACCGATTGTGTTCAGCTTGTGAATGTCGTGTTCTCCATGCGTATCGCCAGTTACAAAAATCATAAGTCACACCTCTCTTATCTTACCATGTGCAAAAGCCATTGCACTTGTCTTTCTTTGGACAATACAGACACTTATGCTTTTTCTGTGTCTGTGTCACTTCTTCCCAAGTCGGGAAAGTATAGTCCTGTATCTTTTCAAAGCTATGTATATCTCGGATAGAAAAATCGTAAGAGCCGTTTTTTCTCCGATAGAGATATGGCTCGCCTTTGATGCGGAACTTATCTCCTTTTTTCATGGAAAATTGCATCAGGTCAAGCATCTTGCACCCTCGGAATATCCACAGGTGATGCTCTCGCCCTACAAAAGGCTGTCCGTCTTTTTGTACGCCCTCTACCCGAATGTATCGGAACAAGTACCCAGAGCCTTGCTTGCGGTCGAACATACCGTATATGGTAGCCCCAAGCCCAACGAAAGCTTCTTCCAGATATTTGCGACTGTAGCCTTGCTTGTAGTTCTTTTTCATAATACAGCGTCCTTATTCTTTGTTCCAAGCGTCTTCAAATTCGCCTTTATGAATCCAATGCACACCTGTTACATAGTTTTCTCTGTCCATACAGCATCTGTTGTATGAGCAGTCTGCACAAGGCGAATATTTTGAATCCGGTGTTGTCGCATGGCAAAGGTCTTTCATCAGCTTTTCAATTTCATCGACAGCTGTTTTCAGCATACCTTGCATCTTCTTCATATCGTCTATTGCTTGAATCGCACTACGCAGGGTTTCCTCATCAGCATCAGTTACATAGCAAACAGCACAATCGGTAGCTGTGGCTTCTTCAAGAATATCCTGCAATGCCTTTCGTGTATCAGTTAGTGTCATGACAGACCAACTCCTTCACCAGTTTCTTTTCTTCCTTTGAAAAAACCGTTAAAGCGAAAATGCTCACAGCAAATAATAACAATGCCGAAGCAATCGCCATATGCCAAACGCTTTTTTCGCCGTCTTCAATCAGCTTCTTCTGAATTGCTGTTGTATCATAATTTTCGTCACTGGTCAAAATCGTTCTTTCACCGTCCGGAGTTTTATCCAACTGACATTGAATCAGAATCGCCTGTTCCGGCTTTTTGGAAAACATCTCTTTTGATACATCAGCCGTTACCGTTTCATCACGGCTTACTTGTACTTCTGCCTG